TACAACAACAGTCAATCAAACAAACTTAGATGTATCAGATAATATCATAGGTTTAAATAGAGGTGCTTCATCTAATGCAAATGACTCAGGTTTAATTATAGAAAGAGGAAGCACAGGAGACAATGCAGCATTCTTATGGGATGAGACAGCTGATAAGTTTATATTTGGTACAACTACAGCTACACCAGCAAGCACTGGTAATGTAAGTTTCACAGCAGCAGCTTTTGGTGGTAAAGGTCTATGGACTACAACATCAGCTGTAACACATTGGGGACCTGGAGTAGATGGAACTGCTTATGGTACTCTAACTTGGGACACTGGTTATGCAGCAGTTCATGCCAATGGTTCAAATGTACTAAGACTAGGTAGTGGTAGTGATACAGATGCTGTTATAATTGATGGCAGTGACATGAGTGTTGCAGGTAGTGCAACTTTTGGAGGAGGAATAACTGCAAGTGGAAATACCGAAATTACTGGTGATACTTCATCACCACATACTGATAATGCTTTTGTTGTCAAGAGAGGTAGCAATGGTGATGTTGTTTTAAGAGTTCAGAATAGCGGTGAGGTTGTAGTACAAAATAATTATTTTTATGCTGCTGGTTCAGGAGTGTCAATGTATGTACAAAACACAGCAGTATTTAGAGGTTCTATTATGAATGACAGTGCTGATGCTCCTGTAAGAATCAATGATACTTTAAAGGTTGATGATGATGCAAATATTCATGGAAATCTTTATTTACATAATGTAGATACTAATACAAGCTCTGAAACATCAGCATTATTTGTAAACGGATCTACAAAGGAAGTTGAAAAAAGAGAACTTGGTACAGGTGCTTTTGCAGATGTTGATACTACATATAACTTTAACATGAGTACACAGTTATCTGCAAATACATGGACAGATACAGGTATTGATAGTAGTGATATGGTAACAGGCACATATATAATGCAGGCTGAAGTTTCTGATTATAGTCTTGGTGGTGGACATTACAGTGAATTTTATTCTGCTACAATGAGTTTTTATGGATCAGGTACAAACCAAACAGGTGATTCTGCTGCTGATGAGATTCCTATTCATAGAGCAGGTCATGCACCTAATAATGGTGATATACAGTTTAGAACACTTAGAGGATCCTCTGCTAATTTAAAACTTCAAGTAAAACATAATTTAAGTTATAGTGCTGCACCAGATCAAACTACAGGTAAAACATTTAAGTTTAAATTTAGAAAAATGATATAATTATGGCTATAAGATTTGATCAAATACAATTATCTGATGATGGAAATCATTTACGTCCTACCATAGACGGTGATAACGGATATCTAACTATTAGAACTACTGGTGGTAAATTACAAATTGGACCAGGCAATAGTACCTTTTCACATTTCTATACGGATAGAGGTTCTTATTATTTTAATACTGCAACTGTTAATTTTGATGGTAATATACAAGGATATGGTGGTGATGAAACCATATCAAATTTTTATTCAATAACAACAGGCATATTTTACGATAAAGATAATACTAACTATTTTGTAGATCCTAATAGTGTAAGTTATATGAATAGGTTACTACTAGAAAATGCTAGAATTAGTTCAAATGAGGAATGGCCTGTTGGACACTATACAGGTGGTAAAGAAATATGGTCACTTGATCCAACTTGGACAGATGACCAAATTCAACAATACTTTGGTAGTTCTAACGTGGAGTGGTTAGAAGATTCAAATGCTCCTGGTGGTTGGGCTATAAAAATTACTGGAGCTGTAAATGTTGGTGGATTATATGACTCTGGTTTTCCATATATACCAATAGAAGAAGATGCTATATACTATATGGAATGTTATATCAGAGGTTCTGATTCTTCCACACAAGTTAGACACTATATGGGTAGTCAAGATTTTACGGAATCATTTGGAGCACCATCATCAGGATCAGGTAACCCAGGAAGTTTTGGATATTGGGTAATGTCTAACACAGCAACAAATGGTAGTAGTTATGCAAAAGTTCATGGTATAATTAGAGGGCATCATGATAACACAACAGGACGTTTTGAGACAGGTGCAAAATATTGGACACCTCAAGCACTATTTAATTATTCACATCAAGCTGGAACTAGAGCTTGTGTAATATCTGGATGGAAAGTAATTAAAATATCATCACAAGAATATTTTGCAGATGGAACTTCTTCTGTTCCAAGTATATCATTTGCAGAAGATAAAGATGTTGGTCTGTATAGACCAGGTAGTAATCAATTAGGTTTTGTTGTTGGCGGTGGTCAAAGATTGAGTATGAGTACTACAAATGCATCTTTTTCTGTTAATGTAATGCCGTCAGCAGAAAATTCTTATAATATTGGTAGTTCATCTTTAAGATGGGAAGACTTATATGTAGATGATGGGTATATTAGAGATGTCTATGTAGATAACTATGTACGTCACAATGGAGATCCAGATACTTATTTTGGGTTTAATGGACAAGATCAATGGAAATTACACTTAGGTGGTGGTGATAGACTTATAGTAACTACTAGTCAATTTGAAAGTAACTTAGGCATAAAAGCACCTGTTTATTATGATAATAATACAGCTTATTATGCAGATTTAGGTAGTAGTTCTATAGCATTAAATATAAATGGTATTATAGATCAAAACTTTGAACAATCTAACTTAAACACGGCATGGACAACACCAGGTAATAGTTTTGCTGAAGGATTTATAGTTGGTAGATACCAATCAACTGCAAGTAATGTACCTAGTAATAATGATAATGCTAACTGGTTTATGAATATATATTCACATTCTACAGGAGGTACAGCATCATACGGTATACAGTTAGCTGGATCAAATGCAAATAGTGGAGAAAATGCTTTATCATTAAGAAACGTAAGTAATGGTAGCTTTGGGTCTTGGAGAAAAGTATATCACGAAGGACACAAACCAACTTATGCAGAGCTTGGTAGTATGGCTTATAGCAACCTTACAGGTACACCTACAATACCTTCAAGTTCTTCTTTTGTGGATCTGTCATCAAATCAAACTGTAGGTGGAAATAAACTATTTACAGGAAATACTACTTTCCGTAAAGGTGCAAGTGATCAAAACAATACTTCTGATACAGGATCTATACCTAGTACAACTGGTGCAGAAATGCTTAGACTTGAAGGTGGATATACAAATGGTCAATATACACATGAAATTGCTAAAATAGATAGAGGAGGTAACTTACCTTTATATATAAGAGAGTCAAAAAGTAGTGCAAATAGTTTTACAAACCTAGTAAGATTTGGTAACCATAGTAACTCTCAAAAAGAGTTTCAGGTATTTGGTGATGCCCAAGCAACTAGTTACTATTCAACCGGATCTATAACAGGAACAATCTTTTATGATACAGATAACAGTGGTAGATATGTAGATCCAGGTAGTACTGGTGACTCAACTTATCTTAGAGGTTATATAAGAAGTACTAAATACAAAAGATTTGCAAACACGTTTGATTCTGAACTTCCATCAGCAATGCCTATGATTGGTGGTAGTGATTCTTCAATAGGTAGAGGATATGCTACAGTTGGATTTGACACAAACGGTAGATTAGCAATTTATGAAAGAGTATATACTATCAAAATATCTGGTAGCGGTTGGTTAAATAGAAATACTAACCCAATACCTATATTCCCACCAAGCGGTAACCATTTTGTGGTTGTAGAAGATTTTGTTGTCTATATAGATTATGAAACAAGAACAGGAATTAGCACTAGTGGTATTGCTAGACTTAATGATACAAATGCATATACAGTTGGCTTTTATGAAAATGCACAATCTGGAAATAGTCCTGGTAGTGGGCAATTTTACACACTAGGTGTGATGCCTCAGCAGTTTGTTAGAAATGCTACAACAGATCAAGGTTACTATAGAGATGTACCGGTTCATCAATCAAAATTACTACCTAATAGAGGATTATTTTTAAGAACAGCTAGAGATTGTACTAGTACAAGTAACGCTCCAGGTGGTACACATTACGTACAAATTAAATACAGAATTATAAATACTTCTTCAGAAATGGAAAGTGATGTTGATTATAATGTTAATTATGCAGGTACAACCAGTAATAGAACAGCTCCTCTACATGATGTAGATGGTAGCTTTATATCTTATTAAGTTTATTTTATAATTTATTTTTTGTATATTTAATTATATATTAGTTAAACTTAAAAAAAAATATTATGGCTATATCATATGAATGGAAGATCACGGCTTTGAAAAAAGCACCTTCACTAGACGGATTGTCAGATGTGATTACACACGTTAATTTTGAATACAAAGGCTCAGATGATTCTACTGATCCAGCAACAGAAGGAGTATTTTATGGTGCATGTCCTGTAGGACCAGCAGACAAAGATAATTTTGTAGCTCTTGCTGACCTTAAAGAATCTGATGTTATTGAGTGGGCAAAAGCAAACCACCCTGTAGAACACATGCAAGATGTAATTCAAAAAGCAATAGAAGAAAAATTGACACCTAAAAATGTTGAAGTAGAGGCTCTGCCTTGGGTAGAGGAAGAAGAAGAGTCCTCAGAAGAATAATTTGTGAAATAAAAAAATATCTAGTATATTTGAAAAATTAAATTTAATATTATGGCAGAAGAAAAACCAATTGTAGAAACTGTACCTGTAACTGAAGAAACTAAAAAAGTATCTGAGGCAGAATTAAAAGAGATTCAGACTTTGAATCAAACAATGCAACAGATAACTATGGCTATAGGACAAACTTTTATATCAAGCTATAGAATGCTCAAAGACTTTGAGGGTGAGCAAACCAAACTAAATGATCTATCTAAGAAATTAGAAGACATCTATGGTAAGGTTAACATCAATATCAATGATGGTACTGTTACCCCTATAAAAGAAGAAGAGCAACCTAAAGATTAAGTATACATAGATATTTTAAAAAACTATAATAAATCAAATTGCTTGTTTGATTTAGCAAAGTTTTGTATATTATACATATACATGTGATATAGTATACTGAAAAAAAAGATATCTATGATTCCAACTAGTTCAAGCTCAGATTCAAACGGATGTAATAATATATCCTCTAACTGCGTTATTTGGCAAGGTCCAGACATTTCTTGTATTAACTTATGTAATGGTGATACAGTAAGTGACGTAGTAGCAGCATTAGCAGAAAAATTATGTGAACTTACTGCAGGTATAAGCAATGAGCCTGATCTTACAGGATTTGATTTAAAATGTGCTTTACCTTCAGGAGCAACTCCAACTACATTAGTAGAAAACTTACAAGCTATTATAACATATATATGTAGTCTACCTACAGATACAGGTACTCCATATACAGAACCTAATATAAATTTATGTGACGCATTACAGTATTCAGATGCTAATGGTAATGTAGTAACATCACTACCATTAAGTCAATATGCAGAATTAGTTGGTGGCAAAGTATGTAATATAATTGCTACTATTACTACTATTCAAACTCAATTATCATCTATAGATAGTAGAGTAACAGTACTAGAAAGCTTTTTTCCATTACCAACAGCTACTGAAGTACAGATTATACCTAAGTGTGTAACATCTACAGTTGGTCAACTAACTGATTTATCTATTGTTGTAGCAGCACTAGAAACTGCTTTTTGTGATTTACAAACGGCAACAGGTACTCCTACTATCATAGGTAATGCTGTTTCACAACAGGCTATTACAAATAATAATAATTTACTTAGTCAACCATCTCAAACCTATTCTGCACAAACAGGGTGGAAACCATCACCTGTTAATATGGCTAACTCTTTACAAAATGCATGGATAGTAATTAAAGATCTTTATGATGCTGTAGCAACAATACAAACAAATTGTTGTCCTGGGGCTTGTGAAGATTTGAATTTCCAATTTTCTATTACACAACAGCTAGGACCAAACGGTATAGCTACTGCTTTAGTTCTTGATTTTTCAGGATCTACAATACCAGCAGGATTTGCAGATACAGGAGGTAGTACAGTAATAACAGTTAATGATCAAGATTCAACAACAAACCCAGTAACAACAAGCTCCAACATAACTAGTGATATACAAAATGGTGCTAATGTAACTATTAATGTGACAAGTTTAAGTGCAGCACAGACTCTAACAGTTAGTATTCCTTCATCCTTTACTAATGCTACTAGTGGTGCAGTTTGTGAGCAAGTTGTAACACAAACAAGTAAAGGCAGTTTGCCTTGTCCATCAGATACTGCAGCAAGTAGTATTACATCATCAGGCTTTACTGTATCATTTACTAATGGATTAGGTTCAAGTGCAAGCTATCAAATTAAATTATATGAGATAGTAGGTGGTGTAACTCAGACGGCTGTAGCAGCTGACTCAGGTAACATAACTAGTCCAGGATCAACTGTTTCACATGCTTTTACAGGACTTACTGCAAATCAAAATTATGCTATTAGAGTATTTGTAACATTCCAAGGTGAAACAAAAGAATGTACTGATGTAGTTGGAAAAACAGAAGATGCAGCTCCACCGTGTAATGAAGGTATAGATATTGCATTCTTATTTGACTATACAAGTAGTATGCAGAGTTTTATCAGTACAGCTCAAACTAGTGTAGCAGGTATTATTAGTGATATAAAAACAGCATCAGGACATCCTACATATACATATAGATTGGCTTTAGCAACATTTGATGAATATGTAGGTACAGGAACTGGTAATACTGGTCAAGCTTCAAATTATTCTACTAACTCAGAATATACAGGCTTACCTGCTGCACAAAAAGAAATTAATGTTAATACTGTAGCTAACAGAACGCAATATTATACATGTTGGGAAGATTTTGCTGATAATAATGAAACAGAATTTACTACTCAATTAAACAAATTAGCAAGCAGTTCTGGAGTACCAATTGGTAGCGGAGCAAGTTTTCCAGAACCTGGTGGAGAACTATTAAGTAGAGTTATTAATACTGGTTTTTGTGGAAACTTTAGACCTAGTGTAGCTAAAATTATGGTTATTATAACAGATGATAAACCAGGAGGAGATGATGATACTGCTAATGTTACTGATATTAACTTCTTCAATCAACTATCTCAACAATGTCAAAATGCAGGTATTAAAGTAATTGTATTAGGTTCTGGTGTAGATAAAAGTATTTCTAATGGTGGAGTTAATGTATTCCCATACAGAGATCTAGCTACACAAACAGGTGGTGCATACAACAATACATTTAATGCAGCTAATATAACAGCTGCTATAACTAACGCATGTGGATAAAATAAAAATTAAAAACTATGGCAAACTGTTCAAATTGTAATGATAATGTAAATAGATGCGGATGCGGAGATAAGGCTAAGTCTAATCCTTGCACATACACAAACTGTAGTGTAGGTAATGAAAGATGTCATGAAGTCCAAGATGCTGCATGTGTTACATACGGTGGTCACAGCTTTACTATAGGTGATACAAATGCATTACTTGCTGTTGATCAAGGAGAAAGACTTGATTCTATAATACAGAAGTTTGCTAATATGATTACTAATGGGTTAGGTGCTTGTAATAGTGATGATGTAAATCACAATCCATTTAATGTATATTTATCAGGAATTACAAAAGACGAAGTCACAGTTGTATGGAATGGTATATCAAATACAAGTAGTGGTACTAATGTATACTTTGATACACAAAGCTCATCATCAGGATGGACATTAGTAAATGCTAGTCCAATACCTCTTACAACATTTACACAAAAGATAACAGGACTAGCTGCAAATACAGCATACAAAGTAAAAGTTGAAACTTCTTCAGCACCTTCAGGATGTAAGGTTATGGAAGTTTTATTTAAGACTCTTGCTTCATAAAAATACAACATTGTGATGGTTTGTTGGTTTTCTATTACAAACGTTGGAGGGGCCGCATACAAGCGGCCTCTTTTGTTTTCTGAAATATTTTACATATATTTAACAAATTTAAAACAACATGTCTTACTTAAAAAATAAAATAAAAGAGACATTAAAATGGAAAAAGAATCCAAAATATGTCTCAGAGAAGTTAGGAATACCATTAAAAAAATACAAAGAACTCAAAAAAGAAATACTTACTGAAAGAAAGAGAATAAAGAAGAAGGCAAAGTTTTTTGAAACAGCAGAAAAAAGCTCTCAACTTGTTGAGTCAATAGATTTAGAAAAAGGTGAGGGTAAAATATCAGGTACATTTAACTATGAACCTAAAACTCCAGAAGAGATTATTGAGCTACTGAAGATAGACACTAAGAAGTGGAAGCTGTCTCAGTATTGGAATAAACAGATGGGTGATCACTGGAGGGTATCTGCTCTTGTAACCAAACTTAAAACACAAGAAGAAGATCTACTTGCAGATATTTTAAATAACTGGAAGCCAAAAAAATTCAAAGTTCCAAAGTCTAATCTACCTAAGTTAAAGAAAGATAAAGAAAAAGTTTGTGGCATCTTATCTTTACAAGATATACATTTTGGTAAAGAAGGTAATGAAACTATAGATAAAGACTTTGAAGATACTATGATAAATCTTTTATCTAGAGCAACTGCTAGTCACTACATAGAGAACTTATACTTTATTGTTGGAGGAGATCTTTTGAATATGGATACGTTCTGGGGTCAGACTACTAAAGGAACGCACGTAGATAACTGTATAACAGCTACTAAGGCATATGAGCAAGCTTTTGATGCAATGCACTGGGCTATTAATTATTGTAAAGCTTTTTGTAAGACTCTTACTGTAGTTTATATTCCAGGTAATCATGATAGATTATCTTCATTTCATTTAGCACATGCTTTAGGTAAATCTATTGAGTCAAAAGATATAGTGTGGGATCTAGACTATTTAGAAAGAAAAGTTCATGTATGGCATAACAACTTTAATGCTTTTGAACATGGAGATAAATATTCTAAGAATACACCTTTGATCTATGCATCTGAATACCCAAGTGAATGGGGTGATACTAAAAACAGAACCTTATTTACAGGTCATTATCATCAGGAAAGGAAAGTAGAATATATAACAACTGCTGAGACAAGTGGGTTTGTACATAAGACATTACCAAGCCTTTGTAGATCAGATTATTGGCATTATTCTAAAAAGTTTACTGGCAACAGAAGATCCGGTAAAATAGAACTTCAGCATCCTGTTATGGGAAATATATGTGAATTAACTTATCAAGCAATGTAAAGAGCACCTCTGAAACTTTTTTTAGTGGTGTTTTTTTTGTAAATTATAATTGTACTATGATCAATAATTTTAAGAAACCTAATCTTAAAGGTCCTAGATATAGAGAAAAAAGATTAGGATTGTTAAATAAAAAGACTATATCAGAGTTTAAAGATAAAAAACCTTTATATTCTAGTATAGATGATTCAAAGTTCAAAAGAATAATTAAACTGTATAATAATAATCTGTGGAATGGAGTAATAGAAAATAGAGATGGTGTTGAACTTCCTGACTCACTTGGATTTTTATTTATAGGAACTTGTCCAACATTGAAGACAGTAAATACAAATTATCAACTGTCAAGTCAATATGGTAAAGTCATCCAAAATAAAAACTGGGAGACAGATGGTAAGATTGCTAAAATATTCTATACAAACTATACAACAAAATACAGATTTAGAAACAGAGAATTATGGGGATTTGTAGCGTGTAGAGATTTTAAAAGAAGTGTAGCTCGTGAGTATCCAAAGAACTGGAACAAATATCCAGTGATGAAAAACAAATACAGAGTTGCTTTTCTATATAAAGAAGAACAAGGTACAGAAAACAAATTAGACGTATAACAATTATAATAAAACAATTATGGCAACATTAAGCGCAAAATTAACTTTATCCAGTACTGATCTTACTTCTGATGCATTAAATATGACAGTCTCAGATGCAATAACTATTAGCAAAGCTGTAGAATTAAAAAGAATTACATTAAGCACTACATCAGTTACTATTGTAGGAGCAGCTAGTTATACTAAAGCATTTGTATTTGTAAAAAATATGGACAGTGCTATTAGTATCAAATTAGTAAAAGATGAAGGAGGAGACGAATATATGGATTTAGGTCCAGGAGAGTTTGGATTTTTTCCTTGGTCAACTGCAGTAGATCTTAGAGCAGACGCAGCATCAGGCACACCAATATTAGAGGTGGGTATATTTGAAGTTTAAAAAATATTATTATGGCAACAATAGCAGACGTGATATCTAGAATTAGAGGTCAGGCAAAAGCTGAAGTACAAGATGCTTTTGTTACAGATAGATATATCTATAGCCTTGTTATCAAAAGTGCACAGCTGCTGATGAGAAGACAAGACCATGCTAATAAGTTAATGAAATTTAACTCAGTATGGAAAGCTCTACCTTTTGTAGAAATGATAGAGGTAGATAAGATTGAGGCAGGTTGTACAGGCATTCAAAGTGGTTGTACATTTATGCGTACTAAGAAAAAGTTACCTGAAATGATAGAAGGATATTGGGGTCCACTAATTAGAACAGTTAGTTCTATTGATGGCTCAATTGAATTACAACCTACATATCCAGGTACATATGTATCAATGACTAAAACAACGTCATTCAGATACAATAAGAAAAAATACTTTTGGTATTTAGATGGTTATATATATTCCCCAAACATAGATTGGGAAGCAATTAAAGTAGAAGCTGTGTTCAATGATGACATATCATCATACACATGTGAGAAAACAGATGATTGTGTACCAAGATATAAACAAGAAATATATATACCAGAATCATTATTTCCTGAAATAGAACAACAAGTTCTGATTTCAATGACAAACACAATGAAATTACCAGAAGATGTAAATGATGATAAACGTAATTTAAATAGATAATTATGGCAGTATCACATAAATATAGAACATTTGATCAGCTATTAGAAGATGTAATGGTTGATTTCCAAACATATGCTTTGGAAGGTATGATTGAGCCAGCACAGTTAATTAAGGTTGCTACTAGAGTTAACTATGATTTGGGTTTGAGAATACATAGAACTAAAGAAATAGTACTTGATATAGAACATGGTAAAGCAAAGTTACCAAATGATTTTGCTTACTTAAATTATATATTCAAATGTGGTGAGTACAAACTAGGTGACAGAATGCCTGCAGGAACAACTGTAGAGACATTTAATGATGTTCCTTATGTACCAGCACCAAATGAAAAAGAACCATGCAGCAAAGATGATGATTGTAGTGAGACATGTGTAATACAAACTTGTGATAAAACTAAGAAGCATCAATTAGTTCAAATAATAGGTCCTAGTAAGTATAGGACTTTTACAGCATTTATGCCTCTTAGAATTAAAAATATAAATGATAAAGTTTGTTCAACATGTGTTGATGTAGGATTGCAAGCTTCTGATATAGCAGAAATAAAAGATGGTTTTGTTTTAACAACATTTGACACAGGTCATGTTTATATAAGTTATCAAGGAGCTATGGAAGATAATAATGGTAACTTACTAGTTCTTGATCAACCATATTGTAATGAATATTATGAGTATGCATTAAAACAAAGAATATTAGAGAACATGATTTTTGCTGGTGAAAATGTTGCACAGCAACTTGGTCTAATTGAAGGAAGGTTAAGAGCTGCTAGAAATAATGCATTAACTTTTGTCAATACGCCTAATTTTGCTGAAATGGAGAAAGTGTGGTGGCTTAATAGAAAAGCACAATACCATAACTACTACAATATGTTTAAATGCTAAATAAGAGCTAACTATGGCAAAGAAACAACCTGCAAGAAGACAGCCTGCAAGGAGCAGTAGAGTACCACAGGCAGGCACTCAGTCATTTAGTAAGGGGATGATTAAAGACATTCATGAGTCTATTCAGCCCACTACTAACTGGACGCATGCACGTAATGTTGCAAATCATTCTTCTGATGGTGATCTTGGTGTTATAGGTAATGAACCAGCAAATTTAAGATGTGCTGAGGTACCATACACAATAATAGGATGTATTCATAAATATGGTGATGAGTGGATAATATACTCTACAGATAATAGTAATTCTGAAATAGGATTATTTGATGACAGCAAATGTGAATATACAACTTTAGTAAGTGCTCCGTGTTTAAACTTTAAGACTTCACATTTAATAACTGGTGCTTCAAAAGAAAACTATGACTGCTCTTGGCAAGTATACTGGGATGATGGTTTAAATCCTTCACGTACATTAAATTTAGATGATATACCAAGATTACAAGTAGAGACTACTGCGCCAGGTGATGATTGTGTTACATTTATTGATGATCCTTCAACATGTTTTAATCTAGATTGTGAAAGATTAAGATTAGCTCCTCTAGTTACTGTTCCGTGTTTAAAACTAAGTCAAGCTGAAGATGGTGGACAATTAAGAAATGGTACATATCAAGCATATGCTGCTTATGTAGTTAATGAACAAAGAGTCACTGACTACATGGGTATTTCTAATTTACAATCACTTTGGGATCATAAAGGTACAGGTGGTTCTTTAAATATAGAACTATCTAATCTAGACAGAGAAGAGTTTGAATATTTTGAATTAGTAATACTTAGTAACAATCAAAACAATCAGGTTGCAAAAAAAATAGGAATATATAGCACAGACACAAGTAGTATATCTATTGACTTTATAGATCAAGCATTACCAGTGGTACCATTAGAAATAATACCACTTAGGAATCCTGCTTATGAAAAGTCAGATGCAATGTTTGTTGTTAATGATTATCTAATAAGAAAAGGACCTACAACGCAGTTTGATTTTAACTATCAACCAAAAGCTAATAAAATTATATCTAAGTGGGTTGTAAAAGAATATCCTGCTAACTATTATCATAAAGGAGGTAATGCTGTAGGTTTTATGAGAGACGAACAATATGCATTTTTTATAAGATGGATATATAACACAGGAGAAAAGTCAGCATCATACCATATACCAGGAAGAGCACCTTTAGTTAATGGAACTAATCAATTTGGTAATAGTATAGATGAGCTTGGTATATCTGCTGGAATAGATACTATAGCTAATGATGAATATAATTTTCAAACATATAATACAGCATTTGTCACGGAACCAGCAGTAAATCAAGTTAGTGGTGATGGTGTAATACTATCAAAAGGTAGAATGGGTTATTGGCAGTCTACTGAACGATATGATACAAGAAGACCAGAAATATGGGCAGAATTATGTGGTAAACATATTAGACATCACAAAATGCCTACAGAAGAAATACATGAAACACTTAGGTTAACAAATAGTTCAGGTACAGCTATAAGAGTATTAGGTGTTGAATTTGATAATATTGAAAGACCTACTTTTAATGATGGAAGTTATATTCCAAATATAGTTGGTTATGAAATATTAAGAGGATCAAGAGAAGGTGCAAAATCTATTTTAGGTAAAGGTATATTTAAAAATATGCGTAAGTATGATGTACCTGATGCAGAAGACCTAACAAATTCTGGTGTTCAAGGTCTTTATCCTAACTATCCGTACAATGATTTAAGACCTGATGTATTTTTTGCAGAAAAAAGAACTGAAGATTGTAACACTTTTGTTGGTGGTTTAAGTGAGTATCCTCCATTATCAGGCTTTACCAAAGACGTATTTACTTTTCATTCTCCAGAGCTTATGTTTAGAAAACCTTTTTTAAACGCATATGAGACTAGATTATATGGTGAGCTAAGTGGTAAAGCATCAGGAAGTTTTTATGCCTCTGAAGAACATCCTCAGTTTAAATTATTAAGAAGTTCTGCTGCATTGATTGCAGGAATAATTGGTCTTGGATATGCTATAGGTAGAGTAAGAGGTAATAAAACATTTGGTAGAAGAAGTCCTAGTACTGGTATTGCTGGTATTGGTGGACCTCATTGGGGATCTGTAGAAATATTAGGTGTAGGTGGAGAAGCTTCTATACCAGGATCTGCAGTAGGGGAAGCAGCATTAGCAGCAGCAGCTGCAGCAGGTGGTAGTGCTTTAACAGACTTGTTGGGTGCAGTACTTGGTGCTCTGATAGATGATGCAGCTTCTTTAGGTTCTTTATTTACAGGTAGTAGTACAATTATGGAAACTTATTTAGCAGGTAAAGATTTATTAGGTGGTGTTAGTGCAGTTATACCTGGTATTGATTCAGGACACATGATAGAGTCATATACAAAAGATCATGCAACCGGTAATTTACCAAATGTAGTGGGTACATTTTTAGGAAACTCTATAGGTAGAACAAATATTGTAACTGGTGGTGATGAAATTATAGAACTATTTTACAATTTAGCAAAAGAACAAGATCATGCTTTAAAATACAACAGTTATGGTCAACTTAATAAATTTCAAAATTTAAGTAATGGTAGTGTATTTAGATCTAAAACTCTTGACTCAAATTACATAGATTCTACATTTCAATTATTTGACAGCGGCAAGTACAAAGTAAATAATTTATTTAGACCATCAACTGTTATTATATCACAGGAAAAAGAATTTGCTGTACCACAAAATATAGATAATTCTAGATTTGCTTTAGGTGGTGATGTAGATCAAGATAGACCAGGTAGACTAAAAAGACCAGAAAAGGTAAGATCATCAAACATATCTAGTCTTTATGGTGCTTTAAAATTTAACTTTGAAAATCAATATGGTCAGCTAGATCAAATTAAGCAAGTTATAATGAGAGGTTGCACAGAAAATATTGATTTAGAATTACCTGCAGAAACAAGATATACATCACAACCAATATTTGATGGAGATACATACATAGGAAGATATACTGAAAAATGTATAATGCCTATTTTTACAGACTTTTTATACGGTCAACCAAATGGTTTTACTTATGACTACAGAAATAAAGTAAATATACCATTTCCTAGATTTTGGATGGATACGCAAAAGTTTGATCTTACAGACATGGCAGCTGAAATTATGTCTTTTGGTCTTGCAGATACTAGTGGTGGTTCTGTAGTACCAGCAGATTTATATTATTTAGATAGAGGTTCATCATGTACAGGAACTGCACTAGGTGATTTATTTAGTGGTAGTAATACAAATCCAAAACAACCAAGACTATCATTAAAATATGCTTATATGTATACACACGTGAATGGTATACATGACTTTTTTGTTGAGTCTGAAATAAATTTAGCTCATAGAGATTGGGATGATAGAGCTGAAGAAAAAATATATTCTGCTTATTATAATAATAATGTAAAAGATTTATTACACGCTGCTATTATTAAAGAAGATAATTTTTATAAATATGATTACTCACTTAGTGCAAGTAGATTTATAACAAACTTAGCATCTAATGGTAATATACAACCAAGAGACTATGATCCATTAGTAGCTGAAAAATGTCATGATTACTATCCAAAAAGATTAATCTACTCAAACAGAGCAATGAATGAGCAGAAGAAAGATTTTTGGAGAGTATTCTTACCTAATAACTATAAGGATTTTAAAAATAGAGTAACATCAATAAACTCTCTTAATAAGACAGGGGCTATGATGTTCTTCCCATATCAATCACCTGCAATATTCCAAGGTGTAGATACACTTAAATCTGATATGGGTACTGAGGTATATCTTGGTGATGGAGGTTTGTTTGCTAGAGAACCACAGAATATAATGAACTCTGAAAAGTCAATAGAGTATGGATCTTGTGAGAGCTTAAGAAGTGTTGTTAACACTCCGTCAGGATTGTTTTGGATATCACAAGCACAGGGTAAGATATTTCAGTATGCTGGTAGAGGAGCACAGAATATTGCTAACCAAGGTATGAAGTGGTGGTTTAATAAATATCTACCATCACAACTTATTGCACAGTTACCAGAATTAGAAGAATACACATTAGGAGATAATCCTGTAGCTGGTGTTGGTTGTCAAACAGTTTATGATGCTAACGATGACATAGTATATTTCTGCAAAAAAGATTTTAGAATCAAAGATGAACATGTAGGTAAAATAATTTATGATACAACAGACACTAAATTTTATTACACTGATGGTCCTAGAATAGAAGTACAACTTGATGATAGTCTATACTTTGAAGATTGCTCATGGACTATATCATATGATCCTAAAGTAAAAGCATGGATATCATTCCATGACTGGCATCCAGAACTATCAGTGTCTAGCATTAATCACTTCTTAACTACAAAAAAGAACAAAAAGGTTACAGAAGGTTTGTGTCCTCCAGGTTTTACTTTTAATACTTCAACACAATTATGTGAGTGTGGAGGAACAGAAACAAATCCTGCACCTATTACTGTAGAAGAAGTTGCAGCTAATATTTCTGGTGGACCTGAGAATTGTTTAGTTGATATTGTTATTGGGATGGATATTTCAACTAGTACTAATACAGGTAATAGAAAACAAGCACAAGAAGATTTTGTACAAGCATTTATAAGTAATAGCACCATAACTAATGGTATATCTAATGGAAGTATACAGATTGGTTTTACTAGGTGGCATGGTGTTCATGTGGATAGTTTAAATCCAGGAGGATTTAGTATGAGTAATACGGCAGCAGATATAGCAGGTTCAGCAGCATACTATGGTCAGAATGCTGTAAATGGTACTAACATAACTAATGGAGTAAATGGTGCAGCTGGTGTTTTAGCACAGAAGAGTACATCAGAACTAGGAGACAGAAGTGCTGATCCTAATTTTAGAAACGTATTAATAATTATTACAGATGGAACTGCATCTGTTGATAATCCACAAACAAGTGGCCCAGGCGGCACACAAGTTGGATGTCAATATCAGAATCAAGCAAACTATGATGTTATAGCAGTGTTTTGTGATCCAACAAATCCAAACCCTCCAGGTGGTGGTCAAGCTATTTTAAATGCTATTACATGTAATGTTGCAGCAAATCAATTTACAATAGCAGCTAATCAAACAACTGGACCTAATGCTCCAAGTGCTGTTGCTAATGCTGTAACTGGTGTAGCTTGTGGTACAGACTATCAATGTGAGTGTCCACCAGGATTTACTTTAGTTTATCCAGATGCAAATGGTAACCATACACAGGCTAGTGGTACTTGCACACCAAGTATACCACCTGATATAGCTCCTATATGTAGAAGAGTTATTTGTGAGTGTCCTCCACCTGTTGGTTTATTTGGTACTGTAACTGAGACAGGGGTTTGTGATGATTTCTTTTTGTTAGGTGATCCTACGTATGTTAATCCAACACCTAAAATGTGTACAGTAAATACACTAACTACAACTGAAGCAGCTGAATTCAGCACAAGTTTCTGGAGACACAACTATAGATGTGATGAATATGCAAACTTCTATGGAGAAGATTATCCATGGGAAGTAGAGGTAGTTAATCACACAGGTCAACTTGTTACTACATTACGTAGTATAGAGTATCATTTAGAAAGCTTTATCTATAAAGGGGATATGCATAACGGATGTAATGATGATAAGTGGCATGATCTTGACTATAACTTTGATGAGGTTATAATACATAACACAGAACAAGTATCTGGTAAATTAGTATTATCACTTACACCAAAAGAACAACCTATACAAGCTTTAGCATATCCTATAATAAATGCTACAGACATAAATATATTATATTCTAAAGAAGAACAAAAGTATAGATTTAATCAGTTCTGGGATATAACAAATGATAGAGGTGAGTTTAGTATAGCACAACAAACTATATTTAATACTCAACCTAATGGATATATTAGAGATTTAAATATTAATAATTTAAACTATGATAAATCAGAAACACAACGCAAAAAGTTTAGACATTACTACAATAAGATGCTTTTAAGAAAGACTAAATCAGAAGGTAGAAAGATGATACTTAGACTTAACAACTTTAAATTTCAAACATCACAAAGATAATGCATAGTAAAAAGTTTACAAAGACTGAAAGAAGAGGATTACCAGGTGGACCTAATGAAGTGTTTACCTACGTAACAGGTGTGTTCTCTACTGAAGGATATAAAAATGATAGTCCAGACAAAGACAATCCTTTTAATATTATTCCGTCAGGTAATATTACTATGAAAGATGTAGACTTTCCTGTTATGGGTATAGATAACTTAGGTAATAGCAAAATGATGATGCCAGGTGGAGAGTATGAGTTTCCTGGTGATATGGTATTTGAAATGCCTATGGGTAAGTCAGGTATAGAAATAAAGCCTGAGAATAGAGGTAAGTTTACAAGATGGGCTAAGAAGCGTGGTATGACTGTTAAACAAGCATATGCAAAGGTTTTAGCAAATAAAGATAAGTACCCTCCATCAATAGTAAAGATGGCTAATTTTGCACGTAATGCAGCAGGATGGAAAAAGCAAGACGGTGGTCCTATTGAGCCTCTAACATTTTTTAAAACTCTAGTAAATCCCGTAGCACCTCTTATAACTGGTCTTATACAAAAAGGTAAAGAAAATATATCAGAAAATATTTTGCCAGTAGGATACATGGATGATAGATCATTATCTGGACAACCTGATGGGCAATTTATACAATCAGGAAGTAAGCTAGTTAATAAATTTTCTAATCAATCAACTATACCGAAAGAACGTGGTTTAGTAAATGATGCATCAATTCCACAGATAAGCAAAGTTTTACGTGCTCTTACTAATATGCCAAAGTCTGAAGGTCAAATAAGAAGAGAAGAAAGATTAGCTGAGAATCCAGCTAACAATCTTGCACTTGCAGAAAGAGAAGATCTTTTAAATATTCTTTTAGGTTTAGATCAAAAGCATAATAGTATACCTATACAAGATCAATATAAACCTTCTAAATCTAAAGATCCTGACTCAGTATATTACAGATCTCCAGCTACAGAAAAATTTATACAAAATCAGTTAGAGGAAAATCCTGAAGAGTTTATAAGAGAAATTTATAGACATAAAGGTGGTATTGACTACTGGGCAGAAGATTATCAACAGATAAATTCACTAGGTCAATTTACTTTAAATGTAGGAGAAGATGAAAAAGGTAAATATATATCTTATTATGATGTATGGGATTTACAACCATTTAAAAATAAAACTGCAACTGCTATTTCAGATGCAGCTCAATCTTTGGTAGGAATAAAACCACCAGAAATATATGGTAGAGTATATTTACCTGAATTAAATGTGCGCTCTAGTGCAACTTCTACAAAAAAAAGAAATATACAAGATGAAATAAAACGTGGTGGTCAAGTAAGTTGGAACTTTAAAGGTAAAACTTATTCTGGTACACTTATACCTAGTATGGAAGATGCTAACAATAGATATGCTAGAACTCACAATGGTAAAATTAAAACATTACCTAAAAAGAAAATGGGTGGTAAACTTAGAATATATAAGGACTTTGTAAATGGTGTATATGATAATAGTTCAAACATAGATTTTGTGCAAAGCGTGTTTGATAAAGTAAATAGAATCTATCATAGTCAAGCAAAAGAAGCAAATATGAGTACACCAAACTATGTAATGTCATTTTTAGTAGATGGTTAAACATTAGATATTGTCCTTATTAATTTGTATATTATAGATATAGTATGAGTATTAGAAAGTTACATAAAAAAAGTTTAAACAAAGCAGTGGAAGGCAGAGACTTCAGGTATCGTCCTAGATACATGCCATTGAACTATGGTATGGAGGCTGGGAACTTTAATATTGGAGATGCATTCAATGTTTTAAAAAGTGGCTTCCAAGACTTTTTTGGTGGTAAAGATACTGACGGAGATGGATTCAAAGATGGTATCTTCAGAGATATGAAAGATAAAAGAGAGTTCCGTAAGAATGTAGTAGTACCTAGAATGTATGATTACAAGGTTATGTATGATGATGATACTACACCAGGACTGTATGAATATGATGCAAAAGATTTGTTTGAGGCATCAAAGTTTGGTAAAAGATTACTTGGTAATAATACAATAGATCCTACAGGGCAACTAAACTATAGTAATGATCCTAATGATCCTACTAATACTTTCTATACAGATCCTACTATAACTTTTAAAAATAGAGATAGTATTAATGCACCTGATGGTCTCACTACTCTGAGACCTAGTATGCTTAAAACAATAAGAGATGCATCATCAACTATAATGGGAATGCCTCCTGTACAGGAAGAAGTTAAAGATAACAAGATCAATGATGCATTAGAAGGAGTAGGTAATGCAATAAAAGATGCAGGCAGTAAGTTAACAGATTTTACTAATGATTTATTAGAAAAAGGAGAACTAACACTTGATGATATTAAAAATAATACTCAAAATTTTATTGACAAAACTAAAGGTTTTATTCAATCTGATATTGCGCCTTTATTGAATCCTAGACTTAATAAATTTCAAAAGAAAGGTGAAGTAAATGAAACTAATACTAGATCATATGATCAACGTAGACTATTGGAGATACAAGAAGAGATAAACAAAGGAAATCTTTCAGATGAACAAAAAAGTAATCTTTTTGCAGAACTTACTAATTATGGTATTGCAGAAGAAAACTTTTTAAAAAACTTTAGATTAGGTATTTCACAACTAGATGAAAGACTTGAAGAAGGTACTTTACCAAATAGAGAATCTAGCTTATACACAGATGCAGAAGGCAACCCTGACATAATTCCAGGAGCTGGATTTTTAAGTAAACCAATGTTCAACTATTTAGAAAAAGAAGGATTTGCATGTAATACATACGCTTGTTCTATTCTAAGAGATGCTAATGTAACATACCCTATAAATATGAAACCTATGGTTATTAATAATAGAACATACTACGGAGGAGACAAAGTAGCAGTTATTCCTGGTAATTTGCAACAAGATGGTATTTATAACTATGTAACAGGTGACCAAGGTTTTAAATTTGTTGACGTTGCTACAGGTGAGGAAATGCCTGGAGACTATGCAAGAGTAGGTTATCCAAAAACAAATCATGCAGTAATATATACAGGTGATGAAAACAACCCAGGAGAATCTATTTATAATCCAGGTAGTGTAACAACTGGTTTAAAAACTAGCACTGCATTTAGTCCAGGCGAAGATGATATGATTAAAGTAGTAAGATACACAGGAAATCAAGATTTTATAAATAGTTTAATAGATCAAGTTAGTGATGGACAAACAAAAGTAGCAGGTACAAATGATGATGCTGGTATACCAAAAGGACAATATGGGTTTAATTTTCAAGGTACACCTCTACCAGTTATGCAAACATTCCCTATAATGGAGGAACAAACTACTATGGTACCAAACCCAGATTTTAACTTTATGAGTTTGCTAAGTCCACAAACAGATTTAGCAAGCAGTATGCAGAATATGCAAGACTTAGAGTTACAGCAAAGATTCCCTGATTTAGGACCTACACCTGCACAGCAACAACAGTCCAATCAACCATTTATAGAAAATACAGAAATGGTACAAGTAGGAGAAGAAGAGAGACAAGTAGGTATAGAAAACCCTGCAGCACCTGAAGTTCAAGGAGCTACAGTAAAAAGAGATTTTGGAAAAGGTTTAGAAGGATTGGGGAACAGAGCATTAACAGCACTTAATAGACTAGAGAGTAGTGTACCATTTCAAATATATCTAAAAGGTTCTGACTTTGCAGTAGGTGCAGCATCTGTAATAAATGATTATTTTCAAGATAGAAAAGTTGCTGAAGCAAAAGAAGAAATGAGAAGACTTAACATGGCAGATAATATGTTTGGTACATCAGAAAGAACAGATAGAGGTTTATATGATACTAATACTGGACTACTTATGCCTGACATGTCTGTAACAACATCATATGGAGAGCATGGTGGTGAAGTAGAAGTAGACGATACAACATTAAAACAACTTATGGCAGCAGGTGCTGACATAGAAATAATAGAATAATTATGGCACATCACGGTAAAAAGAAAAAGAAAAAGGTTAAAATCAAAATCAAAAAAGTTCCACAAGGCTTTGAGATTAGGAATGGTAAGATTATGGCAAAAGCTTCCTATGGTGGTGGCTTTGTAACTGGTGATCAAATGGATTACGGTCTAGTTACAACTTATGCTAATAACGGTAATGGTGAAAAGAAAGATGATGTAAGATATTCACTCTCTTCTGTGCCGAGAGAGTTTGCTAATATTGAAGCAGAAGGTGGTGAGACAGTATTATCTGATTTAAATAATAATGGAACGTTTGGATTATACAATATAACAGGACCAAGACATAGTCAAGGTGGTGTACCTATGTTTTTACCAGATCAATCTTTTATTTTTTCTGACACACCAAAGATGAGAATGAAACCAGATGAGATAGCTGGCTTTGGAATAGAAACTAAAAAACGTATGACACCTGCAGAATTATCTAAAAAGTTTCCATTGAATGAATTTATAGCAGCTGCTGGTAGTCCTGACTCAGATAATATAACTGAGAGAAGTGCAGAGTTAATGTTGGATAAGAATATGATGAGTTTATCTAAACTTGCATTTGGTCAAGAAATGAAAAAAGGATTTGAAGATGGTGTGCCTACTGCAGCGTTTCCTTTTATACAATCACAGGGACAAGATCCTGTAAACTTTGCTGCTATGATGGATGCACAGATAGCACAGAATAGAGCAAAAGCATCTTACGGTATGCAGATAGTAGAAGATGAACAACCTGTTTTACCAAAAGGACAAGATGGTGTAGATGTTGAGACATCAAGAATATCTCCTGATGGAAAAAGTGTTCAACTTTTTTTGAATGATAGTTTAGCTAATGAAATACCAAATCCATATAGCAAAGATGTGTTCAGACAAATGCATGAGATGCAAATGCAAAAATATAAGGAAAATTTGCAGAGGCAAAGATTGATGTATGATTTGGAAATGCAGAAAAGATTAGAAGAGTTACGAAAAGAAAGAGAATCAGGTAGGGGTATGACTTTAGAAATACCTAAAGCACAAACTGGTGGTGATAGAACAGACTTTTCTGATTTACCTAAAGCTATAGAGAATACTATACAGTCTATTCTTGAAGCTGCACCAGACCCACGAGCACCAGAAGTGCAACAACAAATAAAAGCAATTATTGATAAGGTTAATCAAGTATCACAAAACACAGATATATCTAATGAAGAGCAAGAAGAAACAGTTAATGAGATAGTTAAAATTGTAGCTGACAATATTGAAGATCTTGGTGAAGGAAGAAGTCCTCTTATTACTGCAGCTTTAGCAAAAATTGATAATATGCTGCAAGATAAAGGTATAGAGATAAGACCTACTATGGATGTTGGTGATCAAGGAATAGAAGACACTCAACAGAAACAAGAGTCAGGTTTATATGGTGATGTGACTGAAGAAAACTTAAAACAGTGGTTTGACAATAATAAAGAAACCATGAAAGTCATGGGTTATGATAACTATGACGCTCTTGTAGAAGATAAAGGAAAAGATTGGTTTGATAATGATGCCTTTGTACTAGAGTATCAAAAAAATGTAAATAGTGCACTAGAAGCAAAGTATGAAGAAGACCCTGAGCTTAGAGCACAACTTGAAGAACTAGATATAAGCAAAGAAGAGTTTATTAAAACATATGGGTTTGACCCAAACGCTACTGGTAAAAATAAAAAAGCAGCTCTTGATGGTAAGTTTGGTGAGTATACACTAAATAGAAGAGACTTTACAGGATTACCTGAGAAAGAAGAACCAGAAGAAGAAGATCCACAAGAAGATCCACTGCCACCAGGTAAAGTACCACCAATTCCTGATTTCTACAGACAGGATATGGTCAAGATGGACGCACTATCCAAAAGAGATAGAGATTTGCTTACACCAAGTAGAATGGCAGTAGAACAGATAGAATTAGATCCAGTATTGTTAGATCCAACTAGAGCTATAGCTGCTATAAATGAACAAGCAGCTATTGGTGCTGACGCAGCAGGTATGTTTGGTCCGCAAACACTTAGTGCTAATATAGCTAGAAATACAGGTACAGCATTTAAAAATATTGCTAATACTTTAGGTAAGTATGATGCAGCTAACGTAGGTATACTTAACAAAGCAGATGCTCTACAAGCCCAAATTGATATGAGAACGGATGCTGCAGAGCGTGCTAATTATGCAGATGTTTTTGACGGAACTAATTTAGCTATACAAAACTACATGGATGAAAGAAATCTTGACAGAGAACAGTTTGCTGATTTATATGCTAATGCTTTAACTAATAGAGCTAATACATATAACTTAAATACATTAACACCTTACTTTGATATTGATCCTAGATCAGGAGGTATGGTTATGAACGTAGATACTGCAGGATTATTTAAGCCTAGTCAGCCAGCAGATCCATATGCACAGTTAGAAAAATTAATGGACTTATCTAAACTTGCAAATGCAGCAGGATTAGAAACAAAACCAATAGACATTAATCAACTTTTTGGTCAAAGCTCAGGTGTAACACCAGCAGATCAATTACGTGGATCTATAGTAAGTATGAATCAAGGTAATCAAGGAACACCTGTTAGTAAATTTGGTACAGGAATTAAAGCACCAGTAGTACCATTTTATATAGGAACAACAGACGGAAGAAGAAAGTAAACAATAAAAGTGTATAGATTTAATTTCTTACACATTAAAAATTTTAGTAATTTAGATTATGGCAACATATGTACAAGGTTATAAGATGTATGATAGGGAAGCAACTCCCTTTGTACCTGATTATAAGTTTTTGTCTAATGTATTAAGTACAAGGCAAACAAGATATGATCAGAACTATAAAGCTATCAATGATGCTTATAGTAGAGTTGTATTTGCTGATTTAAGTAAAGAAGAAAACAAAGAGAAAAGAGATCAGTTTGCACAACAGATAGCACCTAAAATGGCACAAATATCAGGGTATGACTTGTCACTACGTCAAAATGCAGATATGGCTGCAGGTGTATTTGCACCTTTCTATGAAGATGATAATATAGTTAGAGACTTAACTAACACAGCTAATTACAAATTTGGAACTAGATATGCTGATGCTTTATCTCGTTCACCTGACAAATCACAAAGAGATTTATGGTGGCAACCGGGTGTAGATCATTTAAATATGCAAATGGAAAAATATTTAGCAGCATCTCCAGAGGAAGCTCTTAATATGACTATAGGTAAGTATACACCTAATCCAAATCTATATGAATACTCACTAGCTTTACTTGATGAACAAGGTTTTTCTGTAGAGAAAGATATACTTACTGAGGATGGTAGATGGATTGTAAAACAAAAAAATGGTGATTTAGTTACAGACCAAGCATATGCCTATTTAAATAGAGCATTGATGGATGATCCTAGAGTAATAAATGGTTACCGTGTAAAGTCTGAAGTAGATGCGTACAACTTTGCTAAAAATGCAGTGCAGAACGGAGAGTTTGCAAATTTTGCACAAGCAGAAGAGTTTTGGGCTAGAGATACTATAGACAAGATATCAACACAAGCTGCATTAGAATTAGGTGAAGATAAAAAGAAAGCTGAAGAAATGGGTGACATGGCAGCTAGATGGGAAGAGTACAATGCAAAATATGATTTTCCTGAAGGACACTCATCTGAAAAGATTGCAAATGATTTTAAATCTAGATATAAAGCATTGATTTTAGGTGTAGAAGATAAAAGAAATATAATTAATATGGGTATAAATGCTGAGTCAACTAACAAGGACTTAATGAATCAAGCATTTATGATGTATATGGGTGTTAACATACAAAAGGATCTAGCAGCAGCTGCTAAGTCATATAGTATGAAAGACTTTAAAATGGAGATTGATACTAATCCATATGGTTTAGCTAAATATAATGCAGAACTAAAATCTATACTTCAAAGAGAAAAAGCAGAACTAGATAAAAGAAATATTGACTATGAAAATGCATTGATTCAACAAAGAAATAATTCATTGTTAATAAATGAAAGTGGTGCTGGTGGTATAGATATTTCTAATATTTCAGATGATGGTAAGGTAGTTACTACTTCACCTAACCTACAAATGGATGCAGAGGCTATGAAACGTTATCTTGAACAGATGAAAAGTGATCAGGTTGACTTTGTATTAAAATATCACCAACTAAGTGAGGGTTTAAAAGATGGTGGAGATGCAGCTAACATAGTTATAAATGGTAATACAATGAGTATGGACCAAGCTAAAACTTTTTTATCTCAACCTGGAAACTCAAGATTTTTAAAAGAGCTTTATGAGTCAGCAGCTACTACAGTAAAAACAGAAAATTCTTTTCCTGAAGCAGATTTAAGTAATGCTAATAAAGATTTATTAAGACAGCTAAGACTTGTTCCTGGTGATTTAAATAAAAGAGAGGCACGTTATGTTGCATTAAAAGAAATGCAGTTTGATGCAGCTTTTAATAACTATAATGCATTATTACAAATACCAAAAGGTTATGGCAAAGACCTAGTAAATCTTAAAAACAAAGGTATTCCTAATATATTTAATAATGAGATACTTCTACCACCTGGGGTAGATGCTGTAAGTGGTGCTGATACTCCAGCCCCAACTTCTATACTATCAGAAGAAGAATATATTACAAAATATGTTAATTGGGCACGAGGTAGAAATATACATACTAAAAGAGTAGCAGATGGTACAACTACTTCATTTAGTTCACCAACAACAGGTATAGGTACTACTTCAACAAATTATAAAACAGTATTTAGCCCAGAAAAAGCAGAAAAGAAAGCTAAAGAATATTATCAAGAGCAAGTAAAATATATTAATGCTACTTTAAATGGTGCTATAGATATACACCGTAATGATAAAGGTGATGAAAATTTTGTATCACCATTCAAAAGATTTTCTTTTGTTGAAGGTAGTATTGGTATTAGCTCAGACCAAATGACTGGTGCTTCTGCAAATATGGTAAGTGGTCAAAAGAATCAATTTAATCCTCAAGTTACAAGAGAAGGAGATGAGGCATACTATGATTTCAAAACTTTAGTAGCTGAACTAAATCAAGGTACAAACATTATATCTATAGAAAGAGGTAGTGTCCTTAATAAAGATAATATGAGTGGTGAGATTGATCAGATGAGTAAAAATTTACTTATAGCTTTATCATCAGAGGTTACACAATGGTTAAATGCACCAAGAGATACTAATGGTAATATAAAGACCACTGGTCTAGGCAAGAATCCTACTTTTGATATACAATACATGGGTATATTAGGAGGTGCAAGAGATGAAAATAAACAAGCAGGTTACATAGTTAATATGAATAATGACTTTATTAGTGAAACTTTAACTAGTTATGGATATGAAAAGGATGAGATAAGAACCTTTTTAGAAGAGCAAGATGGAACTAAAGTATCTGTAATAGTAGATAAAAGATTTGATATGAACAGTAGAAGTCTAAATAATGTACAAGACGCTGTATCTGATGTAAACGCAAGTATTAATTTATCAGGAAATAATTCTTATATATTTGATGACTATTCAAGATCTGGTGGTTATCTTAAAGTGTATAGTCAAGGAGCACAATTCTTTTATGAGTTTCAAACTAAAACATTTAACTCAGACACAGGAGAGTTTGAGGTAGATCAAAGAGGAGCGGGTGTACCACTAGTAGATGGTAATAATGTACCTATACCTCTGACACAACTAGATGCAGTTATAAACGCTTTAGAAATTGATTTCTATAATATTAGTCAAAGAAATGAAAAAGCAGAAGAAGCTTATTTAAAAAGCAAAAAAAATAAATAACATAAGATGGCAGAAGAAAGACCAAACATTAGACCATCTGATCAACTTTTACCAGGTGCGTTAGGAAGTACGACACAAGATCCATTAGTAAATGAAAGAATGGATTCATTACCTATATCAGATGTATTTTCAATACCATTAACTGATATACCTGTAGATGGTATGCAAAACCCAGTAAATGAACAAATGTTTGATGCAGCTAGAAGAGCTAATCAATTTATTATACCTCAAACATTTACAAGCGGTACAAGAGATGATTCTACAACAGGATTTGATATGTCAGACCCTATGGCTTCTGTTAGAAGAAATAATGTTTCTCTTCAACCAGACAAACCTTTACCTGAAATACCTAGATATTTTAGTGCTGCTGATACAGGATTTGATAGATATTTTGCACACAACAAATTTACTGAGTTAGGTTTTACACCATATAATCCAAACACAGAGGCAATTTACAATAGCAATTCTGGATTAACTGATGATATGGAAAGGATGCGTGGTGAGTTTTCTGGTTTGTTTGGTAATGCTTTTATGAGTGGTTATAGAGCTATAGGTGATCTATTTACAGGTGAGTATGGAGATCCTGACTTTGAAGGAGCAATGGCTTTTGAAAATGCTATGCGAGTTGGTAACACAACCAGAGATGGTGTAGGTGCTTTTACTAACAACTTTCTTTTAAATAGTGCTTATACAATGGGTATTATAGGTTCTATTGCAGTAGAAGAATTAGCTCTTGCTATGGGATCCGCTGCTATGACATCAACTGGTGTAGGTGCGCCAACTGGTATAGGTGCTTTTGTTGCAGGTACTTTTAGAAATCTAAAAAGAACAGGTAAGGCTATTAAAGACACATTTGCTATTGGTAGAATGGCATCAGCTACCTATGATATGATTAGAGGATTTAATAGTGTAGATAGAGCAAGAAACTTTTATCAAGCTGTAAAATTAGGTAAGCAACCTGTTGTTAAATTTTTATTGCCTGGTACTATGCGTGCTATAAGAGATCTTAATAGTAGTAAGAAATCTATACAGTCATTGGGTAATATTGGTAAAGGAGCAATTGCATTTGGAGGATTTTATAGGGATTTAAGAGCATTGAACTTAGCTATAGCAGAAAGTAAAATGGAATCTGGTATAACATATAATGAACAATATGCTAATGCAGTAAATATAGCACAGAAAAAATTAGGAAGAGAACTTACATTTGCAGAATTAAGTAAAGCAAATGATAATGCAGCACAGGCAGCATTTAGAACATTGCAATGGAATGCACCTGCTATATTTCTTACAAATCAGATTGTACTAAGAAGATCACTAGCAGGATTTGGTGGCAGACTTGGTAGAATATTTGATGAGTCACTAACTAATCTTGGTAGAAGAATTGTAAGAACTAAGCCAGTTAGAGACGCTGCAGGTAAAGCAAGTAAAGATGTATTTGAAGACGCAGGTGAAGGTTTCTTAGGGTTGCCTTCTCTGAAGAGAATAAAGTCTTGGACAGTTGGTGGTACAGCTAGATTAGGTGCTCATGGTGCATTAAGATATTTTGCTGCTAATATATCAGAAGGTTTACAAGAAGTATATCAAGAAGCTGTTAATGTTGGAACACAAGATTATTTTTCAGAGTTGTTAGAAAGCAATTCAGCTCAAGATATTAATGCTATGTGGGGTGGTATTAATCAAAGCTTTTTTGGAGGACTTGGTCAAATAAACTTAGGTAAAGGTATAGGAGAGCAAATGTCTGCACAAGGTTTTGAAACATTTATGTCAGGTTTTTTGATGGGTGGTTTAGTACAAGGACCTCAAAGGTTTGTATTTGGGTTTGTACCAAATCAATTTAACAGATTTACTAATCCAGAACAGTATAAAGAATACCAGAAACAAAAAGAAGAATATATAAAAAATCTTGTAAAAACCTATAATGATGCATACAATGAAAGTTTAGACAATCCTGATTTTCAATGGAATGATAAAAAATTAAACTTTGCTGCAATTCATGACGCAGCAAAAGAAATGGATTCCTATAATTATGAAGGTGATCCATTAGGTTTCTATGACGCTAAAGATTTTATAAAGTTTCAAAACTACCAGCGTCTATTTGACAATGGTGCACACATAGAGTTTACTAGAGGACTAAGAGATCTTACAAACCTAAGCGATGAAGAACTAGCACAAGCATTTCCTGAACAAAAAGAAGATGCTTTAAGTGGTAAGTTAAGAACTAGCTTAGAAAATCAGATAAAAGAAATAAATGATAAGGCTGATAGATATAAACAATTTAAGTCTAAGTACGAAAACAAGTATGATCCAAATAGATATGAAAAAGATACAAGAGAATATTTTCAAGAGCTTGTAAAGTATAGAGCATTTGAGCATGCTAAATATCTATATCTATTTACAGAAAATGGTTTTGAAAGAGCACTAGAAAGAAGTAATAAAATATATAGTGAGCTAGCATCAGATCCATTATTATCTAAGATAGAAGCAAATGATTTACAACTTCTTGCTGATGCACCATCTATTCAAAATGAAATAAACCTGTTATTACAAGAAATAGATACATTAAAGAATACTCCAGGTAATAAAAGATCAGAGATAGCAGCAAAGAAAAGAAAGATAAAAGCTTTACAAAACTACTTGGGTGTATTTACAGCTAAAGAGAATCAAATTAAAGATGGTAGTAGATATAGTAGAACACCAGCTAATATTAAAAAATTAAGAGCTGCTTTATTAAACTATGTAAATACTATTGCAGAAGAAAGAGGTGACTTTGTAAATATACAAAACATAGATAGTGCACTTAGAAAGTTAATTGATTATGGTGAGTTAAAAGGAAGAACACGTACTTATGATAAAGCTATACAAATATTAGCAGATCCTAAAGCATTAGATAAACTTGCAGAAAGGATTGAGCCTATAATGGAAAACTTATTTAATAATAATAAGAAAATATTTAGGAAGTTAATTAGACAAAAAATAGCAAAGACTGAAAGAACAGAAACATTAAAGGCTTTAGATAAACTTGGTATATTAGTGCCACCAGGAGAGGCAATGGAGTTTATAATGACTGGTGATGTAACTAAACTAAAAACTTTTGAAAATAGAAAAGGTAGAGTTACAGAAGAAGGTAGTCCAGAATTATTTCAAGCAGTACAAGAAATTTTATTAAAGTATGAAAAGCTTGTTACACCTGAAGAAGTAAAAAAAGAAGAAGAAGCACAAGATACTCAAGACTTTGAGAATGCTAAAGCTACACAGGAGCAAGACTTTAATGATGCAGCAGAATCAGGTAGCCCTTTACCTGCAATAAATACTGATTTAATTACTGATAGAGAGTCTAAAGTATTAAATAAACTATATGAAAAATATAAAAAGTCTGTTGCTGCTGATGGTAATATACTTACAGAAGATCAATGGTTAGAACTTAACAGTACCAAGAGACAGTATAATGGTATGCAAAAACTGTTTAAGTTATATGATGATGCTGCTAGTAAGATGCAGCCATCTGGGGTATCAACAGCAGAGGGGCAGGAAATAGGTGGTCCAGCACTAACATTTGATGAGTGGTATAAAGATAATAGAAACAGTAAGAATGTTAGATTAATCTTATTAACTAATGGATTAGCTGCTTCAGACTTTGTAGAAGGAGAAAAAGCTGCACAACCACCAAAGTTACCTCCAAATCAAAAGTTTATAAAGAAGGGTAAAGGGATAAACATACTAGAGATTACACTGGTAGATCCACAAGGAGCTACTAGAAAAATTTATAGAATAGTAGATAATGATATACAACCAGTATCTCCTTCTTTATATCAAAGAGCTAATCTAGATAATGTTGATGCACATGCTAATATACAGTCAGCTGATAAGGTGTTTAATATGCTAAACAAGTTTGTTGCTGAAGACACTAAATATAACTTTGACGGTATAGAACTTGGATACGGAGATACAATAATAGATGACAAAGGCCAAAAGTATTTTGTTATTGGTACGCCAAATAATGTTGTTGATGGTTCTAAACTAAGAGTAAGAAAGTTATCAGATAGTACAGAAATACTACTTGATGAGGTAGGGTTTGCAGAAACATACAAGAAGGATGACAGATCATTTAAGGAGAAGATTGATAGACCAGAAAAGACTAAGATTACTAGAATTAAAACAGGTGAGCTAAATAGCATTTATCCTGATAGAACAAAGCCTAGTGCTATATATGATTTGATTGATGACGCTGACTTTGATATCAACAATATAAGCTTTAGTGTATTTATTAATCCTGAGAGAGCAGAGGCACCATTTACAATCCCTGGATCTACTTTACAAGCTAACCCATTTATTAAAAAACTAGGTGACAAATATACTGTAGCAGTTAAATACAAAGGTGAGACAGTAGGATTTGTAGCAAATGGACAGTATAAATTTGAGTTTGAAGGCAAACCTTTGAACTTAAACTCTAGTCAAGATAGCCTGCAGTTCTTATTTGATATGAATAAAGCTGACATTGTTGAACAAGTTTTAGCAGCACAACATTTAGAAGCTACTCTAGACAAGCTGTATAAAGGAAAGACAGGAACAATAGATTTAAGTGTAGAAGATTTAAAGAAAGAAGGTATTAACTTTAATCTTAGAGGTGAAATATTTAACTATGAAGGAACACCTAAAGCATTAGATACTTATGAAAATAATACATTTGAAGGTGGTCAACTAATAATTATTAGGAGAAAAACTGCAGATGAGTTTGGTAATTTAGTAATTACTACAGATTATGTTTCTGGATTAGAAGAAGGAGCACAAGAGCAATTTGAAAAAGCAATCAAAGAAATAGATCAAGATAAAAAGCTTAAAGAACAGCTATTAAGAAAAGGTTATACAGCTGTTTCAAGAAGACTTAATGGAAAAATACTTTTAATACCTCTTGATGTAGACTCTGACGCACAAGAATTCCAAGACTTATTAGGAGAAATATCTGAAAAATCTAAAACTTTAAGTACAACTAATATAGATGATAAGGGTAAAGTAAAAGATGCTGCTGCGTCAAAAGAAATAAATGCGGATATAAAAAGCAAAGTGTTTATTTCTGGCAAACCTGGTGATAAACTAACACTATCAATCAATGCAAAAGGTGATGTTATACTGCAAGGTAAACAAGGTGGTAAAAGTGTCAATGCAAGCCTAACAGCAGAAGAGTATTCTATTAAAGGATTCAAAGGCTTGATAGATAAGTTTAATGAAAAGGGCAATATATCAACTAATAACTTTAGAGTTAATATACCTAAAGAAGCAACATTACAACAAATAAAAGACTCTACTACCTCTACTCTGCAAAGAATCAGACCTGCAACAAATAGAGTAATATATTTTAGTGTAGACTCTGAAAGAAAAGAATCATCTAAGATTATTGAGAATCCACAACCTAAAGATCAAAATACTAAAACAAATGACAAAGTAGACTTAGGTAAGGTATCAGAGATGTCTAAGAACTCTGATACAGTTGCACCAACTGACCAAATAGCTGAAGAGGTTAATGCTGCTATAGCTGCTAGAGATGCACTTAAGAAAAAAATATACAAAGAAGCAAAAGCTCAAGGATTAAATAGAGGTAAAGCACTAAAAGAAAGTAAAGAGTATAAAGCTGCTGTAGAAAAAGTAAATGAAGCAAAGAAAAAATTAAATGGTGAAGCATATAAAATATTACCTGAGAACTTTAATGGAGTTGAAACAGAGAAAGTAGATGCTTTTATAACTTGGGCTAATGAAAACTTACCAGAGTTTATTACTGTTGGTAATGTAAATGAAATAGGTAACAGGCTAAAGAACAATGGTATAACTGCTGGTGCATTTATTATGGCACTCAATGATATAGCAGGTAAAGTAAATATTAATGGTACCATATATGTAGGCACACATGGTTTCAGATACCATGAAGCATTCCATTCTGTATTTAGAATGCTATTGACACCTGAAGAACAAAAGCAATACTTAGCTATTGCAAACAAAGAGTTGAGAGCTAAGCTAAGAAGAGAGGGTAAAAACTTTGAGGTTGAGTTACAAAACTTTAGAAATCTATCTGCACTATATAAAGGATTTAGTAGAGCAAGACTAGAGCAAGAGTTTTTAGAAGAATATATGGCAGATGAATTTGAGAAGTTCAAACAAGGACCTAAAAATTCTACTGCTGGCGGATTTATTAAATCTTTATTTACAAGAATACTTAACTGGATTAAGACTGTACTAGGAGGATTTAGTAAGAATCAACTAAAAACTCTGTTTGAAAACATAGATGCAGGTAAGTATAAGTCTAGGGGTATTGCTAATAATATGTTTACTAATGCTTTGACACAAGGTATTACAGTTGATGCATATAAACTTCTACCTACTAAAGAGATAGCAGGAGACAGAAGAATAACATATGAATACCTAGATCCTAATACTGCAACGTTTTTAGTAAATAGTTTTGTATCAAGATTAATACAATTGAATGATAAGCCTGGGAGTAGATCATTAACTGAGATAGAAGATCAAGTATTTGATGAGTTTGCTGACTTATATGACTCAACTAATTCTAGGTATGATAATATAACAGATGAGCAATATGACAGACTATTAGAGATAGAAGAAGCAATCAACTACATGTCTGATACATCTTCTGCAGACTCACGTCCTCAGCTGATGTTAGCTGCTAGAGAAATGATAGATACATTCCAGCTTAAGTTAGATAATAATGCTGATATAAATGAAGTCTTTGAAAATAATCTAGGCCTTAGAACTACAGATCAGTTTGATACTGATGCTAGTATGAAAGGTGGTGTAACAGCTTTACCATTAAAGTTAAGACTATATATTGCTACAACAACCTTAGAAGATACAGACTACTTTGGTAATCAATTCTTAATTGATCCCGTTACTGATGAAAAAGGTAATATAACTACAGAGGGAGAAAAACTAATTGTTCCAGTTGATATAGATGCTGTATATAATGGTATACTAAAAGCAGTGAAAAACAAAACAGATGCTTTTGACATATTATCTAGCTTATACGTATTTGGTAGAACAAATAAACACACTAAAGCATTTGTTGACAGATTGTTCAATGATATGGGTATAAATGGTGAAGAAATGATTGAGTCAGGTCAGTTACCAGAACTTGTAGGAAGACCTGGATTTGTAATGCAAGTAATTAAGTCATTCCAGAATGCAAGAGTAAATTATTTATTTATTCAAACTGACACAGCAACAGGTAAAAACTTTTATTATGATGCTGCAACAAGAGATGCTGCTAAAACTCAGCTAGGTGCTTGGCAACAAATGTATGATCAAAAACTTAGTATAATAAAGTCAGATCCTAGATTTAAAGGTAGAGTTCAAGCTACACTAAAAAGAGCAATAGGTAGACTTCAAGCAACTAGAGGAAGAATAGATAATACTAAGTTTGAGCTAGAGGCTATGAGATTATCTCAAGATATATTTGACGCTATAGGTATAAGATTTTCTCCAGCTTATTTGCAATTGAGTATGTTAAAAGCAAGTCCAGAAAACATAGCTAAAAAAACAAAAGCACAGCAGATATTATTAGATAACAATATTAATGTAAGATCTTTGAGTGTAGAGGATTTGTCTGCAATAAAGGATATTGTATTAGCAGGAGGTAATATATACGCAGAAAGTAGTGGTGCTGCATCAAGACTAACTGCACTAGCAATAGGTAATCAAAAACTAGATGAACAAGTAGGAGCAACAACATTTACAAATGCAGATGGTAATTTAGTTTATGCACATCAAATGCCTACATTCCATACAAGAATAATAGCAAAATTAAATGATGAAGACTTTATTGAAGAGTTGATAGAAAGATTCCCAAACAATCCTTTGATACAAAGTGAAGCATTTAGAACACTGTCAGCTGATAATAAAATAGAGCTTATAAGACTTGCAGGATTTAGAAAAGGTAGAATATCATTATCAGAACAAAATGAGATTATAAGTGATGGTACTAAAAGTGTTGCATATGCTAAAACCTACGGTAAGCAATCACCTCAAGAATTTATTATAAACTTAGTAAAAGCATATACATTTAATTTCAATACAAATACTTTACAGAATAAACTAAGTAATGGACAGGCGCTGGTACCAACATTGATAAGAGTAATGGAAGCAAGTAATACAGGTGATATGATTAATCTACCTGTTATAAAAGCAGCGGAGTTACAAAACAAAACTTTGAGCATACCTAAAGAGGCACTAGATATATTTGTAACACAGATACAAAATGAATATGCAAGAATAGTTAGAGAAGTGCAGACTCCAACTCAGGATCTAATAGTAGGCTATAATGCTGATAACAATGGTGTTTCTACACTAGATACAAAAGATGGTAGAGCATATAAATTGTTTAATACTAGGTATTTACTACCTGCAGATTCTGTAAAAATATTAGAAGAAGAAGCATATAAAGGTACACCATTTGCTGACGCAGCAAAGTTAGCAGTAGAGGGTGGATTTTATAATGCAGTTAAAAAGAGCTTACTAGATGAATTTAATAAATTCTTTGACTTGGTAGGTAGTGATATAGCTAATGACGCAGGTTTTATAGCAGGAGTACAAAATGCTGATGGTAGTGTACAAGGAGAAGATATAGCTATAGCTAATCAACAACTTAACTTAGTTCCAGGACAGTTTAAATTAAATCTAGCACAGATATATTTTAATGATAAAATTAATACCACTGCAATAAATGAACTTATATTAGGTGATGAAGCAGTAACATTAAAAGATTCAATTGATAAAATCAAAAGAGCAAAAGGTCAAAATGGTGCTATACGTTCAATAGACTTTGGCTTTACAGCACCAGAGTTAGGTATTAGACACAAATTAGAAAACATAGAAATATATCCTTTTACTGATCCTACATTTGAAAAGCAATCTGGAGAAGGAATGCAAGAACAAACTGATGGTCAAATATATAATACTGTAAAAGGATTCAGATATTCACAGTTTGGTATGGGTAATCTTACTGAGTCAATGGCAGATATTCTTGATGATGTTCAGTTTGGTGACAATGTTCCTTCTGTAAGAATTAATAGTTATGTTAGTAAACAAAATGCTTTAAATTCTAAAAAGTTTGTATACTTTGATGGTCAAACATATATGAAGATGTCTAGTATTACTCTTTCTCCTGAGTTTACATCTCTTAAAGATGAGAACGGACTTTATACTATACCTAAACCAAATAAAGTAGAGCTACATAATCTTAGAGTTAAGATGGAGGCTTATGAAGAAACTAATGATGCTGTTGTCTTTGGTGCGCCTACTAGTGCATTAAAGATGTTAAAAAAGAATATAGATACATCTGATCAAGCATTTAGTGAAACTGCTTTAACCAAAGGTGATCTAACAACAGTTAAAGCAGAATTTATGGGCTTACAAATGGTAAATCCATCAAACAAGATTGAGATTACTTCTGGTACACAGATGAGAGTATTGCTTACAAGTGAACAGAATAATGTTGAAGAAGTAACAATAGATGGAGTAAAACTAAAGGTAAGAGATTTAAGAAATCTTTACAATGATAATATAGCAGGTAAAGTAGGATTAGCATATGGTCTAAAGAAAAAATTATTAATAGATGAACAAGGTAATATAGATTTATTTACCTTTTTAAAGTATGCAATCAGAAACTTAAAGTCTGCTAAAACAACAAGTAATATCATAGAACAATTTGAGATTGATGAGAACGGGCAAATGAAGTATGGTCTTAACTCACCACATATGGTAGAAAAAGCAGAGCAGCTATTCTTATCATATTTTAGTACTGCATTAAAAGATAAACAACCAGGTATGAGTTTGGCTCTTATGTCAGATGCTGGTGTTAAGATATATAGAAGGGTATTTGAAGTAGATGAGAACGGAGTACCAACTAGATTTGAAGTAATTAGAGAGAATGCATTCCATACATCTGGTTTAGCTGCAGACATAAATATATCCACAGATAATTTTACAGACTTACAAAATGCTCTTAAAAATACTGATGCAGGTGTTATTGTAGTTGATAGACTTAGATCTGATTTAGTAGATTCAGACGGATCAAAATACTCTGAGTTTATTATGCCAGCTCATTTCCAGTCTGTACATGATGCTTTTTACAATAATGATCAGCCTTTACCAGATGTATTACAAAAGCATTTTGGTTTACGTATTCCATCTCAGGATAAACATTCCTCTATAAATTTAAGACTTGTAGATTTCATGCCACATTATATGGGCTCTACCGGTGTATTTGCTAGAGAAATACTAGAGAGATCTGGGGCTGACTTTGATATTGATAAGCTATACACACATATGAAAGAGTTCTATGCAGAAGATGGAAAATTCTTTGAGTATGGTAAAAATGGATACAAGGATTATATGACTTATGTAGATAAAATGCTTTTATCTGGTAAACCTAATATATTCAAAGACGCTTATGAAAAGTACAGTCAAGGTGTAGATAATGTAAAACCAGAGGATGTGAAAGCTGAAGTTCTCAACACATTAGGATTACCTATGACAGAGGAAGCTTATGATGCATATGTAAAAGAAAAGGGTGAACCATACGCTGCAGCTTACTCAAATAAAGACTTAGATTATAAGTATGCTCTTTTAGGTAGTAAAGCAATGACAGAAGCAGCACCCGGTGAGACACCAATAGTTGCACAAGAAGCTGCATTGTCAAGATTACAAGCAGCTAGAACATATATGGAAAAAGAGGTTCCTGAGTGGGCTGCAGAAAATGCTGACGTAGATGTAGATGTTAATGGACTATTAGGTAAGTTTTTATCATATAAGAATAACAAAGAAGGAGCAGCAAACATTGGATTAGCTGTTAAACCTAATCTTGTATATAGTATAATGAGAGAATATAATGTTACTAATGATTTTAGAAAATCATTTACTATAAATAAAAATAAAGCAGGAAATTTTGTAAGTAAAACTGAAAAAGAAAGAACAGCAATATTATTTGATGAGCTTATAACTGCAATGGTAGATAACGCAAAAGAAAGAATGGCAGTTAAGTTAGGTCTTAATAAAGAAAATTTACCTTTAGTATCTGCTGCAGTTGCAGTAGGTATACCATTGAATGACATAATATTATTTTTGAATGCTCCACTATTTAAACAAGATCCTAGACTACCAGCTATTGATGGTAAAGCTGTTTCTATAACTACAACAGAGATATTAAAAGATTATAAAGGCAAATCCTCTAGGGAGATACAACGCAAAATGAAGCAAATAAAATCAAGGTTAACTTCCATAGCTGCTGAAGCAAGAACTATGGGCTCTGTTATGAACTTAGATAAAGGATTAGGAAAAGATTTTTCTAGTGTTTTGCAAACATCAAATGAAATAGCAAGATTAACAGATGATGGAACAGATGTGATATACAAAACATACTTTAATCAATACATAGAAATATTTGAAGATATTACTGATAATGTATTACCAAAAGTATTTTTTAGAGCTAATCCTAGATTTGTAGCTGCATTATCTAATATTTTAAAAGAGCAGGTATCAAGAACATTATTTGACACAACTAATCAAATCAATCTACAAAAGGTAAATAAAATATCATTAGACTTTTTGTCTTTCTTATTAATTAAAAAATATCAAGATAAACTTTTAGAAAGCAATAGTAAAAGCGTAGGTTCTTTAAGTAATGAATTTATATATGAAACTGGTAAAGGAGAGTCTGTTATTGATGTTGTAAAAAAATTAAGAAAGCTTTCAAAACAAGATAATTATTTCTTAAATAATTTCTTACAAACAGTAGAAGCAACAGATCCTAATAGCAAAGATGGTTTAAATAAAGTAGTATCTAACACCTTTGCTAGATTAAGTGATAATCAAAAAGTCAAAATACAGAATGGTTTTGCAGCATTGTATGGAGATGCACTTACAAGACCAGATGCAATAAAATTATTACACTACATTATAATCAAAGATGGCTTACAATTTAATACGGGATCTATAATGGAAGCATTATCACCATTTGTACTAGAACACTTTTTAGATAAAACACAAGATGGCATAGAGGTTACAGATGAACTAAGAGATGAGTTTATTAATGGGTATTTTGCAAGTCCAACATCACAAGGATATTTGACAACAATACTTCCTAAAGATGTAAGCGACAGTAAAAAAATAGTAGATAAAAAAGAAACCTATAGTTTTGACCCTGAACAAGCTTTTGAAACAGGGATAGAAGGTCAAGAATATATAATGATTGGCAACGGGTTATTCAAAAAACAACCAGCAACTAGTAAAAATATTGATTATGCTAGAGTTGAGTTTATGGGTAGTGTAGGTCAAAATGGTATTGGTTTTATGTTTAATACTCCAGGATTTCAAAGACCTAGTACTAGAAGCATACAGAATAAACAAGACAACAAATCATCAAAAAATCTAAAAGAAACATTAGCTGATCAAGCTGAACTAAATAGATTAGATGCATTAGGTTTTGATCCTGGTGCAGATATCACAGCTAATGAAAAAATGATAGAAGTTGGCAAGCAAAAAATTAGTAACTTAGTAAAAGAAAGAACTGAGGCAGTAGAAGTACCTGAAGAACAAGCAGATCAATTTGATTCTGTTGAGGGAGAAGTTTTACCTCAAACAACTAGTAAGATAAGAGATTTACTGAAAAGTAAAACAGGTATTAATGAACAAGTACTAGGAGACTTTTGGAACAGTGAGATAAATGATAACCAAGAAAGAAAACAAAAGCTTGGATATGACACATATGGTAATATGCTAGCTGCATACAGAAGTGTGAATAATGTGTTTCCATTAACAGAAGAAGAGTTTATAGAACAAACAAGATGTAAATTTTAATTATGGCATGTTTTAATAAAAATACAGCAGAGTACAAAGAACTAAAAGCAGAGTTTGGTCAGGATATAATTGTTGACGCAGCAATTATCAATTACCAAAGAACTACTAATAGTACTATTATACCTAATCTTGTTCAGGTACAGCAAATGGAATCTGATATGAAGGTAATGTACTCAACTATGAAGAGGGAGTTTGGTCAAGCTTTAGTAAGAAACCTAATTGAAAAAAAGCTAGCCACTAAAAAATACAAAGGATACCATTATGTAAATGCTACTGACGGCCTAAGCTTTGTTGCTAATCAAAGTATACTGAATAAAAATATTGAAAAGATATATAAATATTTGGATGCTAATAATATTCCTGCGGATACAGTTAGTATAGAGAGAACTAAGAGATCAGCACGTATAACAGTTAATGATGGTCTCTTTAAGATAAATGATATAGTTCCTGAGAACAGACCTGCGGATACTACAAGGACTCTTGCAATAGTAGAACATCTAGGAAGAATGTTTCCACAAGTTCAGATAGATGTTGTATCTGTAGCACAAGCTAGAGAATACTATAACTCTTTAGACCCAAGACAAAAGGCTAGAGTAAAGTTTGATGATATAAAATCATATTATGTAAATGGTAGAGCTGTCCTAATTCAAGGTAGAGTAAACTCTAATACTGCAATAGAAGAAATACTACATCCATTTGTAGATGCAATAAAAGTAGAGAACTCTGAGTTGTTTGATAACCTATTAGAAGAATCCAAAGAAACCTTTGCAGAACTAAAACAACAGATAGATGATACGTATAGTAACAAAAATGGATTTAATCAATTACATAGAGATCTAGAACTAGTTACACAATCATTAACTAGACACTTTGCATTAGAGTATGAGACTACACCTTCTCAATCATTCTTACAAAGAGTAAAGGATTTCCTTGCATGGTTTGCAGGAGTTTTAAACAACTTACATAAGTACATTACGGGTGATGCTACGCCTGTATTTAAGGTGAGTCAGATTCAAGCAAGAACAAATCTTTCTGACATAGCAAAGATACTTAACACAACTGATGTAAGTTTTCAGCTGGAAATGAAAGCAGATGGAAAGGTTAGATATGCTTTATCACCTGAAAAGCAGAAGATAGTAAATCATATTAAAACTCAAGCAAATGATACTCAAAAGCAGATAATAGATAGACTTTTTAGTATTGCACAAAAACAATCAGATAGTATTGACTCACTATCAGCAGGGTCAGTAGTAGGTGAAAGCATTGTAATACTAAATGAGGAAAACCACACTTATTATGATATCACAACAGGTGAAGCATTTACATCCGCCACAAGAGCTATTTATGGTAAGTTAGAAAATGAAGCAGAGCTACAGGAAAACTTAGCAGTAGGTAATGACTTTGATGCAGTTGTAAATGCTATTTTATCAGATATAACTGCAGACCAGTTATTTGAAGATTTACAACAAGTAGAAAACAGTAAGTTTAAGAATGACAAAGCACTAGTAGATAAAGTCTATACTGATATAAGTACATTTTTATTAGGTTTAAGAGCAGATGGTACTGTTTTCATACCCCAGGTAGTTGTATTTGATAAGAACGCTAAAATAGCAGGAACTGCAGATATTGTAGGAATTACACCAAAAGGCACAATAAAGATTATAGATCTTAAGACTAGCAAAACACCGTATGCTAGCACTGCAAGAGAACAGTACAAAAGACAATGGGCTGTACAAAATGATAGTTTTCTAAAACCAAAAGGTGTAGAAATGTTATCTACTAGAGCTAGACATGGTATGCAAGTAAATATGTATAGAAGAATGTTTGAGAATATGGGCTATGAAGTTGAGACAGGTCCTTTTTCTGCACAGACATTCCATATTCATGTAGATATCTCAGGCAAAGGTGTAAATCAAAAATTCTTAGGTACATATAGAATGGATGGTATGGTAGTGCATCCTCCATCTTTAAATCAAGATTATATTGATATGCTGATACCTGAAGATCCAGATATTATAGCACAAGATAAAATAAAGGAGATAAGAAAACAAGGTAGAATGTATGATCCAGTAAATGATCCTGATTTTATAGAAGATGATTTAGAGTATCCAACAAGCCCACAGTTTGACCAAACGAGATATCAAAGTATTAATAGTAGTATAAAAAATTATCAGAAACATTTACAAGAACGTAAGCAAGCCCTAGAAAATTATAAGAAAAGATTATTTGTAGATAAGACGAATGAACAGGCATTACAGTATACGAACAATGCATTAGCCACTATAATGCTTGCGTTGGATACGACTAACCCTGATCAAGTTGCACTACAAAGTAATGTTTTTGTTCAGCTTATACGTGATGCAATAAAGGAGATGGACACATTTCTTAACTTTATAAAAGATGAAAAGAACTTTAATGATCCTAACTTTATTACATATTTATTGAATATTAAAAAGTTTACTAACTCTTACCTTGCTTTAAGAAGTATTTCTGAGTCAGGTATTCTCAATAAGACAGAGGGACAACTATTAAATACACTTACTACTAAAGTACAAAGCTTGGACGGCACTGATTATGATCAAGGCTTGATAAGACAAGCAATGTTAGACTGGGCCGAGAACTATGTAAAGAATAACTCTAACAGAGATTTTACTAAAGAACAGCTAAAAGATCTTGTGAGACAAGCAGAAGATATTAGTTTTCTAGATTTAAATACCAGAGACTTAGCTACTTTGCCTGACACACTACTTGCTCTTATTGCAAAAGAATTTAGTAGAGCCAGATTAAGAGGACAGGCTAGAGCAGAAGAGGCAAATACAAAGACAAGAGCTTTGGGTAATACATTATATAGACTTAGTGATAGTAAAAAACCAGAAGAAGTTTTTGAGTTTATGGCTGAAATGGATAATGGTAAGTTTACAGGAAGATTTGTACAAAAACTAGGTGATAAATATTATGGTAAGTTAGAAGAGCTAAGATCTAAACTTGTTCATGAAAATGGAGATTGGAAAGAGTATAGAGAAATCAAAAATTTAGAAGAGGATGTAGAAGATATAAAATATAATTTAGAGTTGTATGCAGATAGACAAGCACATGCAGCATTTTGGAGAGCAGAAACTAAAGATGAAAACGGTAACCCTGTAGCAGGAGAGTTTCATGAGTATACACAAGAGTGGAAAGATATTAGATCTAAGTATATGAGTTTTATTCCACAAGGTGAGAATGGTTATTGGATATTCAAGGCGGGTATAAAACCTGAGCAACAAGAAGAATTTTACTTAAAACACTATGATGTAGTAGAGGATGGGCAAATTATGGAAAAGAAAAATGGTGTGCCTACAGGTAGAATGATACCTGCTAAACTACAGTTTCCAAAAAGAAAATACAGACAAGCTAGAGCTGACAGAACAGATTTACAAAGTGATAAGTATAATAAACTTATGTCTGACAATACTGCTTTAGGTGTAGCAAGAAGAGATTTTTATAATCACTTTATGCAAGAGTATAACAGACAACTAAAGAAGTTACCTATGTCTGTCAGAGATCAAATGTTAGGATATGCTCCTATTGTACAGGGTCAAATATTATCAGAAGCACGTAAAAAAGGTATTCTACCAGCGTTCCTTAGAACCATGGGTAGACAAATAAAAGATACATTTACATCTAGCATGTCATTTAGAAGGGTAGCAACAGATGAAAATGGTAATTTAATTGATTCAATACCTATAATGTTTGTGGGTAGACCTAGAACAGATAAACAATTACAAGTCATAGATGATAAGATAGCAGAAGTAGAACAAGCTAGAAAGGATGGAACTCTTTCAGGAGAAAAATATCAAGCAGAGATTTCACGGCTAACTAGTCAAAGAAAAGCTGTCCTTGGAAAACCTAGAGCAGATGAAGTAAGTATGGACTTTGCTGATTCCTTGATCAAATTTACTGGTATGTCATCTATGTATGAAGCTATGGATGACATAGAAGATACACTTCTTGGTATTAAAGAAATAGTAGATAAGAGAACTTATAGAGAAAATGAGTCAAAAGGTGTTATTAGATATGTAAAAGGAACAAGAGATTTCTTTGCTGGTAAACGAGGTAACAAATCCAAAGAACAAGAAAATACAAAGAAAAGACTAGCCGCATGGTTTTCAATGGTATTTTATAATAGTGATGAAATGTCAAGAACAAGGTTAGATAAACTTACAAATGCTGCCATATCATATTCTTCTTTATCATACGTTGCATTTAACGCAATAGGTAACTTAAACAACTTAGCTATTGCATCTGCTAACAACTCTATAGAAGCTCTAGGTCAAAGATTCTTTTCAAGAAAGAATTATGCTAGAGCAAACGCTGAGTTTTATGGATTGAATGTAGCACAAGGTTTAATTAAGAGATTAGGTATGTCATCAATAAAAGGTGGTGGAGATAGATATGATCCTAAAAAACCTATGAACAAATGGGAGGCAATGGCATTAGATAATCAAATGATGGATGCTTATGCAGATATACGTGAATCTATTCAAGGTCAAGGAGCACTAAATGATGATTTCTTTACATACTCTGGCTTTATGGACAGACTTAAAACTTTTGGTTATTCTTTACAGGATGCTGCTGAGTACAAGGTACAAACAACTGTAGGTACTGCACTACTTATGGATTTAACAATGATGAACAGTACAACAGGTGAAAGAATGAGTTACTATGATGCGCATGATTTTGACTCTAAAACTCAAACAGTAAAATTAAAAGAAGGTTTTGATACTGTTGTTGAGAAAAGCTTAACAGGTGAAGAAACTCTAGTTCCCTTCACTGAGAATTATAAGTTTGATTTAAGAATGAAGATCCGTGAAGTTAATAAACAGATTCATGGTAACTATGCAAGAGAAGATAGAACAGTATTACAAAGACATAATATTGGCCAGTTAATATTTCAGTTTAAAAAATGGTTGGCCCCTGCTATTAGAGCTAGATGGCAAAGAGAATACTATGATGAAAATCTAGGATGGATGGAAGGTAGATACAGGTCTGCCTTAAGATTCTTTGCATACTTTATGAAACAGGTTGGGCAAGCTAACTTTAGAGCTGCTAACTTTAGAGATTATATGAAGTCACAATATGGTAAAGAAGGTACAGGAGCTCAAGAACAAGAAAGATTACAGAATCAAGTAAAGGGTATTCAAAGAACAGTTGCTGACATATCTATGATAGCAGCTGCTCTTTTAACTCATTCATTACTCATGGCTCTATTTGAAGATGATGATGATGATATGGATCCAACTCTTAGAAGATTAAGGAACCTTGCTATTTATCAAGCTGATAGAACATACAAAGAACTTGTAATGTTTATACCTGTAACAGGTACAGCAATAAATCAAGCAGGTGATTTTATTAGTGATCCTATAGCATCTACTAGAAACTTAGGTGCAATAGGTGAAGCACTTAGTTCATCTATGTATTTTGGTTACAGAAAACTTAAAATGGCATCACCTGTTGGTGGACTAGATGGTGAGTGGGGTATATCAAGAAGAGAGCATAGAGCTTTACTTGAAGACTCTGACTTATACTATCAGTATAAACCTAGAAAGGGAGATCTCAAAGCATGGAAGGAAATTAGAGATGCCGTACCTGCATTATATACTATACAAAAGTGGGAAGGGTTCCTCAAACGTCAAGACTTCTATATTGATTAAATGAAAGCTATTTTAGAACTGATATTAATTGCAGTGTTATTCCTTATAGGAACTGTAATTATAAGTATACTCAGTTTACTATATAGTCTAAAGAATACAGTTAAAAGATTGATTAGTTTATTAAGTAACCGTAAGGGGTTGACTCTACATCTGTACCTATAAGCATATTTTCTATTTTGAATTCTGCTACTTGTACTGCATCTATATATGGGTTATAGAACTCACCACTACCTTCTAGACTTATTCTATCTCCTACAACTGACTGTACATCAACATATGCCCAGTTAACATAGTCATTTTCTCCTATGATTTCTAGACCTGCTAGTTTATCATCAGTTCCTAGATGATCATAGATTCCAGTATCTAGTAAGTCATCATCCATGTCTCCTTCTAAGTCATAGGTAAATAAAGCAAAGTGTTGTCTATCTAATCTGGGTTGTCCATCATCTACTTGTAGATAAAGTACAAAGATTTTTCTTCTGAAGCCGTCTACATCTTTGACTGCTCCATATGTATTGATAACAGAGTATCTTTCATATGGGTCAAATGCAACGCCATCTAATGATATTTCAAAAACAACTTCTGGTTCAGATATGACTTCTTCCTTTTCACATCCTAGTAATAGAAGTAAAGTAAGTAATAATAATAATTTTTTCATGATTGTAAATTTAAAACTGTGATGCTTGATTTGCTTGTTCAATTGCTTCCTCTATTTCTTGCAATGTAACTGGACATTCTAAGTCCAATCCTGCTTTCCACACTTCTTCTTTGAAACCTTCTTTAAATAAGATTATTGTTGGTGCCATACGCACTTTGTACTTCTTTTTTGCTTGGGGTGCTTTACCTATATCAACACGCACATAAGGGATATCTATTTTACTCCAGTCAGCAAATGCATTGGCCTCATTGAACTTAGCCCAAAACTCTACTATTACTAAAGGCTCATCCTCACCATAGGCACTCTTACCACTGATAACATCTTCTATATTTGAGTCATCTGCCCATTGCTGTGAAAAACTTAATAAGGGCAGAAGTAATAGTATTACTATTATGAATTTTTTTAACATTACTATCTTCTTTGTTGTAATTCATACAATCTTTCATCAATTTTATCAAGTTGCTCTTTCATTGATTCTACATCTTCTTGTGTATCTAAAATTGTTTGACGAATTAATTCATCTTTAAGATCATACTCTATTCTGTCTATAACAGGAGCAGGTAATTCTTTTGCCTCAGCAATGTCTGCTTGGAGTGCAAACCACATACCTACTAATGCTGCTATACCTGTACCAATCATTCCTAATGTTTTTAAATCTAAAGTTACTTTAGTATCTTCACCTATTTGCTTTGCCATTTTATTTTATTATTTAAATGAAAAGTTCAGACCTACACTGCTCTGAAATAATTCACTGTCCCAAAATTTTGCGTACTCTCCTTCAATAAATATTCCCAATGTTTTGCTCAGCCTCCAGCCAAAGTTAACTCCTGCTGAATAATCATCCCATTGCTCTGGCTCAGCATCTTGTCTTAATCCTCCTTTACCCCAGTTATTTCTATTTAGATAACTAAAGTTTTCATCTCCTGCAATGTACTTGTGATAAGGAAGAATCCAGTTAGCATATGCATGTAACCAGAAGTTAGGCTTATAGTGATAAAAATCAAATCCTACAATTGGTGCTACTTCTCCAAATGGGTCTATTAGATCCCACTGCTCATTATTAAATCTGTTAATTAAATCTCTGAATACTGTATTACGGAAGTCTAAGTCTGAGTATGCTACAATTCTATCTTCTGAATCTCTCCATATCCAGTCAAATGTTGTATCACCTGTTTGCTCATCAGTGTAAGTTGTAGCATGGTCCGTATATCCATACTCATAACCTAAGCTATACCATGGATTAGCAGGATACTCTATAACTTCTCCTGTCTGAGGATTTGTCCATGTCTCAGTTTCATTTAACCATATTTCAATTGGATTGTATCCATAAGCACGTTCATGCGTACGGTAGATTGCACCGGCTGATATACTAAACTTTTTACCAATTGGTAGTCTAGCTCTGACCTCAGCTGACTGATAGTCTAAGTTAATCTTTCCTACAGCTCTTGACTCAGCTTTTATAATGTGATATTTTCCTGTCCACTTAACAAAGAATCTGTGATTATCAAATACTTCTCCCCTGTTTCTTTCTTTACCTACATCAAACTGATATTCTAATCCTGTTAATGCTGAGCTAGGTGCAGTAAATGCTAACTGCTGCTCTGTACCATCATACCAGTTTCTTGGCTTTCTTTCATAATTAAAACGTGCAAGCTTTCTAATACCAAAGCTCCATCTGTAGTCAAATTCAAAGTATTCAGTTACGTCTATTACACGTGGAATACCGTAGAGATCACCATCTGCAGGTCTCTCTACAAAGAAGTCTTGTCTGCTTGATTCATAAGAACTACGTGCATCACCGGCTGCATACACAGTACCGTACTGTAGAAAGTCTTTGTATAAGGCTTTGAAGAATTTACCTTTTTCCTTTTCTTCTTGACCATGAGAAAGGTTTGGTAAGCACAATAAGAGCATAAAAACCAACAGACCTAAATATTTTTTCATATTTAAAGTTTAATATTAATCTATGTTTGTGTTGGTTATATAATATAATATACAAATAAGAGTTTAAATAAACAATATTTATCCCTCACAACTTGCACATTCAAGTATATTTCTGGAAAAAGCTTGTGCTGAGCTTTGGCTGAACTGATAGTATAATGTCTTTACACCTAACTCCCAAGCACTTAGATATAGTTGATTTATATCTTTTGCAGGCACACTAGGATGTATCATTAAATTTAAACTTTGAGATTGATCAATATACTTCTGTCTTTGTGCAGCTTGTATAATTAATTCTTTAGGTGATATCTCAATAAAAGATTTAAACACAGCTTTTGTAGGAAAGTCTAGATGCTGGACAGACCCATCTTTCTTTAAAATGTCTTCCCAGGTTTCTTCATTATCTAAACCGTACTTGTTTAACTCTTGTTTTAAGAAAGGGTTTTTGTATATGGTTTTAGTCTTAGCTAAGTCTTTTATAAAATAGTTAGATTTGATTGGCTCAATACCCATAGAAACAGCACCATGTATGAAACTACTTGATTTAGTGGGTGCTATAGCCATTAGAGTAGTGTTTGCGTACCCCTCCCTTATACACTCATAACCTTTCTCATTAGCTAAGTATCTTGATGCAACTTCTGATTCTTCTTTTAAATGTTTAAATATCTGATTGTTTAAACTTTTAGCTTCCATTGACTCAAACTCAATAAGTTTAGATTGTAGTAAACTATGATAGCCTAGCACACCTAAACCTATAGCTCTATGCTTCTTAGCAAATGTATAAGCTCTTTTTAGGCCAGCCTTTACTTCTGCTTTTGCAATGAACTCATTCATTACAGCATTCAAGAAGAATACATATGTACCTATTGCATCAGTTTGGATAATATCATCCCAGTGTAATAAGTTTATAGAACCTAAACAACATACAAAAGAGTTGTAACTATCTGTTGGAAGTTGTATTTCTGAACATAAATTAGATGCGGTTATCTCTAAACCTAGATCTTTATAAGGAGAATTGTTATTACTATTATCTTTGAACATTATATAAGGGAAGCCAAACTCATTCCTTCTTTGAATTACTTTGGCCCACAATGCACGCTTCTCTTGATCACCTTCTTTCATTTCATTGAGCCACTGATCACTAACTGTGACACCATACTGTAAATTTTGTATTGGGTTTCCCTCAGTTCCAATATCTAGAAAGTCTGCAGCGTCTGGATGTTCAAGTGGTAAATACACTGCACATGCACCTCTTCTTGCCTCAGACTGTTTACAAACATCTACAACAGTATCATAGATCTTTGCGTAATGCACAGGGCCATCTGCTAAACCTCCAGTAGAAATTACTGATCCTCTAGGTCTAATGTTACCTAAGTATGCACTGGTTCCTCCACCATACTTTGACATCATACCTATTTCTCTCCCTGCATTTAGTATACTATCTAAATTGTCATCAACGTTACTACCATAACAACTAATAGGTAATCCTTTTTGTTTACCAAAGTTAATCCATACAGGTGTAGATAAACTATAGTAACCCAAAGACATATAGTGCTCAAACTTTTGTGCAAAGCCTGGCATCTGCAAATACTTTTCTGCTGTATTTGCTATATCTTTTATTCTTTGTTCTGGTGATTCTGATATATATCCTCTTGATAAAAATTTACGGCTATCTTCATTTAGCCAATAGTACTTACTAAATTCCATTAAAATAAATCATTTACTGTTATACTTTTACTTTTCTTATTATAATCTATTTGCTTTTTATAGAAGAAGTCACCTTCTTTTGTAGACTTCATTTCAACTTCAAACCACTTAGTAGCTTCAAGCATATTCTTATCTACATCAAACAAAGGTAACATATCTATCTTTTTTAGGGAATTATTAAATCTATTTTTGATAAAGTTCTTTATTGTTTCTTTGGGTAGGAAACTTAACTCACCTGTTTCAAAGATCCAGTCAAGTATATCACACTCAGCTATATAAGCTTTTTTACATGCAGAGTGTATTAAGTTATGAAACTCTTCATCAAACCACTCAGGGTTTTCTTTTCTGATTATATTTATAATCTCTGCTCCAAAGTTACCGTGAATGTCCTCTTCTTTGGATGTTGCCTCAACTACATTAGATATACCTTTTAATATACTTCTATCTTTATTAAAAGACATCATAATTAAAAACTGGCTAAATAAACTTACATGCTCAATAAATAAAGAAAACAATAGTACAGACTTAGTGTACATCTTATTGTCTCTACTTCTAGAACCATCTAAGTACTTTTTTAAGTATTTAATTCTACCTGCTATAGCTGGTATCTCAACCACACTTTTAAATTCATCTTCTAGGCCTAATATTCTAATTAGTCTAGCATAGGCATCTTTATGTCTAACTTCTGATTCAGCAAATGTAAATCCTACATCTCCTATTTCTGTTATAGGCATACGCTTATATAGATCACCCCAAAATGTTTTTACATTGACTTCTATCTGTGCTATAGCTAACATAGTCTTCTTGATAACATCACGTTCTTGATTTGTAATATTTACTTTGAAGTCTTGTATGTCTTCTGTAAAGTTAAACTCTGTATCAATCCAATAAGAGTGTCTTATAGCATCTTTATATGCTAGTAGTTGGGGATATTCATATGGTAATATGTTAGTTCTGGGCATAAAAATGTTCTTGTTCATAATTTAAAATTTAAGGGTTGAAGACAAAAAGAAGCATATAGCTAGAATACTATATGCTTCAGGACTATTCACTATAATAATCTATAAAAATAAATTATCCCTTACAAGTTTTTTTTTATATTTTCCAATCAACGTACGTAATCTGGATTGTCAAGAATAAAAATCCTAATTCTAAACCATAAAAAGGTCTGAATTTTTCATCTTCACATTTCACTGTACAGTTGATAGTTTTGAACCCTAACAGGGTTTCATTAGGTAGAACATTAAAGTATACTCCTAATCTATTTTGATTTTTAGAAATTGTATTCATATAAAATTTGGTTTTTGAATATTAAAAATAGGACAGTGTCCGTAAACAAATATAATGTTAATTGTATTAACCACATAATTTTTGTATATTAAATATATAACCAATAAACGAAGAATTATGTTTAAGAATATTTTAGATGGCATCTGGAACTTCTCTTTAAAAAAAGGGTGGAACTGGATATGGTCAAAAACGGATATAGATGAAAAGGCAGTAGCTACAGTTAAAGAGATTAAGAAAAGATATAAGCTTACTGCACAAGAATTAGCTGATGTAGCTGATGCTATTAAAGAAGTAGGAAACCAGATAGGGGATCTTGATGATGCTGTATCAGGTGGCAAACGTAGAGGTAGACCAAAAAAGAATGGCTAGAGTAATACTCAGACCCTACGTTAAGCCTAGTAAAAAGAAAAGACCAGGCATCCATTCTAAGACTAAACAGTCTAATCAGAAAGGAAGCAAACTATATTTTAAAAAGTATAGAGGTCAAGGTAGATAAATGTTTAACAATTAAAAATTAGAATCATGGCTGAAAAATTATTTAAAGCTTTAGCTAAAAAAATGGGCAAAGACAAATCTATGAGCATCTTACAAAAGATGGCTAATGGAGGAGGCAATATGCCTAAAGACGTAACAGAACTTATGCAAGCTAGAAATGGAATGGGATCAATGATAAACCCAGAACTAAGTAAGGCAGAAATGGGCACAGAATATGAGTATGGTTACGGAGGTATGGTTAAAAAGAAGAAGAAGTCTAAAAAAAAAAAGTAAAAAATAAATATCAGATAGGAGGGCAGCACTCAACTGCAGCCACTTACTCTGGAAAATAATTTACTATGAATATTTTAACTGATATACTTAGTTTAATTAAGCAGGACAAATACGCAAGTTCCGCAGCAGACAATGATGTTATAGCAATAGGTGTACACGAACCACCAGACATGTTAGGCATAGCATCTCCCGTTCCCTATAAGTCTGTTAAAGTAATCAAACTCAAGGACTTACAAATACCTGCACAGATTTGTACCTATGTAAATGTTCCTGAGACAATACTTGGCAATACTGCTGGAGTATACAAGGAGACCGTTACAACAACAAATCCGCAAACTTGCACAGTCAAGTTGCGTAAACTCAAGTCCCTATCAGTTAACACTACAATCCAGGAAAACGGTGATTATATTGACATAACCACTACTGGGGAGCCTAACAAGGCCGAGAATCTATCTACTACAACTGGCTTAGGTGTATTTGCACAGAAGAATGGGGAAACGCTACAGTTTAAGTCTATTAAGGCAGATGGAGCAGGAGGTAAGTTTAGTGCTAACTCAGAGCTTATAGAGTTAGCCTATGCTAAAGATATCAGATTAACGTCACCTAACGGTAAAGTTTGGAAGATTAATGTAAGTGATGAAGGTACGTTGTCAGCAGTAGAAGTAACATAAAATTTAAAGTAATGCCAGCAAAGAAAAAGAAAAAGAGTACAGTAAACGCATCAGGTAATTACACAAAGCCAACTATGCGTAAAAGATTGTTTAACCAAATCAAAGCCGGTAGCAAAGGTGGTAGACCAGGACAGTGGTCAGCACGTAAAGCTCAAATGCTAGCTAAAAGATATAAAGCTGCAGGTGGAGGTTATAGAGGAAAAAAGAAATAATGTCAAAACCTAAGAAAAAATTTAAGGATACTAAAGTAGGCCAGTTTCTTACAGATAAAGTACCAGGTATACTTGGTGTAGTAGGAGATGTTTTGCCTGACGCAGGTGTATTAGGTGTAGTAAAAGGATTAATTGAAAAAGAAGATCCTGTAGTACTACCACCAGAGGATAAAGAGAAAGCAATGAAGCTGCTTGAACTTGATATGATAGAGATGCAAGAAATTAGTAAAAGATGGGATAGTGATATGAAGTCAGATTCCTGGCTCAGTAAGAATACTAGACCTATGAGTCTAATTTTTTTGACATTATCTATGGTTTTATTAATTTTACTAGATAGCTTTGAGTGGAGCTTCAATGTATCAACCGGTTGGGTAGATCTTTTGCAGACACTTTTAGTTACAGTCTATGTAGCTTATTTTGGTTCAAGAGGGGCAGAGAAGTTTCAATCAATAACTAAAAATAAATAAAATTGAATATATCTAAAGAAGTATATAAGTATTTAAAAACCAAAGCTGAGGCTGATAAGGCTAAGGCTCTTTTAAGTTTAGAACTACTAGGTAATAATGCAGTTGGTATTGGAGATCACTCTACTGGTGATTTCTATAAGAATGTAGATGAAGCATTTGAAGGACTGTGTGATGCACTTGATAGATTAGACGTATTAGATAAAAATTTTGAAGTAGAATGGGACTAACAAAAAGACAAAAGAGTCTTAAGAGATGGACAAAACAGAAGTGGAGAACACCTTCAGGGAAAAAAAGTTCAGAGACTGGAGAAGTTTATGCTCCGTCAAGAACAATAAAGAAACTTAAGTCTACTAAAAAGGGTAGAGCTAAGTTAGCAGCTGCTAATAAAAAGAAAAGGGCTGCAACTAAGAAAGGTAAACAACACGCAAGACATGGATTGCACAAAGGTAAAAAAAGATAACTATGGCAAAGCATAAAAAACAACAAGCAGCAATTGCAATAAGTATGAAAAAGAAAGGTAAGAAGCCTAAAGGAGCAAAGCCTATGGCTAAGTCACTTGTAAAGAAGAAAGCTGGTGGTTCAGTTTCTTCTAAAGGTGTCAAAGCTCCAGCAGGTTTTCACTGGATGAAAGCAGGATCAGGATTTAAGTTAATGAAGAATCCACCAAGTGGATATAAAAAACATCCTGGCTCATCACTTGTTGCTAAGTTTAAGATACAAAAGGTACATAAGAAGTAATGCCTAGAAAGAAAAAAGACCCTAAAGTAGGGACTGGTAAAAAACCAAAAGGTAGTGGTAGAAGGCTATATACAGATGAGAATCCTAAAGATACCGTACGTATAAAGTTTGCTACACCTGCAGATGCTAGAGCAACTGTAGCTAAGGTTAAAAAAATAAATAAACCTTTTGCTAGAAAGATACAGATATTAACTGTAGGGGAACAAAGAGCAAAGGTTATGAAAAAGACACAAGTTGCTTCAATATTTAAAAAAGGTAAAGAAGCTATAAGAAAGAAACATGGCAAAAAAAAGAGATCCAAGACTAGCTAGAGCAGGAGTATCAGGTTTTAATAAACCTAAAAGAACTCCTAACCATCCTAAGAAATCACATATTGTGGTAGCTAAGGAAGGTAATAAGATTAAAACCATACGCTTTGGTCAGCAAGGAGCAAAGACAGCAGGTAAACCTAAAGCAGGTGAGTCAAGTAGAATGACTAAAAAGAGAAAGTCTTTCAAAGCTAGACACGCTAAAAATATTGCTAAGGGTAAAATGTCTGCTGCTTATTGGGCTAATAGAGTAAAATGGTAAAGATATGTGGGAGTTATTCAAAGATCATAATGACATTAATGAGAAATCCATTATTGGGTTTATCTCATTCTTTGTTATGGTGGTTTTTGCATGCGCAGATCTTCTAACAGGATACTTTGGAAAAGATTTAGTGATAAATGAGTTTATATACAATTCATTTGTATGGGTAACATTAGGTTGCTTTGGAATTGCAGAGGTAGGTGCAGTACTAAATGGTAAAAAGAAAAATCCTCCAAAGAAAGAGGATGCAGATATTAATATAAATATAAGTAAGTAATAATGAATTTATTTCAGGAACTAACTAGTATGTTTTCAAGGAACCAGTTTGTGGTCAAGCCTCCTAAAGGCACTGACTACTTTCCTTTGGGTATACATAAAGGTAATAGAAGGGGTTCTATAACAAAATACCCGGAAGTAAAGTTAGTTACTCTTAAAGAGGTTGCAGACTATATAGCAACTGTCAATGATCAGAGACTTGATGAAGTACTAATTGTAGGTAATTATACTGGTGGTAGAGATATATTTGTTACTGCAGGTGACAGTGTTAGATTTACATCTACTTCTAAAATTACTATGGGAGATGATACTAATGATAATATTAATGACTCAAAGTTTGATATATTTCACAATGGTACTAATGCTGTAATCAACAATAAAAAAGGTAAACTTGCTTTAATTAATGAAGAAGAAGATGCTATAATGCCTTTTCAACTAAATGAAGGCTCTGGAGTTACAACATACTTTGAAGCAGATCCTAGTGGAGCTGCTAGGTTAGTTAGATATTATAAAGATATATTACTTAAAGATAATGTATTACTAAATGCAGGTGATGGAAAAGACTTTAGGTTTTATCATACTGGTTCACATTCTTATTTAGAAGTAGGCCCTAGTGCACCAGGTAATCTATATATTAGAAATAGAAATGAAACTGGTGATATTTTATTTGCTGCAGACACGGATGGAATGGGTACTACAGATACCTACTTTATGATAGATTCTTCTGCACTACAAACTCAATTTTTTTATAATGTAGAGCTTCAAGATCATGTAAGACTTGGTTTAGGAGACACAATGGATATGTCTTTGTATCACACAGGAAGTCAAGCTTACATAAGTAATACTACAGGTATACTAGATATCAAAAGTACAAATGGTAATCTGCAACTTTCTTCTGGAACACAAATAGATATTGGTAATAACTCCGGTGTTCTATATACATTACCGCTTGCAGATGGTACTGCAGGTCAAAGTGTAATAACTGATGGCTCAGGTGCATTATCTTTTGGTAATGCTGGTCTTGCTAACGGAGTTGTAGTTAATGACTCAAATGCAAACACAGACTTTCCAGTTGTATTCCATGATGAAAATAATAATTTATTAGATGATACGGGAACATTTACATATAGTCCTGGTAATAGTAGATTAAAAATAGATGCATTAACAATAGATAGCACAAAACTATCAGGAGTAAACATAGTTATAAACTCAGATCTATTAAGATTAGGTGAAGAAGGTACTAGTAAAAATTATTTGCAAGGTAGTGCAGGCGGTCCAGTTATAATATCTTATGATGGTGATAATAGATTCTCTACACAACCAGATGGTATTAAATCTATAGGTGTAGTAAAAGTAGCTAATACAAGCAATCAATTACAATTTACAATACCAGCAGCTCAAGGTACCGCAGGTCAGGTTCTAAAGTATCCTTCTTCTGGATCCACATTAGAATGGGGTAGTGTAGGAAACCAAAATCTATATGAAACAATTGCAATTCAAAATGCTAATGGTACTACTAATATACCAGCAACTACTACAACAGATACATTTACTATTAAAGAAGGAGCAGGTATAATACTTGATGAAGATGCAAGTAATCAACTAGTAGCTATTAAGCAATCTTCTGAAAGTCTACATACTAAAGGTAGTTGGCTTCCAACACTTAATGCAAGAATTGGTGTAACCCAACAAGCAGGATTTGAGGTAACTAATTATGCTATACAACAAGGTAGATGGCATAGACATGGTAACTTAGTAACTGCAATGTTCAAACTTAGAATAAATACTGATCAAATAACTCTATCTAGTAATACTAAGGGTGTATTATACATAGAAACTTTTCCATATGATTTGGCATCAGGTAATGCTTTTCATAGTGTTGCAATGCAAAGAGTTGAAGGTTTGCTACCCCTTTCTTCTGGAAGTGGTCATGGTCAATGGATGCTAACCAGTGTATTTGGGACACACTTTAATAGTGATGGTGCAATAGAAATTAGAAGATTAAATTATAATAATAATACTATTCCAGGTATTACAGAGTTAATGCTAGAAGAAGATATTCCTACAGGCTCTAGTGTCTACAGTATCTATTTAGAAGGTGTTATTACATATGAAACAAACGATGCAACTATACATAGTACTGCGTCAGTAGATAGTTAAACTTAAAAATTATAAAACAATGAATATATTTCAAGACTTAGCAAGCATGTTTAACAAGAATCAATTTGTTATAGGCGGTGTGCCTAAAGCAAAGGATTACATTCCTATTGGTATAGATAAGGGTAATAGACCTGGTACACCAGTACATAATCCAGAAGCCAAGCTAGTTACTGTTAGTAACTTGGCCAGTGCTGTAGCAAATGTTCTTGAGACAGCCTCAGATTTTAATAGACTTAGAGTATTAAATTCTTCAGAGGCACAATTTAACCCAGTAGAAAATACATCTTTAGTTACATTTGCGAAGAGAAGCAATGACAATGGATTATCAATAGCATTTAACGAGAAGGTTCAGTTCCACGGTTCTCAAGCGAGTGGCACAAACCAATACGGTAGAATGCTTGGATTAGAGATTGAAACTGCATACACTGGTGGATTCCCACAACTTGTTGCACAACAGGTTAAGAGTGAGTTCAAGGGAACTGGCAATGCCTACTTCGTTATAGGGCAGATCAATATTGCAGAGATGGATGGTGCTAATAATAAACAAGTAAATAGTGTATATGGTCACAGTAATCAAGTGAGACTCAAGGGATCAGGTACAGATACAACTGAGTTTGTTATTGCTCACCACAATACAATTGATGTAGACAATGCAACACAAGATATCAATAATATCTATTCAGGATACTATGAAATGGATATCAATGCAGGTGCTACAATAAATGATGCATACCAGATATACCTTAACTACAAGAAGTCATCAGAGACATTAGTAAATTATAAAGGTCTATATCATAAGTATGATGGATCTGCAACAGGAACTGCACAGTTTATACATAATGAAGCAGACTTGCCTCTAGATACTGCAGGAGCTGTTAATGCTAAAGAGTTTAATCTTAATGCACTTAACGCAGGCCCAGCAGCTAATGCTACAGGAACTCCTGGACAGATCAGAATAGATGCTGATTATATCTATGTATGTGTTTCAGATAACACTTGGAAAAGAGCCGCATTATCAACCTTTTAATTAAATAGACATGAACAATAGATTATCAAGAAAAGATGGAGAGCCAGCACCGGTACCTCCATTATGGGATTAGAGTAGTTAAATTTAAGGAATAACTATACTACTCTAAAGAAGAAGGGCCCTAACCGGCCCTTTTTTTATCTTCTTTATCATAGCTCATCACTGATGGTAAACCAGAGTAATGGCATATATCAGGATATTTCTCTTCTTCCTTCTGCTCTTTACGTATATCCCATACTAAACAACATGCATAAGTTATAAATATAAATGCCCCTATAATAAACATTATAACATTCACAACAAATATGCAGCTTCAGTTCCAGCATCTCCCGGCTGGATTTTATAATCTTTAGCTTTCTTTGTTATCTTTCTCTCAGCCTCTATTTCTTTTTGTAAGTTAGCTAAAGCTCTCCAGGCAACCTTGGCAGAGTGACGTTGTCCATCATCATCCAATTTACCTGCATCTATAAGGTGGCGAGCTAGTGCATCAAGTTCATCTGTGCTCTTTGCTCTATCCCAATGCAAAGGTTTATCTGGATGGTGCTGTTGATTTCCAGCTAAGGAAACTTTAGCAACCTCCATTATTGCATCAGGAAAATACTTTAACACTCCTGTGTATACAGGGCGTTCCTTTCTTTGTTTTGCATCCATATTATTCCCATAAACTATCATGTGCAAGACTTCTATGATACTCCCATCTTTTGCGGGCGTCCATAATAGAGTCTTGTTTCTTATATATAATGGTATCATTATTATCTATATACCAATCTAACACCTCTGGATCTTTATCCGGGTTATATACATTTTGCTTACATCCTAAGAAGTGAAACAAAACCAACATATATAACAATGTCAATAGTATAAAATAAAGTCTTTCTTTCATAAATCATATTTTAAGAGTAAGATGGGCTGCTGGCTTAATTTAATCAATTATGTTCCAGTTGGTTGCAGCCCATTCAAACTCAAGTTTAATCATGCCATGAGTCAGAGAAAACTATATACCTTAACAATACATATATTAATAAGATACTAAAAGCAAACTTCCAGATCACCTTACTAAGTTCTCTACTCTGTTTTGGACAATGTCTACATCTACTGTATTAGGTACTTCTAACCAATCAGTATCATCTATCTTTGTTTCTGATACCTTAGTGTTAGGGTCATACATAGTAGTAACAACAGTTTTTGTCTCACTATTAATATTAGTACCATTTAGTTGTGCAGTAATGTAATCATGAAACTTCTGCATGTCTCTCAACCATGTACGTGGATGAGATTTTTTAAGTGCATGTGTTACATGATTATAAAATGACCAAGCCTTATCACTGCTACAATTGTAGTTATATGATGGCTTATTCATTTCTGCTTTGACAATACTCATTTGTGTATTATCTAGGATATCAAGATCACAATATAACATTCCAAGCATCTTAGCTTGCTCTTCTTTTGTAAGATTTGTATTTCTTAAGAAGTCTCTGTCATCAATAATCTTTCTAAATGTTAGCTCAGCTCTTTTTATTTGACTTGATATCTGCGCTGAGATATCTGCATCAGCTGAACCAGTGTGCTTACGTGCAAAGTTCATAAGATCTCCACTACATGTACCATTGTAGCATACCATAACGTATCCTCCAATAGAACATTGAAATCTAGTGGACTTATCATATGAGTTTGTCCAGGCAAACATCATTCCAAGTTCAGTCTCTGTGCTGACCTTTTCATCTGTAGTTGTAAGTGGACTAATATGATATATCCCCTGTGCTACATTGGCATTCATATTAGCTCTATACATCTCTTTTGTTACACTAAATCCGCTATCATTTAGCATCTTTAATGTTGTGTCTATTACCCTAGCATGGGGTATGACTGTATAGCTTTTACCATGTGTTGGTAAAGGTTGCGACTCAAGATATGTTCTTGTAGTCTCTGTTGGTTTTGTGTATCCCATAATATATAAACTTTAAAAGTGTAAATATAAGTAAATCATTTTGATATAGCAAGTTTTTCTTCCTCAATCCACTTGATAAATCCGTCTTCTTCTGCTATTTTCTTAGCATGTTTTTCTGACAGAGCCCAAACACCCATCCATTTTTTGTGAACATCAGGGTTTGGTGCACTCCACATTTTTTCATGTGGAATGTACCATACATTGAAGAACTTTTGCCCTTTAAATTTATTTTTCATAATTAAAATAATTCTAGTTGACTTGTAGAAACTTTAAGTATATTATTTATCTCTTGTTCTATTGCAGATATATAATATGCCTTATCAATATTATATGCTTCCCATTGTGGTTCTACTTTCATTTTATTGAATATAGTTTGTAACCACTTACCAGATTCTAATTGTATCTCTCTATGATCATTCTTATTGACTTTAATAATCTTGACACCAGTTTTGGAAATATAATATCTATTAATCTTTTGTAACTTATTCTCAATAAACTCTCCTCCATCAATAGTTCTAGAAACTTGTTGCCAATCACCTTTAGACTTACCACCTATGCAGTAATCTAAAATGTTTTTGTTTTGTTCTAAATAATCTTGAGGAAGCATATCATGAATAAAATAATAAAAGATAGCTTTTGGTATAATAAGTTTAGATTTGTTCTTATGTAACATTAAGTTATGGAAGTCAAACCTACCCTTGAGCTTTGTTGGAGCACAATAGAACTTATCTTTATCTACTTTGTATAGATAATGAGGATTCTTTTGCTTCAACGTTCTGAACTCTTCTATTGATACTTGTCTAAATTTGTTTAACCCTATGTAATTATTTACATCACCAAGTATTAACTTCTGATATTCATCATGCTCAAGTTGTAGATTTGTTATATCTTCCCATTCCTTACATACCTCTAGATACTTATCTTTCTGATCCCTAGGTATTCTAATCTCTATACCATCTGTATTCTGTAGTAATGATACTGAACCAGGTATAGCTTCCATAATCATTTCATACAGCATCATCAACGTTAGTTGACCGTTTACTGTAATCTTCATACAGAGCTCTGGATCATAGAAGAAACTATTCACATCATTACTCAAGCCAAATGTTGAGTTTAATATAATCTTATAAACATAGTTCATAGGATTACTTTTAGGTATCTTCTTTCTTTCTTTGAAGAACCATTCATACTGATCACAAAACATATCCGCAGGGAAATGTCCTGGTGACCATCTGTTCTTGATAACAAGATTTGGATAGAATGAAGTAACATCTGAAGACATTATAATATTATCTTCATCTGATTCATAAACTCCAGGTTGACGTGCACCATGTGCACCACCTAAACCAAAGTGTGTAGTTACACCTTTATAACTAACATTGTATTTAAATCCACGTCTTGAGTTAGATGGATCTAGCTCAACATGCTTAAATCTATCTAATAATACATTAAACTCTGGAGACTTAAAATTTATATAAGGCAGTATTATATCTTTGAACTTTATAGTTTCTCTATAAGTTCTCATTCTTTTTAATTCTGCCTTTGGTATATTTAAAAGGTTAGATAAGTAATAACCAAATAGTTCTTTACTTATCCTTGGTTCAGATGCACTAAACAAGTTGATACCATACTCCTTAGTCAATGCTTTACGTAAACTAACTAAAGACTTTGACCTATTAAATATTTCTTTTGTTGATTCAACATCATTAATACAATATTCAATTACAGTATCTATTTGTTCTTGTGTCTCAATTCTTGTCTCATGAGACAATGGCATGTCTAATATATTTTGCCAATCCATACTGTACTGAATCCACTTCAAGCTTGAACGCTTTGCTGGATTATCCCAGTGATGCATTTTAAATATATCTATCTGCCCAATAACCATCTTCCAAAGAGGATACTCTGAAAACTTTTTATTGTTTGCATCTGATATTGTCTTTTGTGCATACCTATAAATAGCCCTGGCTACCTCATCAGCTGTTCCTTCAGTCCAGTCCTGATAGTTATCTATAATATAATGAGTGACTTGTGCATCAAAGGCTAAGCCGTTGAATGATATGTGCCACTCTCTGTTATTTACATTTTGTTTTAGGAACTCTATGAATTTATCTCTGTCATCTCTAAGCTCATGTATTACAAATACTTTCTGCTCTTCTCCTTTGTAGTGTTTGAATACTGCCACAAAGCAATTAGACAAAGTCTCATAGTCCATTATCCAATGAGTCATATGCTAAATATTATTAGTTAAAAAAAGGGCCACAATGTAGCCCTTCATTTAAAATCAAAAAAACAAAAACAAAATTACAGTTCTGTGATGATCTTAGATACTTTAGTATCTTTGATTTCTACATCCGTGAACTGTTTATAATCAAACGTATCTGCATTAATTGCAAATATGTTTATGAAATTATCTATATCATTTTTCTCAGCAATATAGTATTCTGAATAAGTTTGTTGACTTACTCTTTGTTCTTTTACAGTTTTACCGGTTGTCTTATTAGGAACCTTAAGCCTCATTGGTTGACCTTCATCATTTAATCTTGGTACCATATGAAATGATTGTTTACTATTCACTCCAATACATGCTAAGATACCTGATGATGGATCAAACATGGCTTCAATATACGGAGCATCTTTGCTCACAGGAATTAAATTAAAACTCTTAGCTCCTCTAAAAGAAGAGTTAACAAGCATCATGTTTTTACCTATACTCATATTTGATTTTTATCCAAAGATAATGAATTTTTGAAATTATGCAAATCTATTTTCATAGGATATGAATAAAATAATGTTTCTTTTATCTCATCAGGCGGACTACAAACTTCATATACATCCTGTATAAGTTCAAGATCAACATCAAAGTAATTTGCATACAATTTATGTATCTCTTCTTCTGGTGTAAGAAAAGACTTCACATATGATGATATCCTACCTTGTCCTCCAAAGAACTCCAAGATAGCTATCTTACTGTTTATGCTAAATGCAGAATATCTTCCCTCAATAAATTTATCATAGTCATGCCTATAATCTTTCATGTCAAAGATTATAAGTTGTTCATCACCTAGATCATAGTGTTCCATTTGATTTTGTAATAACGGTAAATGGTCTAGCTGAAACTTAATAAATGCCTCATTACACTTAGTTTTGTATACACAAATAAATTTATAATCAAGATGGTCATAGATTTCATCCCAAAAACAATAAGTTTCTGATGGGACAAAGTCTATTCCCTTCTTTAATCTTAGTAAAGGATATAAAAATACTTTACTTTTTTGAAAATATTCTGTATATACACCTCTCATACTTATAAATTAACCCTTCTTACTAAGAATTCATAGGGTAAATTAAAGTTTTTGGTGTCAAAATGGTATTTTGCAGCCTCTAAAGCGTTAAATAAGTCATTCATCCAGCTTGACATAGACTCAATTGATACATTAAATATGTAAACTTGATCATAACTATCAATAACAATAAATCTAAATCTTATAGTATAATCTTTCTTGTCATCCGGTAGATTTTCAAAGACTAATTTACTATATATAGAAGATTGTAACCAGTAATTATAGTACTCTACAGTATCTTTGAAGTCAGTAATACTCTTTGATGTTGTCTTCAAATCATATATAGTTACTTCCTTTGTGTCATCATTAATTTCATAGAAGTCTATATAGCCATGTAAACCAAAGTTATAGTCCTTTAAATCACACTGTAGATATGCTTCTGCATGTGTAGTTATAGGATCTAATTCAAAGTCTGATTTCTTTTGAGCCAATGCTGTTTGAACTTCTTCATTACTATTTAGTAGCTCAACTCTTTCTTTGCATTTATTAAGAGTATCAAGATCTATAATGTTCTTAATATCATTCATAATAAATGCCCAGTAATCTGCATTGTCTGCAGTCCTGATCTTAGCTAACCTCTGCTCATCTTTCTTTAGTGACTGATACAGGTTAATCTCTTTAAGAGAATCTAATATAACAAAGTCTTCAACTTTCTCAAGCGTAACAGCATCTGTGTAGTTAGTCATATTATATAATACTTTCTTTACACTATCTGATGGTGTCTTACCTGGGACAATCTTAAACTTTTCATTAAGCTTGTCTGCTTCAAATAGAAGGCAGTGTATAACACTACCCTCTATAAGATGCTTGTCTAACCTAATCTCTTTTTCTTTCAGTATATAATCCTTATAAAATAAAGAAGGAGAGAATAACAATCTATTCAATGAAGAATAGCTGAAGTTAAAGTCCTTGCTAAAGAACTCCTCTTCTTTTTGTTTATCTACCATTTTATTTAAATAAGAATAAAAGTAATATTATAGCAAAGCATACAAGTAAACTATAGCCTGCAACCTTTTCAGTTTGCTCTACTCTATACTTACTTCTACCTTGTCTATATTTAAAATCATCTTCTGTCATAGTTACTTAATTTTTGTTGAAGTTTTTGAATTTGTAATTTTCTCTTGGAACTAAATGGTAAAGATTTTAATTTAAGTATTTCATCAATTATTTTATCTTGATCTTTACGTAAATATTCTTTACCATTCTCTCCAAAATGCCCCAGATCTCCCATAGTTAAAATGGTAAATCATCAAAGCCGTCAGGCTGAGTTAGTTCTTCTATAATCTCTTTTCCTGATTGCTTTTTAATAATACAGTTTTTATACTCCGGTGCAAGTTTAATATCCTCTATACTAACATTAAATACAGGATTCTTGTCCTTACCAAAACCATATCTAACTACTACTTCTTTATGTACAGTTTCTCTAATAGTTTTCCAAGCCCATTCTGTTAATGATTGCTCTTTAACTAATTCAGCCATAAGCTTTTCATAAACTTGTATCTGATAATAGTTTGTATTATGTGGAGTAATATCTTGTAAACGCTCTCTCAAAGCTTTTACATTTACTGTATTCCAGTTATTTGCATACCGTATATCATCATAGTTCATTGTCCACATAAATGCTACTTTATCTAGGCATTCCTCTACATTACAATTAGCAAGCATTTCTACAGCTAATGATACTGCATCATTATCTCCTGATTTTAACATCTGTGTTGTACTTACAACTTCATCCTCTGTAATTATATGTGAATCTTCATTACATATCTTGTTAATACACTTATCTAATACAAGACGGTTCTTTGTAAGTTCTCTGAATTGATTTACGTTTTCATTCTCAAGTATTACAGAATAATTACCAGGATAATTATTATCCTCAATAAACTTTCTAGATGCTTTATTCCAATCATCATAGAATATATTTATTTCATCAGATGAATTATAACTATATCCAGTTTTAATTGCAACATGACAAGTGTCACCTAGCTTATTATAAAGAGATTCAATGTTATCAATAAAAGAATCACTATATATAAACTTATCACTATGCTTTTTTAGTGTTTCTATAAATAGATTTAAATAATCTTTTGTATAGTAATTATCCCAAGTTTCCGTTAGAAGACTTGCAACTAGTTTATTAGATACAATACTGTAATTAGCTTTCTTCTGATCTCTAACAACTCTTACATTATATTTATCTTTTAATGTATCTAGTTTTACCCTAGGTAATGATAACTTAGGATATCTATATAATGTAGCACCATCTATTTCAATCATATCTGGTTCAGTTGCAATATCTAATTTTACTAGGTTTGCTACTGGTTCATTCCAACCAGTTTTTGCACCTACAAAATATCCAACATTGTCAACCTTACCTTCAAGCTTTTCTTTAGATGAGTCACTACTTATGGTTAATCTATATGCTCTATTCATTTTTTTCTAATTTTAAATATTCACGATACTCAGGTTTTACTGCAACCTTAAAGACATACAAATCTCTATTAGAAATTCTTATCTCTTTTCTTACTATAGGCTCCAAGTATCTGAATGCTCTTGAAGTTAATAAATTATTTTCTTTTAGCCAAACAATCATCATCTCTGCAGTATAGTCTGTATAATCTTCAATACCTGAGTTATGATACCAATACTTTAGATCTTTATCTCTTCTAGCATAGTATATTTCATTACCACATTCTTGAGAAAGTTTCCATAATAGATGACGATTAATATCTGGATCTATTGTAGGAAGCATCTTGAATGCTAATGCTCTGTCATCTCCTCCTGCATTTATTTGTGATATTAGCATGTTAAGCATATCATGTGTTAGGGCTTGTCTTGTTGAAGATTCACCCATCACAGTTTCTACATCTATAACTGGAAAGTTCTGAGTACCTATCATATAAGATAATACTAGTGCAGCACCTGTAAAGTAATCCATTTCATATAAGCTATCACTATCCTCATCATCCCATGACCATGTTCCACCATACTCTGCTTCATCTTTCTCTTGTTGATATAACAAATACACATCATTTCCTTTGATATGGTATGCATGATAGTTCCAAAGACTTGCTAGCAACATTTTAGTATTTATGTTAGCACTGCTTTGATATTCTCCACTAATAGAATGATGAGTTATCACTGCATCAGCTTCATTTATATCAGTGGTAAGTTTTATACCATGCTCTTTCAAGTTCTCCTTCAATCTATCTTGGCTTACACCACAGTTTGGAAGAAGAAATACTTTTTTATATCCCTGACCAATCAACGTTTTCTGTGTTGGTTTAGTTAATATCTGTTGTATCTCTTCTCTTTTTGTAGGATCCTGTGCTAAATATACAGGTAGTAGAGTACCGTAGGCAGACACATAGTGTACTTTACTTGTGTCTGCCAAATTGTGGTAATCTAATACAGTTTTATCTACATGTGTAAAAATGTATTTACTCATAATTATTTCATTGTCATTTTAATAATTTCTGGTTTCATCATTAGCTTACTAAACTTCTGCTTGTTACCATTATAGATAGTCCTTACAATAAGATATTTTAAATCATTTGTAAAGTAATCTTTTGTACATAATGCTTCAAGCCTATCAGTAATCTTTTGACTCACTGTATTATCTTTAGAATATACAACCGCATAGTTTGCAAGTCTTGTAGCTAATGTAGATGCAATGTCAGCACGATATGCATCTCCATCACCAATACATCCTTTTAACTCACCAAGTATGTAATCTTGGTTATCATGAGTTAACAGATCCATTGGTGTTACAAGCTTATCTAACTTATTATTAATAAATGTAGTGAACATTGATGCAAATGCATCTCCTACACTACCTTCACCAATTAACTGTATCAAGGATAAGTTCTTTTCAAAAGACTCAAAGCTTGATATAGAATTAAAGAAGGTTGTTATAGACCTTGCATTTGTTTCTTGACTTACAAGCTCTGGATGCAATAACAAGAAGTTAATACATCTTGTATCTATATTTGCTTCTTCTGCCCATCTAGCCCAAACATTCACATCATACTTTAGATTTGCAGTAATATATCTAGTCTTCTGTGCTGCGTCAATACTATTAACCATATAGTCTCCATTGTCTGGATTTGCTGTCAATATAATATGCCAGTCTTCTGGTAATGTCCATGATATATACTGCTGTCTATCTACTAACTCCATCACTGCTTGTATGAATCTCATATCAGCACGGTTCCAGTCATCTAATAATAGTATACCACCTTTTTTCTTATCAGCAATCCACTCAGGTGCACAGTAAGACATTCTATTCTTACCGGTCATCTTGTATCCTTGCTTAAGATATTCTTGTACTGCAAGTTCATCTACCCAAGATCCTATCTTTTTTGTTACAGTATTAGTAGTATTAAGATTAGCAAGGCTAGCGCCACCAGCTCTTTGTGCTGCTGTTACCATCTGTAAGTCATCACTACTGCTCTTTACGGGTATTTGCTTCTCTGTATACATTTGGAACTGACGTACAGGAAAACCTACAAGGTCACCTATCTCTTCTATCTGTGATAGATTTAATTTAACAAAGTCAAGGTCATTCTCTTTTGCAAGTTCAATAACCGTTGAAGTCTTACCAATACCAGACTCACCAAGTATTTCTACTGAGACAGGATTCTTACCTTCTTTTCTTATATGTCTATTGTTTGTAATGATATGATTTACAAACCCTTTTAATTCATCAATATTTAAATTTACTTCTGCCATTTTAATTTTAATTTAATTGTATTTTTAATCCTGGTAACTCTTCATTGATACTACATTGACTGCTATGAACCCATAATGCATTCTTAGGACAGTTTTCTGGAGTATAAGCCTCACCATCTGTTAAATATATTAGTGCCGTATAAGCACGCTTTTTATTATAGTGATCAATAACTGGTTGGAAGTCTGTACCTCCTCTACCTTTTATTTCCCAATCTTTTTTTGGATTAAATTCTTCTATAGAATTAATCTGTGTGTCACACTGTACTACTGTAATCTTGTGACCCGTCTTATGCATATGGTTTATTTCATTCATAAACTCTTTCAACTCATCAGTTGATACTGAGCCAGATGTATCTACACCAACACATACATGATTCTTAGTTTTAATCTTCAAACCAGGGTTATCACTATATCTTTTATTATACTTACGTCTCAGCTTTTTTGTATACACTACACTTGAGTTCCCAACAAATCTCTTGAGATATGCTCTCCAGTTAAATTTAGGTGGCTCTACATTAAGTAGCCTGCGTATCAGTTCAGCTAACTCACCAGGTATATTACCTCTTCTCTTTTCTGTTTGCTGTGCTACTTCTTTTATCTGATGCTCTATCTGTTTCTTAATCAGTTTCTTTTCTGACTCAGGTAGATTATCAAATTCATCCCATGTGCTGTGGCAATAACAAGACGTCCCATCCATTTGATCTAATAAGTTATCTAGAGATGGAGATGATCCGCTATCCTTTGCTTCAGATAACAAATCATAATAAGCTTTTGTACCTGCCTTAGTTGGTAATTTAAGTTCAGGAAAACTTTCCAATACTAAACCGCCTTCTGGTAGGCATCTGCTACTTATATATTGATTAATCTCTAAATCTGCAGCTATATTAAATAACTGTTTATCAGCATAAAGATCTCTAACAAGTAGATGTCCAAATGATATATGCAATATCTCATGTTTGAGTAGTCCTTTTCTTGTGTCATCAGTTAATGATCCAAAATATTCAGGATTGATAGTGAGCTGAACTCCAATACCGTTTTGCATAACACCAGCTGTTGGTATGTCTTTTCTATAGGTTTTATTTAAACCAACAATAAAGAGCCCGTAAAAGGGCTCCTCAAGTATTAATGTTTTAGTTGCTTTTGATAATTGGTCTTTTACCATTTTAATTGTACTTTAATATTATCTATGAAATCAAACGTGTTAATATCTGTTATACTATTATTTATATTAGTACTCAAGAGGTAAGTAAACACTTCCTGTACCTCTAACTTTCTCTTCTTACATTCATGGTATAATGCTTTGTAAGTAAACTTATCTGGGTTAGGCCAGTCAACAGTTGGGAACTCTTTAATAAAGTCCTTGCGTCTTGATCCGGTTAACTCTTTAGCAAACAATAGCTTATATATAGAATCAACTTCTAGGTTATGTATATTAGATACTGCTATCTCAAAGTCTGCAGTATCACCTTTTAATTGTTTAAGTGTATTTATAAAATTATCTAAGTTCATTAATCATTTATTTTTAAAGCTTTCATCATCCAAGAGGGTCTTTGGTTTGCTATAATACAAGTCATCCATTCTTTTGCAGATGGTATGTAATTGTTACAATCCTCTTTTACATGTTGTTCTCCAACATATCTTGTATATACTGTTTTACCATCTGAATTTGTAAAACTTTTGCCAAATATTTTTTCAGCTTCAAATATCCCTTCAGAGTGATGACGGAACATTCTATGATTAGAATGACCTAACCATTTTTTAGTTTCATCAAACCAATCATGTATAGCTTGATAGTCACTAATCTTTCCGCCCCACTTCCTACAAGAACTCTTGCTGTGTAGTAATGGGTGTGCCATATTATAATTTTGAATTAGCCAAGCATTAGCTTGGGAGAAATATAATTAGGATTTAAAAGAGGGTTCTAGTGGTCATATGTTCCACCTAGTTGTCCCATTCTAACATGTATAAGTCTCTGTGGAAGAACCTTATCATTATAGATTGTTTCTCCTATGGAAGAATACTCTTCTGTTGTCCTTTGATGGTAATCTAAATTCCATTTACCTGTTGTAACATCTATATGCATAGTACCATAGCCACCTTCATTATTAACCCAGTCACCATGTTTACAAGCATGATCATCTACAAATTCATAGAATAAATCTCTTATTTGATTATCAAATTCTTGTGGATTATCTGCTTGGTATGCATCAGACCATGAACTGTTACCATTCATATCTGTAAATTCTATATCATCTATGTCACCACTATCACCAGATCCTGAGAAATTAATGCTTATTTGCTTTACTCCTCTGTCTTTTAGTGCTAGTAGTAGAGACGCTTTTATTATTTTTTCTTGTTCTTTGTCTACTTGCTGGTATAACATTTTCTTCTTCTTTTAAAATTTCTATAAATACACCTGGATTTACTTTATCATATCTATATTCAGGGAATACAGGTATCATATGATGCATATCATCATCTTCAATCCATCCGTGCTTTACCATGTCATCCTGTATTGTTTGTGCAGGATTTATATAGTCAAATTTGTGTCTGGTACCTCTAATAAAAGTGAATGCTATTCTAACAGGTAGTTTATGATTCTCAAGTTCCTTTGCAAATAAAGGCCCATAAGATTCAAAATACTGTTTTGTTTTCTTCCTGTAATTCATTACAGTCTTACTTGCTATAAAGTATTTACCTGTCCATCTTCTTCCATTTTTACTACTTGGTACATTACCGGGTATAAACCATTTCATATTTATTGTTTTAATGTATGTATCAAAAGTTTTCTAAGGGAAGCATTTATTGTTTGAGCAGTGTATTGCTTTACAGCATCTGAAATATCTTTACATTTATTCAGTGTGCAGCCATCTAGGTTATACATCTCTTTATATTTCTGTATAGCTTTCTTGCCTGCATCATCATTATCAAACAATGTTATTACTTTCTTATACTTTTTCTTTAAATTTTCAACAATATAAGGTTTTATTATGGTATTTTCACTGTCTGGTGCAATAACTTCAAGTTTGTAGCCGAAGCTCTTGAGGCACATTGCATCCTTGAGTGAAGAACAAATGACTAAATAAGGCTGAGAGAAGTCTAGTTGATCATACCCTTGTAGATATGATTTAACTTTGTGAAACTTATGCTTCTTAGATAGTGGTTGATATATCTTATAGACATTACCTTCTTTATCAAAGTAACCGTACATATATCTTCCTTCTATTTTAAGAGACTTAACTTCACCATCCTCTTCCTTAACCATATTATAGTATTCTATAGGTCTAACATTATACTTACCTAGTAGACTACTACCAATATTATATGCTAACCAGTATTGTGCATCATGATCTGACCATGTTCTTTCTTTAACAAAGTCTATTTCCCATTTTGCAGCTACTTTAAACTTAGTATTATTAAAGTCATCTGTTTTAGCATACTTATTATAATCCTCAACTATCTTACTTACAGCCTGAGAATATTCTAAATCAAACAAATCTTTGACAAGATCTATTTTACTACCGTACTTACCAGTGGAAAAGTCTTTATACTTGTATTGCATTATGGACTTATCTACAAAGATACACATAGATGCAGTTCTCTCAGAAGGATTAAAGATAGATTTAATCTTTATGTCCTGACCCGTGAGTTTCTCTGGTAATTCTAAGTAATGTTGGAATACCCAGTAACTGGGTACATTTGATTCACTAGATACTAAATTCTTTGTATTAAACATCTTTGATTTTTTATTATAATAAATACCAGGCTGGGCCTTGGTCACGCAACTGTAGTTTGACTCCAATTAAGCTGCTGCTGCCACGTCTGGACTGACACCAGTAAGCACCTGGATTTATTACTATATATTATAAATCAAAGTCATCTCCAGCATTTACTGTTGTTGCTGGCTCAAAGTTTGTATTTGTAGTAGACCCCTCTTTCTTTTGAATTTTTCTTACATGATCTGTTTCATTAAATGTAAGAAGTCTAGAGTTCTCTTTGTCTAGTGCTTCTAATGGAACACCATCTTTTGACATACGTGGTAAGAACAAGTCAAGGTTTATATAACCATCTTTATTCTCCCATTCTCTACCACCAATACAAGCATTAAAGAACTCACTGTTAGAGAATAAATTATTACACTCTACCATAAAGTCTTCAATAGTTTTAGCTTCAATCTTATCAAGATCCTCTCTTTTATTTAATACTTCACTTAAGAAAATCATAGCCTTCAATACTTCATTATCTCTTTTGATTTCTATACCGCTTGGTAATGTAGTATCTTTATAAGGATATGGTGAGAATCTTACTCTACCTACTTGACCTGCATATCTTGGGCCATTAGGATTATTTACATCTTTTAGAAAACCTTGGAAGTCTGACTCCTCTGGTTTACCTTCTACATGTAATACAATATTATATGCATCTGGATCATATGGTGTAACGTCAAATGTAATTGAGTTAATCTTGATTACATTATTACCTGATCCCATCACTGGTTTAATTCTGCCACTACCGGCAGACATGTCTTTTGTACTTAACATACTCTTAAAATTTAATTAATTAATTATTATACTTATCTATGCATTCATTCACGTATGCAAGATCATTTGGTATGAATCCATCATCAAACATACCCATTGGAGATTTACATGTGTTCTCTCCATTGTTTTGAGTGTCAAAGCCATAGTGGTAAACACCCTTATCATCTTTAACTACTTTCCCAAATAGGACAATACTAAAGAGACCCTCTAAAGTTAATGCATTATCTATCATTTTACCAACAGTTTTTGCTTTAACTCTACGGTTACCATTAATATCAGTTGAATCTTCTGAGTGAGTCAAGAAGTATATAGTAAGATCATCTCTCATATCTTTAGGCATCTTTGCAATTTGTGCAAGGTTAGCCGCTATCTGAGTGAACTTATCATAGCCTTTCTCATTTGCTCTATCAAAGTATTCAAAAGAACTCATATATTGCCAGTCATCTACAACTAGTGTTTTGACATGTGGCATATTATCATTTACATGTTTCATTGCTTTGCCAATACCGGCAGCAGTAGAAACAGCTACAAGATTACCCTTTGGATTATCTTTATTCATTGTTGTATACTTGCTCTTCCAACCTTTAAAAGGTAAAGGTTTGTTAGCAATGTTGATTATAACAGTTGACTTTGGATCTAAGTTCCTCATACTAGTTGACTTACCAGTTCCTGAGTCAGCAATAATTAATACAGATTGTGCCATTTAATTCATCTTATTTAAAATGTGATACATAGTTTTATTTATAGCTTGTAAAGAAGCATTTATCTCTCCAAGCACATCCTTTACAGTAGGGTCTTTTTTATCATCAGGGTTTGCTAAATTAGCAAAGTCTTCTATAACTTTTGCTGCATTATCTGTGATATCTCTTACTACTACTAATTCACTGACAGGTATTAAGTGTCTCTGATATCCTGATTTGCTCTCTACAAGTTCATACTCTTGACGCCAATGTTTATTGTGCTTGTGTAGATACAGCGTTCTCTTTGGATCTTCAGATTCATAATCAATACTTACAAACTCAGTGTACACGTCCTTTTCTTTCTCTAATTCACTAGGAAAGAAGCTGACATGCAGTTCATCTTTACCTGGTGGCCTGTAAGCCATCTTCGGTATATATAGTGCATCAGCCAAATTGTTCTCCTCAAAATACTTTTCATGTGTTTTGTAGAGTTCTTTGACTTTAGCTTTCCTTTCTTCTGGTGACATATAACTTTTATTTTTAGTACTTATCATATAATTATTTTATATACGTGCAACTGACAGCTGGGGAGAAATATAAATAGGAACCCAAAAAGGTTCTTTATCTTCTCTCTTGCTGTTCAGGAGTTCTCATCTCTGCTATCTCCATTTGCTCAAACTTAGCTTTGAAGAAGCTCATACGTGCATCACCATTCCTTGCTTTAAGGAAATGTAATACCAACGTTCTATCATCCTCTATGATATACCTATCTGGTCCATAGTATCTGATCTTTTGTTTAGCTGGTCTGTTAATACCAATCAACGTATCAGCATGTTGTAACATTGCATCTGAGCCAAATATATCTGACTCTAATACATAGTTACCATACTTACCATCAACACTCCTATCAGGATTATCAATGTTTCTGTTAAGTTGTGATATAACAACAAACAAGCAAGGATACTCACGCTTTGTCTGTGTAAAGAACTCACCTAACTCAAATAGCATATCTAAGCTACTGTTTTGATAAGGTGCTCTCTTAACAAGCATAGTGTGGTCCAATGTTATAATAGTGTTAGTACCTTTATGCATATTCATATACATATCTACCTGCTCACGCATCTGGTTCACAGTCATAGGTTTACTAACAATATCTACAGGGTGCTTGACCCTTCCTTTAGCATATTCATGACATTTATTTAGAACATCTGTTTTTAGTTTGCTTCCTGCACTACATAATTCTTTATATGTTTTGCCTGTGATAGATGAGAACTCTCTGATTGCTGAGGTTCTACCTACCATCTCAAACTGAAACTCTAATACTCTAAAGTTGTCTGCTGGATTTAATATAAATGATTCTCTTACTATCTGATCTTTGATAAGTGTTTTACCTGAACCAGGTCTACCACCTATAACAGTAAGTGTATTCCATTCTAATCCATCAGTTGTAGCATCATTAAACTTAGGCCAAGGAGTATATATAGACTTTTCTTCTCCAGTCTGTCTACGGTACATGTACTTAAGTGCTTCATTAAAAGCAGCGTACTGTCCAACCCAAGCTTCTTTTGCTTTTGCCATTATACTACTTTTTCTTTAAAATGTTTATCTTCAGTATCAATACCTTCTTTTATTAAGTCACAGTAATCTGCAAGAGTAGAATGTTTTACCCTATGTTTATCCTGTTTACTAATGAAGTATTGACTGGTCATCATATATTGATAGTCCTTATCTCTAAACTCATTAACATACATTCTAGTAGCCTTAATTATCTCAGGCCATGTATAGTCATAAGTCTCAAAGAACCATCTAAATGAGCTACCTAATGCTTTTACATTCTGTCTAGCAGGTTTACCACTAGGTAGTTTTTTTGCTGGAAAGATTTCTCTGTACATATTTATCTTTTGTACAAAGTCTTTACCCATTAATTGAATATCTGTTTTCTTTTTTGCTTTCTTAAAATAGTTATCCAACTGAGTCATTATAGTCCTTGCCTTTTTGGTAATAGTATAATGCTCTTTATCTTCATTATATTCTATTAATCCTTTCTCTAGTAAGGTTTCTATACTGTGACCATAATGGGGTGTAACCTTCATATTAACTGCAAAGAGTGAAAGACACTCATTTGGAGTCATACCAGCCTTAGTAATAATCTGAAAAAATTCCCACATATGTTGGTTTTAGAGGTTATCAAATATACGAAATTGCTACCACTTAATCAAGTCTTTTCCTTGCCAAGTTAAGTATTCATTTATACGATTGAATACGTCTTGATGATCCCACGTTCCACCTTTACGATAGGCAGCACTAGCAGGGTGTGATACCTCTAGCTTTGTGCCAAATGGGAAATACGATAGCCATTCCTGAGCTTTCTTTCCTAAACCAACTACAATGATATCTGGCCTAAGATTGCTAATCTCTGTAAGAAGAGAGGACATGAATGGTTTCCACATATCATAATGAGAGCCAACATTATTAACTTCTACAGTCATAGCTGTATTAAGTAACAATACGCCCTGGTCCGCCCATCTTCTTAAGTCTGGATCTGCATCTGGTGTGTCAAGTGCTTTAAATATATAGCGTAGAGAAGCTTCAGGCTTACCTTTCTTACTACAACTAAATGCAATACCGTCAGCAACATCAGGCTGAGGATAGGGGTCTTGCCCTATCATCACAACCTTCAGTTGATCAACCGGGCAATGTAGGAATGCATTATATGCATCACCATACCTTGGAGTAAATCTTACTCCTGATTCATTAGCTGACTTTAAAGCTTTTACGACATTGTAATGATCAGTGGAATCAAGCCACGGGTTTAATATAGGAGCCCAATCTGAGCTGCTTACCTTTTCTTTAATTTTACTAATTATATAAATTATATTTGGTTCATTCATAAATTTTAAATACTTTTGTTTTATGGCTAAATCAATGACTAAATTAAATCCTGGTGTAATTAAAGATGTTGTAGTGCATTCAGATTATATTGCTGCATTTCAATCTATAATGCTTTACTACGTTGACCAGGTATATCCAAAGTCTTCAGACTTAGCAGTTATACTGCAAAAGTTTAAAGGGATTATGGATGGCTCTATTGATATTAAAGATGCAAAACTAAAGTGGTATGAATATCATACTTGGATATTCTACTCTATGTTGCAAACTCTAAGCACAAAAGCTGCTGAACAAGGTATGTATCAAGATACAGAAGTACAGTATGACGAAGATGTACTTGGTAAACTTACTAAAGCTATTCTTGAAAGAGATACCGAAAGTCAAAAAGAGTTATATGCAAAGTTCTTTAATGATATAGAAACAAAGCTAGACGCAGAAGAAAAATCATCTTAACTGCATTCCATTAAAATCTCCCATTTCTACTAGTGCTTGTATAACTAAGTTAAGTTCATCTCTATCACATTCTGCAAAGCTTTTACAATACTCTTGTTTATCTCTGACAAAACATAATCCTGCTTTTCTTTTACACTGTAGTTTTACTTCTTCAAATGTATAACCTATATATTGAGCAAGTTCTCTGATCATAGCATGTACTCTAGCCAATTGAGCATTACTACCTTTATCAGTACTAACTCCTATAAATATATCTATTGGACTACCGTCAGGTATTTCTTTCAGGAAAGAATTAAATCTCGTCTCTTGAGCCTTATTAGGAAAGTCCAGCTTGCCCTCTTTTACAACAAGCCTAGCATGCATATTATTCTTCATGGTTTTCCTTTAATATTCTTTCATCAAGTTTCCATAGATCCAGTTCAGATTCTGCTAATTCTAAGAAAGGTAATATATCAACATCATGATAATTACCGTCTTTATCTTCAGCTAGACATCTAATCTCTTTAATTTCTACAGATGGTCCACTACCAGGATGACCTGGATCACCATTAGGATACGTATGTATCATAGGTTCACCTGGGTCATACTCATAGTGTACATCTAACCAAACTTTTTCTGTGAGTTCTAATGTATATATCATTTGAATCTTAGTATTTCTCCATCAACATAGACAAACTCTTGACCGCATGCTAAACATCTAGCTTCAGTCTCATTACGTTCCATTGTTGTATTGGAGCAGTTTAAACAAGTATCTTCATTCCATGGAATAAACTCCTCACAAGTTTGTTTTGCCATCTCTTGAATAAATGCATCATGTGATCCATTGTACTCTCGGTCTAGCATTTCCATGTAGATTTCTTTCATTCTTCCCATATTATTAAATTGGATTATAATATTTGATTTTATTATTGTCAAAGTCTTTTAGTGCTTTCTGTACCCAAGTCTCATCCTGTGTGCCTTTGTAACACAATATGTGACATACTGCTGACTCAGATGGATTAAGTCTTAATAATCTACCTATCCTTTGAGCTGTCTTTCTTTCATTACCATATGCGTGCATTATAATACCCTGCTTTAACCCAGGGATAGTTACACCTTCTGATAATTGTAAGACACAAGAAAGCTTATCTATTCTACCATCAGAGAATAACTGTAAGTTATCTTCTGATTGTGCATTCTTTGAGTGGTAACTGTGTCTACATACTCTATCAGCTTGAGTCATAGTATTTGCAAATACAATACATTTTGTTTTTACTTTCCTAAGTAGGTCCTTTACATAGGTTTCTTTTGTATTGTAATCCATCAAGGCTCTCATTCTCATTATAGATGCAAACTGCATCTGCTTTTGAGTCTGAGCTGCAATAACTCTTTGTACTACGTATGCATAATCTTTCTTCTCTGATGTATACCAGTATCCGCCATCTTTCTTTTTCTTCTTCAATGTTTTAAGATCAGAGAGCTCTAATTCATGCACAACAATCTGATAATTGTTTAATATATTTGAGTCAGTAGCATTATCAACAGAGAATGTATACTTAATAGGACAATACTTCTGTACCATTCTAGCTTTCTCACTACCTTTTCTTCTTGGCGGGGTACCTGTAAGACCAAGTATCTTGCCTTTATAGTTACTAAGAAATAGTTCATGGTTCTCTAATAAACTATGACACTCATCTAGATATACAATATCATATATACCAGGGTCTTGTTTATTTATAGAAAGATATGTACTGAATCTAATATGCTGTAGTAGATTTGTATCACCCATCTTAGTTAGCTCATCAGTCCATGATTTTTTAACTGAGTTCTTAGGTACTACTACAAGTACTAATATAAAGGGATCATAATTCTTTTTAAGATGCTCTATTGCAATACGTGTTTTACCAACACCCATTGATATCCCAAGACCACACCTTTTATGTTGCATTGTTACTTTTAATGCTTCTGCCTGTACAACCTCTCTGGTCATAGAAACAGTTTTATTATATACTTCCATAGTAAATAAGTGAATGTTAGTACGAATGACCATACTAATATTGCTAAATAATTAGGTTCTCTTTTCATAATCTTGATTCTGTATATCCAAATTGTTCTGCCGCACTTGGATTTTCTTCTATCCATGTATGACAATTTCTACAAACTGATAACCATGTAGTGGTATCTAAATGATACTTACCTCTACCTTTCATATGATGTATCTCTGTAGCCTTTACACTACATCTAGGAAGTCCTGCTTGACAAACAGGATGCTGATCCAAGAAGGCTTTACGTAAAACGCTGTAAGCCCTCTCAGTCTTTTGCATCTTAGAAGACATTTGTCTAATCTTCTTTCTAGGTTTGTTAAACTTTCTGTAATAGTCAGATTTAAAATTATCTTCTTGCTTAATTTTAAACCAACATATCTTACAGTACTTCCTGCCTTTGTCATTCTTCCATATAAACTGTTCAGTTTCACAAGAATAACACTTCTTTTTCTTTGCTTTCATGCAGCCTTTAATGTTAAAAAGGTCCTAGGTAGCAATCCTTTTTGCATAAACCTTAGTATTACATCTTCATATGTAATCCCTAAGTCTCTCAAAGACATTGTATTCTTAAAATCTTTAAGAGTTTCCTCTGGTGGAATAGATATAATATACTCTGCCATAGGTCCCGTAAATGTCTTTCTAAAATACGCATTTACTTTCTTATTACAAATTATTTGCTTCCATATATTTAGTTCATCCTGTGCTCTTTTCCATACTCTAATTATCCTTCTTTTCTTATCCCAATGTAACTTGGCTTTCTCCTCTGCACTATACATGTTTAAACCATGTAGTACACGTTTAAACAAAAAGTGTTGATATGGATTAAGTTTACGGTAGCTTAGGTTCTGTACTAAATTTTTAGGGTGTAGTTGGTATTCTGATAGTATACCATAATAGTTTAGTCTCTCTTCATGACGTTCTATTAATTCTTTATTTATATTATTCTTTATTAAGTTGATTTGTTCTGAGTTAAACATATTTGTTATTATAAGGGTTAAACATAAGTGATAAGTATAAATGTCGGGCTCCAAACCGTATGATCAAGCAGCTAAAAGCTGATTTTTACATTTATACAGAGAAGGATTTAGAGTTCAAATGACTCTACACCTTCTTCGTCAGCAACTTCTACTTCATCAGTAGATTCAGTTACAATTGCCTCTTCTTGCTCAACTTCTGCAATAGAATCTTCTAGATCTACTTGCTTAGTTGCTTTAACCTCATCCATTATTTTTGCTGAGGTTCCGTTAGCTTCTCTAATAGCATCACCATTTGCATGTGGAACTAATGTGTCACTAACATTTTCATCTTCAGAGTAGAAAGTTTTCCTATAAATAGGTTCACCATCTGATGTAGCACATATAATACCTGTTGTACCAGCCATTTTTAAGTCTATATCAGGGTTTTCTTCATTGAACGGAGTAGTTTGTTCAATAACGTAGATCTTTCCATTGATCTCTTTAGTATGCTGAAGACCTGTTTCTTCTAAGTCTTCTATTTTACCGTGAATCAGTGTTGATAACTGCTTCACATTCACAAAGTTGTTGGCTCCAATTATTCTTCTCTTCTGAGTTAATCTAATGAAACCATAATCAGGGTTTTTAGATGATTGACGAATTACATTACCTAATTCATCAGCATCAATTTTTACTGTTGACATAATTAAAATATTAAAAGGGTGAAAATTAAATATCAGATATCATCTGAGTGGAAGTAATCATCATTAAGTTTTTCTACTGTGTCTATTTCATCCAATCTTGGTTCATATTCTGAGTCAGCCTTAATATCTTCTAAGGCTTCCTTACGTGCCAAGGTTGTGTTTGCATATAGCCCGTAGAAAGGACTTGTTACTTCTTTTGTATATGCTGAGCTGATACCATTAAGATCATTTATCTCTTCATCTGACATTGATAGATACTGTTCTACCGAACATTCTATTATTCTGCCATTTGGGAGTTGTAGTATCATCTTATTACATCTGAGTCAATCAAAAGTAGTAAAAAATCTACAGTAATAATGATCTAAGATGGTATATTCTCAGCTTTTGGATTAAAAAGTTAGCATAATAATAGCTAACATAATATAATTTTTCTACCAATACGCTTGATAACACCTGCATCTTTCAGTTCTTTTATGTTTCTACTGATCTGACGCTGACTTTTATCAAGTATATCTGCTAGAGTTGATATAGATGGATAGCATTCACGTTTATCTCCACAATATATACACAATAATGCATATAATGCTTTAGATTGTGCTGAGACAGAGGGATTAGACATAACTTCCCAATCTACTATACCAAATCTTTTATAAATCTTCTCCACGTTCTACATGAAGTTGGAAATATGGTATGCTATCAGCAGGAATTACTTCACATGCAGTCCTATCAATCCTTTCTTTCTTATATATTAAGGTTTTGTCTTCATTATAAGTCATAAGCTCAATATCTAATCTTGTAGAGAATCTGTTTATATCATTACCATAGCTGTCTCTCTGTGGTACTCTACCAAAATAGTGGTTATTTACACATAAACCTAAGTCAATCATGACATCTATGTCTATATTGTCTGCAAACCACCCCGTTTTAGAGTGAAACATTACATAATCACCAGGTATAATAGGAACATACTGTTCTTTAAGTTGTAATAGCATGATCATCATTGCTATAGACTCTTTGTCCATAGTCTCCATGAGGAACTGTGCTATCATATTTCTATTGACACCTGCATTGAGCCCATCTTCAATGAGCCCAAGTGCTGTGTCATGTGGTATTGGTACATCTATCTGTCTCGCCATCTTTTCAAGTCATTTATGTGAAATGTATACTGAGGTGTAACCACGTGTGTCATGAATGATTTTAATTCATACCATACATAGCCTGTCTCAGGATTCATAAGTATATGGTTATCTTGTGCAGGCATAAAGCTCTGAGCCAGCATAAATAACTTATGACCAGTTTCCTGATCATATAGAACATCTACTACAGTAACTGCATGGCCTGGAAATCCTCCTACAACAAATACATCACCTGCCATTATATCCCATATAGGAACTGCTTCAAGGTTATACTCTGATATAGACCATGTATTAGCATATGTCCATACCAAATCCATCCATTTCCTAAATGTTTCACAATTATCTTCTCTTCCTGATGATCCAAGGTATTCCAAATAGTTATACTCTGTGCCATCAGCTCCATTGAATACTAATCTATCATAGAATTCTGGACCATTACTGTAATTATAAGATGCCCATAGATACATTGATGCATCTGCGCACTGATGTAAGTCCAAAGGACCTATGTCATAGTCAAATACTGCAGCAAATACATCATTACGGCCATTATATTTAACCTGTCCGTTATGATATCTTACAATATCTTCCTTCTTTAAAGGATGATCTATTAACCATTGAGAGAAACCATCATCTGATCTGAAGTATTTCTTTGCCTCTTTTGGTATTTTAAAGTGAGTTTTTATAGACTTATCACTAGTCTTTAAGGATACGTATTGTGCATGTGTCACATTTAGTGCAAGCATACACATAATTAATATTAAATTTTTCATGTTTACTGTTATTAAAAGTTGCTGAACTCCGCTTGGGAGAAAAATAAATAGGTAAAATAAAGGTGAATCAGGAAGCCGGTTAACTATTAATAAACTAAACTTATGAAAACTACTCATCATAATACGATAGACTTCCTTCATCACCTCTGGTTATCACTTACCTAACCAATGCTTAGCCTTAATACTAATGTTATTATAGTATATAATACTATGTTATTATTAGTTGGACACTGATGTCTTCTTATAGTTAAATTCTATGTATAAGAATGGAACTAATAAGGCAATACCACCTCCCTCAGTTAATCCTATTGATAGGCCAAACTGTGGGATCTTTTCTACTTTCACGTTAGGTAAGATTGTAATACCACCTAGCAATGCATATAATACAATTGCTGAGGCAATATTGTATGTAACTACAAGAACTCCTGTAATTACTACAGCTGTTTCACTTCCAGTAAAGGAAGCAATCATAAAAGCCAACGCTGCTATTGGCTGCATTACAACAAGGAACACCTTGACTAATGCTCTAAGAAACTTATTCATAATTTTATTTTTTAATTAGTTATTACATAGTCTCCATTGTTTATCAATAGTGTAATATCCTGTATAAACATTTGTTCACCAAGGTTATTGTTACAGTCTATTGATGTTGTATCTGCTTCTAAGTCATATAAAGTGTTACTAAATATAACATAGTCTGGGTCTGAATTTAGTCCTGGAGAACTCCAGAATATTTCACGCCATTGTGCATATGCTATTTGGTTTATGCCTACACAAAAGGCAATCCAACGGTTATATGCAAAGCATGATCTATCTTCATCCCATGCAAGATACATGTATTCCCAGTTTTCTGTACCATATTCTGAATCATACTGGCCTTTATTTATAACTTCAGTATATATAAATGCCTGATTTTCTGGGTTAAGAATAGGGTCATCATCTTTAGAGCACGAGGCTAATAAGATAATGGATAAGATATAAAGGGTCTTTTTCATAATATTATTCTATATACAAGTATAGACCTACTATAATTAAGTAGGCCATACCTGTGATTAAACTTAACATCTGACCATTCTTTGTTTCTTTGCATTCCAACACTTCTGTGACTTGTAGTATTTCTTTTTGCTTTTACACATTCCTCTTGAGGAACTACAAGATGATAGTATTGGACCAAAGATAAATATGGCCACGATAATATACATTAATTTTTTCATAATGCTAGGATTAAAGTGATTTGCAATATTGCGGGTACTTATATACTCTTCATATAAGAGAAAGACAATATACATATAAAGCCAACCCATAACTTGTAGTCTTATTGGTATTGTTGATCCACATTCCTCTAGTTATGGTGTTAGCTATGTATATATATACGGTCATTACTTTTATTTTAGGTGGTAATAAGTGGTATTTTGTGGGTATTTGGCCTCACATTTATTGTGCAACACACACAATTAATTTGTTTTTATGTTGCAAAATAGTTGCAAAAGCCAACGTTGGAACTAAAAAAGTAAAAAAGGGAACACTTGGTTCCCCTTTCTTTGTCTTACTACTGATTACACGCTATCACCTGTGCTTTTTGTAGTTGCTGACTTATATTAGTGTGCCCAATACAGGTTGTCAAACTCTTCTCCTGTTGATTGGTTCACTACTTTCTTTTCGGTTAGTTCTAATGATGCTATCTCATCACCTACCTTTAATTCAGCCTTTAAGGCCATACCGTCTTCAGGGCTTATAGCAGTAAATCCAAAGCGGACATTACCATTCCCTGCTTGTTGCCTCACCTCAAATTCTCTGCTACCAATTTTCTTGGTTACAGTTTGGACACCTGAGAGAGGTGCGTCCGAAGTGATAAGACCTTTGTTACTCTCAGTAATTTTAAAATAATACATAGTAAATAAATTTTAAGTTAAACAATTATTTTAGTGGCGGGTAGAGACCTGCCAAATTATAGTTGGGGAGCAAAACAATAGGACCTCTTGCCAATGCTAAATACACTACATTTTTTTTAGGTGGAAAAAAAATTTTGTATATTAAGTGTATAGACCTAACAATGGAACAAGAAGACTACGGATACGGGAAATCAGTTGAAGAGATGCAAAAAGAGGAGGAGATGCTTACTACAGCATTCAATAACTCTTATAACTATCTAACTAATAAAGTTACTATGGATTATGTATTGCATGCTAGTGAGAGTGAATTTGGGTTTGTATTGGCTCATAATACACATGTTGGGCCTACGAAAATGGAACTAGAGAATATGATCCTCCACTTTATAGAGACTGAAGAGTATGAAAAATGTGCAGTACTTAAGGGTATATTGAATAAAGAATATCCTGAGTCAATCAATGAATCATTAGAAGAGTGGCTATGACAGAAAATAGTATAAAGAAATTAGGATTTGAAAAATGCGTGATAGATCAAAATGATAGCGGTTTAGATCGTGATATATATTATTATACGTATAACGTAGGTAGCGTATGTTTTATATCTAATGATACTAGTGATGGAAAAGGTAAGAGTAACTGGGAAGTAGAAATACCTGGATCAGACGTAGTATTTAACACCGTAAAAGATCTTCAATGCGTAATAGAATGTCTAGAAAGAAACAGAGTATGAGTAAAGCATTACTAAAATTTGAGGTACATGAAAGTGGTGAAGGATCTAGTGACTTTAAGATTATAGAGATAGTTACTGATAGAACACCTGAGTGGACAATGTCACAATACCTAAGAAATAGAAGTAATACTACAATGAAACTGCTTTACTCAGTTCCTTTTGCTGAATCAGAACAAAAAAATAATGGATAAGTATATATACAGGGCTAAGTTAGTTAGAGTAGTGGACGGGGATACTTTTGATGCAATGATAGACCTGGGGTTTGATACGTGGATAAAACGTAGAATCAGACTGAAAGGCGTAGATACGTGGGAATCTAGAACTCGTGATAAAGCTGAAAAGAAAAAAGGGTTGGCCGCTAAGGCACGAACAAAAGAAATACTCTTAGACGTAAGCTGTGACTCTGGATTATGTAGACTTAAATCATACGGAACGGGTAAATATGGACGTGTACTAGGAGAAGTATACGTAAAAGATATAGATGGAAATGAATTATGCTTGAATCAAGCCTTATTAGATGAGGGTCATGCTTATGTATATGATGGAGGCAAGAAACAAGTGTTTAAGTCATGAAAAAATTTATATTAGTAATAATCTTTCTTATACCTTTCTTTTCATACACACAATTCTATAAAGAACGTGACAAGCAACTTCACTTTGCAGCTGGTAATATAGCAGGTGCAGCTGGATATGTATGGTCCTATAACAAACACCATGATAAAAAGAGAGCTATTATAACAGGTATATGCACAGCTTTTGCAGCTGGTGTAATGAAAGAACTATATGACAGCTCTATACAAGGTAATTATCTAGACTTTGAGGATCTTGCTGCTACAACATTAGGAGGAATCACAATAACAACCACTATTCCTTTATTTGAACCTAAGAAATCAAAAAGAAAAAAGAAAAGAAGACCTAGATCAAAAGGTAAGTGTGGTAGATAGTTTACTTTAAACTTTTATTATTTAAACTTTATTTATATATTTGTTATATATTGTTTAACTAAAACCAATGATATGGCAATAAATGAAAACTTAGTTCCTGATGAGGAACAACTAAGTCCTGAAGAAATAAAGGATAGAAGACAAGAGCTTACTAATTTCTATAAAGATGGAATTAAGCACTTAAAAGTACAAAAAGAGTATGAAACTCTTTTAACAGAGATAGAAGAGCAAAGAGCAAAAAGGATGCAAGCATCTATGTTTTTAGCTAATGCCTTTGCTAAAGAAGAAGCTAATAACCAAAACCAAGAAAATGAAAATAATAAAAAAGGGTGATTCAGGCCCAGAAGTTCATAGACTACAAACTGTTTTAAAATTACAACAAGATGGAGTTTTTGGACCAGCAACAGAAAAAGCAGTAATTAGATTTCAACTAGCATATGATTTAAAACCAGATGGTATAGTTGGACCAAGTACATGGGAACGCCTTATGATAGGTAGCACTTATCAAGAAGAAGCTATAGATGAAGATACAGATAATCAATCTATGATATGGCAGACTAATTATGATCAAACAGTACATAGATATTTTTTACCTAAAGGAGAATATCTTGAAGGACCTGTAGTAAATGAATATGCATTTTTACATCATACAGCAGGTAGACACAATCCATTTAAAGTAGTGGACCATTGGGGAAGAGATACAAGAGGTAGAGTAGCTACAGAATTTGTTCTAGGTGGTAAGTGTTCAAGCAGTGGTAAAGATGAGTATGATGGTGTGATGGTACAAGCATTTCCGGTTGGAGGATATGGATGGCATTTAGGTAAAACAGGTAGTGGTCACATGAATAGACATTCAACTGGTATTGAAATATGTGCATTTGGATATTTAAAAGATGGTAAAACTTATGTAAATACAACTGTTAGAGAAGATCAAATTTATACATTAAAAGAACCATTTAGAGGATATACACAATATCACTCTTACACAGATAAGCAAATGGAAGAAACTGAAAAGTGGATTAAATATATTGCTGAGAGAGATGGTATTGATGTAAGATTAGGTTTGAAACAGTGGATACAAAAGTATGGACCTGCAAAAGCATTTGATTTTCAAGAGGATGCTTACTATGGAAAAGTGAAAGGTTTACTTACACATACAAATGTTAGAAGGGATAAGACGGATTGTTATCCTGATGAAAGACTTATTGATATTATATTAAGTTTGTAAAATGGCTATAGTAAATAAAGTAGACTTTAAAAAGCAAGTGACAATAAACGAAACTATTGGTTATCAGATATTGTCATATTGTTTTTTTAATAATATACATATTAGCAGCACTGATCTTAAACTTTTAACAGAATTAGCAAAGCAAGCTGGTGTTGAATTAACAAAGTTTTGTGTGTATCTTACAGACACTAAGATATTTAAAAGCAATCAATCTGCTAGAAATGCAGTAACAAAGGCAGAAAAAAAGGGATTGATTGTTAAAAATGGAGTTAATAAGAAGACAGTAAACTTAAATACTGACATGAATGTCCAGGTTGAGGGTATTGTTTTGTTAGATTATAAAATACTAGGACGTGAGACCCAAAAGCCACAAGCAATTTAAAGAAGATATTGCAAAAGAGGTTGGGGTACACCCAAAAGTTGTAGATGATTTTATAACTTTTTATTATGCAAAAGTTAGAAAAGCTTTGTCTACACTAGAATATCCTAGAGTACTTGTTGATGGACTAGGTACATTTTTTATTAGAAAAGGTAAACTAGAGAATGCTATCAAAAGAAACAAAAGTATGTTAGGTAATCTAAAAAAGAGGACTTATAAAGGATATGAAAAGACTTATGCAATAAATCAAAAGCTTGAAGAAATGGAATCAGCTATAAGAATTATTGAAGATAACATAGAAAATAAAAAACAGTTTAAAAAGAAAAAGAATGCCAATAAGTAAATATTTAAATGCTCTAAAAAATATAGATGAGATATATGATGGTATCAAAAATGATCTTTTTAAAAAAGAGTATGTAGAAAAAATTGCTGAGTCTAGAATTAAAATATGTGAAACATGCAAGGAATATGATACAAAAGGTAGCAAATGTCTTGTTCCTGGCACACAACCATGTTGTACTTTGTGTGGATGTTCTATGCATTGGAAGTCAAGATCTATGGCATCAGAGTGTCCAGCAGGTAAATGGGAACAATTACTAACTCCTTTAGAAGAGGAAAAATTAATAAATAATGAAGATTAATTATATATACAAAGATGTTACAATCACGTATACTAGTAACCAACAAAATGGTATATGGTATACTACAATAAGTTAATAAGATGGCAATAATATTTAAAGAAGAAGGTCATGTCTATGAAAGCACAGATACTGATAAAATAAAGTGGACTAGTGTTACTTCATTCATAGGTATGTTCAAACCAAAGTTTGATGCAAAAGCACAAGCTAAAAAATCTTCTAAAAACAAACGTTCTAAGTGGTATGGTATGACTGAAAAAGAAATACTAGAAGCTTGGAAGAATGAAACAGATAGAGCTATTAAGCTTGGTAACTTTTATCATAATCAAAGAGAAGCTGATATGATAGAGTTTGACACTATAACTAGATATGGATGCACACTACCTATATTCAGACCAGAGTTTGATGATAAAGGTGGCAAGATTGCACCAGAACAAAAGTTAGATAGTGGTATTTATCCAGAGTTATTAGTATATTTAAAATCAGCAGGGCTATGTGGTCAGGCTGATTTAGTTGAGATTGTAAATGGGTATATTAATATTACAGATTACAAGACTAATAAAGAGATAAAAGAGAAAGGTTTTACTAACTGGGAGGGTATAACAAGTAAAATGTATAATCCTGTAAGTCATTTAGATGATTGTAATTTGAATCATTATAACTTACAATTGAGTATTTATGCGTATATTATTAAAAAGCACAACCCTAAACTTAGAGTTGGTAATCTTAAAATCCAACATGTAAAATTTAAACAAGTTGGTACAGATTCAAACGGGTATCCTATTAATGAACATGTAGATGGAGAACCGGTTATTGAAGATATAAAAATGTATAACCTGCCATATCTTAAGGATGAAGTAATTCAACTTATTAAATGGCTAAAACAAAATAAGTAATGCCTAAAACAACATTAATATTAGTAGTACCAAATTTAGATGGATCTCCAAGTAGTACTAAATCAAGATATAAGTTTACACCAGAATCACAAATTACTTTTCATAGTGAATTAATTAATGCTATTGCACCATATTTTAATCCTATATTAAAAGAATTTAGTAACACATATACCATAGTAAGCATTGCAGGTCATGAACCTTTTGTTGTAAAGGCATCTATGTCTGCACTGCAAGCTATAATGGAAAATAAACCTTATGCACCAGTATCTGACGGTTCAGGAGGTTCAACTTCTGGTGGTTCTGGTTTTAGTGGATCTGGTACTGGTGGAAGTGGAAGCACTGCTTATACTTCAACAACGCAACAAACATTTAATTCTGCATGTTTGGGTACGGCTAATCAAACATATTATCACAATGGAAGTGGTACTTTACCAGCAGCTGGTAATCAAGTATTTTCAGACTCAGCAAAAACTACATTATTAAATGATGGTTACTACGGTATTGATCCAACTGGAACAGCTCCACAAAAAATAATTAGAGTTTCTGCTGGTTATGTAGTTACAGGTTGGCCACTGGATTGTTTAGAGCATCAAATAGATTATCCAACTAATGACCCAATAGAATAATGTTAACACGTTGGGAAATTCATACAGGTCTTGTACCAGGAATAGTTTTTGGATACAGAGCATACAAAAATGATGATATATGTACTATAGAGCATGTATTTTACTTAGGTGTTATAGATATATGTTTAACTTTATACTATGATTGTTAGATTATTTGACATACAAAATGGAAAAGCAGTGCCTACTGAGCATTGCTATACACTAAAGTTTCTGAAAGATATTATGGAGACATATCCTGATACATACATGCAAGTGTATCAATATTTGTTTTATATGGCTTGCCCTAATCCTGATCTCAATCCTTTCTTTAATTTACCAGAGCATGAGAAAGAAGATATAATTATAGAAGAAATAGGATTAGAAGAATCTACTGAAGATTCTAAAATTAGGTATTCTTTAGAAATGTGTAATAAACTCTATGAAACACCTACCTATAGAGCTTATGTAGGTATTAAAAGCATGCTAGATAGACTTGCTAAGTATATGGAAACAACACAGATAGAGCATGGTAGAGATGGAAATATTAACTCAATGGTAAATGCAGCTGCTAAGTTTGAACAAATTAGACAGTCTTACAAAGGTGCATTTACTGATATGAAATCTGAGCAAGAAAGCTCTGTCCGTGGTGGTCAGGGACTTGCTTATGATCAAATGTAAACTTAAATTTAAATTATGAAAACCAAAGTAATCCCAGTAGGTAAGAGAGTTCTTATCAAAAAGAAAGATGCAGATGCATACTTTCCAGGCACTAAAATTTTAATACCAGAAAATCAAAGACAAGATGAACTAAAAGGCTATGTTATAGCAATAGGTAAAGAAGTTGATGAGGTTCAAGTAGGTGATCTAGTACAATACGCAGATTATGCACTGCCAACTAAAATGAAACACGAAGGAGAAGATCATTTGCTTATAGCAGCAGGTGATATATTTGCAGTTTTAGTAGATGAAAAATAGTGCATAATATCCCAACATATGATAATAGTCAATGGACAACAACAGAGTTTAGTTCTGATGAAGAACTAGCAAAGTTTATTTTATCAATATTTAAAGAGCCAGGTGAATATGAATTTGATGAGACATCTTTTATATTTAATTCTGAGGCACGTAGATTTAACAAAGATGGATTTTATTGTGGGTCACCATTTAGATCTAAAGACTTCATGGCATATTGGGATGATCAAAAAAATAAATGTAGAAAAGGTGTTATATATAAAGTTAAAGATAAGACATGGTACATAACTAGAGATTATTACATGTGGCTAAACTTTCTACCTATTTATGATAAAGAAGAAAAGAAGTATGGTTTTGCTAAAGTTAGAGATGCACAATATCATATGGCACTATATGAAATACTTGCTGAATTAAATAATAAGCATTGTGCAATATTAAAGAAACGTCAGATAGCTTCATCATATTTTCACATGGCTAAGATTCTTAATACCTATTGGTTTGAGGAAGGATCTGTATGTAAGATAGGTGCATCTTTAAAAGATTATATAAATGATAAAGGATCCTGGAAGTTTTTAGATGAATACAAAACATTTCTAAATGAGCACACTGCTTGGTATAGACCCTGCACACCAGAAAAAGTTTTATTATGGGAACAAAAGATAGAAGTTAGAGTAAATAACAGAAAAACAGCAAGAGGTCTAAAATCTAAGATACAAGGTGCATCATTTGAAAAGAATGCAACAACAGGTGTTGGTGGTCCTACTACATACTTCTTTCATGAAGAGGCTGGGATTGCACCTAAGATGATGGATACTTATGAATATCTTAGACCTGCAATGTCTTCAGGTATGATGACAACAGGTATGTTTATTGCAGCAGGATCAGTCGGAGACTTAGAACAATGTAATCCTCTAAAAGAGATGATACTTAATCCTACAGTCAATGATATATATGCTGTAGAAACTAATTTAATGGACGCTGACGGCACTTCTGGCCTAGCAGGTCTGTTTATACCAGAGCAGTGGTCAATGCCGCCTTACATTGATGATTTTGGAAACAGTAAAATAGATGAAGCTTTGGAATCAATTACTCTAGAGAGAAAAAAATGGAAGAATGAACTAACTCCAGAACAGTATCAGCTTAGGATATCACAGAAGCCTATGAATATTGCTGAGGCATTTGCTTATAGAAAACAATCTATATTTCCACAAGGTATACTACAAAAGCAAATGAGAAAAATTTTAGACAAAGATTACAGCTATGAACATATAGAACTAGAGAGAGAACAAGAAGGAATAGTTGCTAAAAGAAGTAACAGATTACCTATAAGCAAGTTTCCTGTAGATAAAAAGTCTAGCAATAAAGAAGGTGTATTAGTTGTATGGGAAAGACCAGTAAAAAATCCTGAGTTTGGTATGTACTATGCTTCTGTTGACCCTGTGTCAGAAGGTAAAACTACAACATCTGATTCTTTGTGTAGTATTTTTGTTTATAAGAATCCTGTTGAAATAAGAAGAGAAACTCCTGATGGTATAGAAACAATAATAGAAAAGGATAAGATAGTTGCTGCATGGTGTGGTAGATATGATGATATAAACAAAACACATGATCAATTAGAAAAAATAGTAGAATGGTATAAAGCTTGGACTGTAGTAGAGAATAACATATCATTATTTATTCAGCATATGATTGCTAGAAGGAAACAAAAGTTTCTAGTTCCTAAGCAGCAGATATTATTTTTAAAAGATCTTGGCTCAAATAGAACAGTATATCAAGAGTATGGTTGGAAGAATACAGGAACTCTTTTTAAGAATCACTTGATATCATATGCAATAGAATTTATTAGAGAGCAAATAGATGAAGAGACAGATATAAACGGATCTGTAATAAGTCAAACATTAGGCGTTGAACGTATACCTGATCCTATGCTTTTAAAAGAAATGTTAGCATACTATCCTGGATTGAACGTGGATAGACTAGTTGCATTCTCTGCATTAATAGCTTTTGCTAAGGTGCAACAATCTAACAGAGGATACCTTAAAAGGAGTGAATCAACATCAAAATCCTTGGATAATCAAGAAAATTTGTATAAATTAAAGTATAGTGCGTTTAGAAATATAGGACGCAATAAAGGCATAGGAAGAACCAAGAAAAGATCAGGATTTAAAAATATAAGATAGCATGAGAGTATTTAATGCAATGCAACTCAAGGCAGGAGCCAAGAAAGAAGGTGGACATGTATCCTCTTCCCTGACACAACCCATACAGTTTTTACCAGCTAAGAAGAAAGATGATGATTGGTCAGCATGGAACTTAGATTGGTTAGAATTACAGGGTATGGAGTTCTTACGTAGAAATGCCAGAAAGCTTTTAAAAAACTATAAACTTGCAAAAGGTATTATAGATAAAAAAGATTACATTGTTGAAGAAGACAATGATCACAAAGACTTAATGGATGTACTGACAAAAGAAGATGAGTCAGCATTAGAACTTAAATTTTATCCAATTATTCCAAATGTTATTAATGTTTTAAGCGGTGAGTTCTCAAAGAGATTCTCTAAAGTGCAATTCAGAGCTGTTGATGATACATCATACAATGAGATGTTAGAATCTAAAAGAGCATTAGTAGAGGAAAACTTACTAGCCGATGCATCAAAGAAACAATTACTTAAGATGCTTGAGATGGGATTAGATCCTGAATCAGATGAAGCTAAACAAATAATGGATCCTTCAAAAATCAAATCACTACCTGAGATAGAAGACTTTTTTAGCAAGAGCTACAGAAGTATGGTAGAAGAATGGGCTACTCACCAAATGAATGTAGATGTTGAAAGATTCAAGATACAAGAATTAGAGGAAAGAGCTTTCCGTGATATGTTAATTGCAGATAGAGAGTTCTGGCATTTTAGAATGATGGAAGATGATTATGATGTAGAGCTGTGGAATCCTGTATTAACATTCTATCAAAAATCTCCTGAGACAAGATATATATCTGATTCTAACTATTGTGGTAAGATGGATCTTATGACTGTTGCTGATGTAATAGATAAGTATGGCTACTTAATGAATGAGAAGCAACTTAAATCTTTAAACAAGATATACCCAGCTAGATCTAGTATGTATCAAGTTAACGGCTATCAGAATGATGGAGCATACTATGATGCTACCAGATCACATGCATGGAATACTAACAGTCCAAGTTTAGGATATAGAAGATATGTAAGTAATTGGTCAGATGATCCAGCCAGGGGCGGGGACATAGTAAGTGCTATTCTTAATGAGGGAGAGGATGTATTGCAATGGGGAGAAGGTGATTTAATGCGTGTAACCACTGTCTACTGGAAAACGCAAAGGATGGTTGGACATCTTACCTGTATAAAAGAAGATGGGCAAGTAATGCAAGAAATAGTAGATGAAACATTTAAGGTTACTATGAAACCTATGTATGATACATCACTAATCAAAAACAAATCAAAAGAAAATTTATTGTATGGTGAGCATGTAGACTACATCTGGATCAATGAAGTTTGGGGTGGTGTTAAAATAGGACCTAACTCACCAACAGGATGGCGTTCTGAGATGGGTAATAATGTAGATCCAATATATTTAGGGATAGATAGAAAAAAACCTGGTAGAATACCTTTTCAATTTAAAGGAGAAAAAACATTATATGGTTGTAAACTACCTGTAGAGGGTAGAGTGTTTTCAGATAGAAACACAAGGTCTACATCTTTAGTAGATTTGATGAAAGCTTATCAAGTTGGTTATAACATGGTAAATAATCAAATAGCAGATATATTAGTTGATGAGCTAGGAACAGTCATTATGTTTGATCAAAATGCCTTACCACGTCATGGTATGGGTGAAGACTGGGGAAAAAATAATTATGCTAAAGCGTATGTAGCAATGAAAGATTTTCAAATGTTACCGTTAGATACCTCAATTACTAACACAGAAAACGCAACTAACTTCAATCACTATCAAACTCTAAATATGGAGCAAACTAGTAGATTGATGTCAAGGATACAATTAGCAAATTATTTTAAGTCTCAAGCATTTGAGGCTATTGGAATCAACCCACAAAGACTTGGAGGTCCAGTAGCGCAGCAAACAGCTACTGGTGTTACTCAAGCACTACAGCAATCATACTCTCAAACTGAAACATACTTCATTAATCATTCAGATAATCTTATGCCAAGAGTACACAAAATGAGAACTGATTTAGCTCAGTATTATTACAGTAACACTCCAAGTTTAAGGTTGCAATATATTTCAACAGCAGCTGATAAAGTTAATTTTACTATCAATGGTACAGAACTATTGATGAGAGACTTTAATATTTTTGCTACAACTAGAACAAATCACAGACAAATTCTTGATCAACTAAAACAAATGGCTCTAACTAATAATACTACAGGGGCTAGTATATATGATCTTGGTAATATATTAAAAGCAGATTCTATTGCTGAAGTCACTGATATACTAAAAGATTCAGAAGCTAAGACACAGGCAATGAAGCAGCAAGAAATGCAACAGCAAAGAGAGATGCAACAAAAACAAATTGAATCTCAAGCTGAAGAGAATAAACTTAAGTTAGAATTCCAAGCAGGAGAAGCTGCAAAAGATAGACAAAAAGATATTACTGTTGCTGAAATTAGATCTGCAGGATACGGATCCATGGTAGATTTAGATAAAAATCAACAGTCAGATTACCAAGATGCACTAAAAGATATACAACAAACTTCACAATACAGAGAGCAGATGACTATGAAGCGTGAGCAGAATGCACAAAAAAATGCACAGGCTCAGGCTAAGTTACAAATAGACAGAGAAAAGCTTGCTACACAACGTGATATTGCTAATAAAAACCTACAGATAGCAAGAGAGAATAAGAACAAATATGATGAAAAAAGTTAACTTATAAAAAAGATTTTTAACGTTAGCTATATATTGCTAAAAATGTTATAAATAATCAAATATTATAAGTTTACATATGAATTATAATTCTTATATTGTATATGTACATAATATTATTAATTAATTTAAACCAACAATTATGGCAGATAATAAAACACAAGATACTACTGTAGAACAAGTAGATATCAATATTGATGAGTTATTTGCAGCAGCACCAGATGCTGATGCAATAGTAACACCAGAGACAAAACCAAAAAATATCTTTTCTAAAAGTGAAGGTGTAGATATGAGCTTCACAGAAAAGAAAGAAGAACCGAAGGCTGAAGAGCCTGCAGTTGAAGAACCTAAAGCAGAGGAACCTAAACAAGAAGAAGAAAAAGTTAAGGAGCCTGAAGCTAAAGAGGAAAAGAAAGAAGAGACTGCTACACTAGATGATGTTTTAGATTCTATAGATGAAGAACCTACAGAAGAAGAAACAAAGAAAAGAGGTAGAAAGAAAATAGAAGGTATAGCTGATGTATTTGAAAAGCTAATAAAATCTGACAAGATTGTACCTTTTGATGATGACAAACCTCTAGCTGAGTATTCAGCAAAAGACTGGGAAGAGTTGATTGATGCTAACTTGGAAGAAAAGGCAAACCAAGTTAGAAAAGAAACACCAGCAAAGTTCTTTGAAAGTTTGCCTGATGAATTAAAGATAGCTGCAAGATATGTATTTGACGGTGGTAAAGATCTTAAAGGTTTATTTCAGACATTAGCACAAGTAGAAGAAACATCTACTATTGATGTTAAATCTGAAAGAGGTCAAGAGAGAGTCATCCAAGAATACCTTTCTGCAACCGGATATGGTACAGCAGAAGAGATAGCAGAGGAAATAGAAGTCTGGAAAGATTTAGGAAAGCTAGAGCAACAAGCTCTTAAGTTTCAACCTAAACTTCAAAAGATGCAAGAAAAAGTTGTTGCTACAAAATTAAAAGAGCAAGATCTAAAGAAGAAACAACAAGAACAAGCATCTAAAGATTATATGGAAAATGTATATAATACATTAAAAGACGGAGCACTTAATGATATTAAGATAGATAAAAAGACTCAGTCAATGTTATATAATGGACTTGTACAACCTAATTATCCTTCTGTAAGTGGACGTAACACTAACCTGTTAGGACACTTACTTGAAAAGTATCAATTTGTTGAGCCTAATTATGCTCTTATATCTGAAGCCTTATGGTTATTACAAGACCCAGATGGTTACAAATCTAAGATTATGGAGAAGGGAGCTCAGAAAACAATTGAGAAAACAGTTAGAAAATTAAAGACTGAACAAGTAAATAGCGGTGGAAGTTCTTTAGGTGTAGAGCAAAAAGAAGACTCTACAGGTAAAAGGACATCTAGGAAAAAGCTTCCTAGACAGCAAAACATATTTAAAAGATTTTAAAAATTTTATATATATACTTTAAACATTAATTATTAACACTTAAAAACTATAATCAATTATGGCAACTCCAGTTTTAAACAATGGGATTTTCCTGAGAGATACAAGCTACAAAGCTAGTTCACATATTGATTCTTATCACTTGACAGCAATGCTGGGCTCTGCTGAGCCACAGGATTTAGGTCCAGTTGATTTATGGGCAATGACTCAAAAAGTTGAAATGCCTTTATATCAAATGGCTTCGTTTGGTGGAAAGAATACAATCCTTGTGGATAATGCTAGAGGTGAGTATAAATGGCAAACTCCCGTGGCACAAGATCTACCATTTATTGTGGCAGATATTGAGTCATCAAACTCAAGTAAAGGTATTGATGGAACTACCTTTAAAATTAAATTATCCAAGCGTTCTTTTGGACATGGTGATATTATCACTTATGACAAGTACAATGGATTAGAATTATACATTACTGCAAGTGATATTATTCCTGCTGGTGATGGTTTCATCTATGAAGTACAATTAGTCAATAACAATAGCAGTGCTGTATTAGACAACAAGTACTTAGCTTCAGGAACTAAATTCTTTAGAAAAGGTTCTGCAAGAGGTGAGTACGGTGAAAGATTCAGTGATATTGAAGCTGGCTCAGGGTTCAGAGAATTCTACAACTTTGTAGGAGGAGCTGAAGCTCACGTACATTATTCAATTTCTTCTAGAGCAGACTTAATGATCAAAGGAGGATTGAATGCAGACGGAACAGTTCCTGTAACTGAAATTTGGAGAAATTTTGGTGCAGGTGATAATATGTCTGTAAGTTCTATTGAAGAACTAGTAGCAAGCATGGGTAAAGCAGGTGCTAGAGATGCGTTTGAAAGCGGTCAATTATCAAGATCTTTCATTACAAATCTAGAAGCTGCACACCTAAGCAAGATTGCTAATGACATTGAAACTTACCTAATGTGGGGTAAAGGTGGTAGAATTAGACAAGATGGTCCAGATGATATTAGATTATCAGTTGGTCTATGGTCTCAGTTGGATAACTCATTCAAAAGAGTATACAACAAGTCATCATTTACTCTTGATATGTTCAAGTCTGAATTATACAACTTCTATCAAGGCAAAGTTGAATTCAAAGGCCCAGATCCACAAAGAGCACTTGTTGTACAAACAGGTATTGGTGGTATGCAATTGATCAACAAAGCTATTGCTGATGAAGTATATGGTTCTGGACTAGTACAAAATGCTTCTGATATTGGAGCAGTAACAGGATCTGGAATGGATCTAGACTTTGGTTTTGCTTACACAAGCTTTACTATTCCATTCTTAGCTAATGTTAAATTTGTATTGAACCCAGCTTTTGATAACTTACATACTAATGATGTTGAGAACCCATTAATTGACGGAAGACCGTTAAGTTCTTACAGCTTCATTATCTTTGATGTTACTGAAAGTGGAAATGATAATATTCACCTATTGAAGTTATCTTGGGATAATCAACTTAAGTGGTTCTACCAAAATGGTACTATGGACTACATGGGAAGAAACCAAGGATTTGCTTCTACTGGTAACTTTAATGGTTACAGAGTTTATATGACTCAAACCATGCCGGCTATCTGGGTGAAAGATCCAAGTAAAGTTCTAAAAATTGTAATGAGAAACCCAATTACAGGAGGATCATTCTAATATTAATCAATAAGACGGGGAGGGCACGTCCCTCCTCCCTTATTTAAATTTAAAAAGTTATGGCACTAGATAAATTCAAACAAGTTCAAGACGACAAAGTTTTAGATGCAAAAAACAAAGCTGAGCATGGTTTAGCTAAGTTTGCACATCTAAATAAAGTTGTTGACTTTGTAAATGTTAAAGCATATGCTGATAATGCTGCTGCCGTGGCCGCAGGACTAAAAGTTGGTGATTTATATCACACCGCTGGTGACGTTAAAGTAGTTACAGCATAACTCAAAAAACTTTTGCTGGGCTTAGCTCAGCATTAGATATTTTAAGATTGTACATAATTATGTACTTTTGAGTTGAATATTAATTTAAAAACCAATAATAATGAGTGATTATACAATAGTAGAAAAGTATCAGCAAACAAAGCAACAAAGCAGTATTGCTATACGCCCTTATTTTAATCCTAATAAAGCTAATATGGGATTAGAAAATTATGGAATGGCATTACATGATGGTGTCTACCATGAAGAGAACTTAGCATGTTTAGAACTAAATGGTGTTAAGAGATATGTAACTGGTCTTAATGAGTTTGCACCAGAAGTCAAAAGACTTGCTGTAGCAGAAAGAGAGCAGAAAGTAAAAGAAATAAGAAGTGTTGTTTCACAACTAGAAAAAGATCTAGCAGCTAATGTTGTAGATCCAGAAGATAAAGAGTTTTGGAACAAGCTTACTTTACTTAAACCAGACAATGATAAGTTTTGGTCAAGGATAAGTCTTAAATGTGGTAATGATCCTGTATTTTTAGATCCTTACAATGACCCTTATGATTTGATTAAGTTATATGCTATTAAGGCAGGTGGCTTTTCAATTGTTGCAAAATCTTTAAAAGAAGCAAAAAGCTCAGGTGATGCACCAAAATTTTATCTTGATACGGTTGAAGAAACTATTCAAACTAGAACTGAACACAGTAAGTTAAGAAATAGAGCTATTGTAGAATTACAAAAGCTATATGATAAAAATCCAACAAAACTAAGATACGTAGCAAAAGTAGTAGATGTAGAGAGTACACAGTATACTGCAAGCATTTCTAATGATGTAGTATATGAAAATATGGATCTTTATATAAATGCACAGGGTGCTGAAAGTAATAAGAAAAGAGCAACTGAAACATTTATTGAAGCAGCTAGATCTAGCATGGAGGATCTTAAAATTAGAGCATTAGTAAAAGATGCACTATATTATAAGTTTATCACTACTAAGTCTAGTGGTTGGATAGAGCCTTTAGATAGTGGCGTAAAATTAGGAAAGAGACCTAATGAGTGTGTTGCATTTTTAAAGAATCCAGAGAATGAAGAAGTACTAACTAGTTTGCTAGAAAAGGTAGAACCATACTGGAACGCTTAAAAATATAAACTATGACTAATGATTTACTACAAATTAAACTAAGACAGAGATTAAATAAACTGTCAAGCAATGACTTTGATAATCTTGAATGTTGGCAAATAATTGAGGCTTTTAACAAATCTCAGTTGCAATGGTGTAGAAGACAACTTCACGGTATGAATCAATACAAGGAAGGTGATGAAGGATCACAAAGACGTATAGATGATTTGAATATCTTATTAGTTGAACAGCAGTTATCTGGATCACAGAATGCAAGTTACTTTGAATCAAATGAATTACCAGATAACTATCTGGAATACAAGAGATTAAGTACACAAGCAAAAGGAGATTGTTGTAAAGATCCTTATTCTATGACAGTTTACTTAGTAGAGGAAGCTAATATAGATTTAATTTTAAGAGATCCTTTAAAAAAACCAGACTTTGAGTGGGCAGAAACAATAGCTACATTCATAGGAAATACAGTTAGAATATACAGAGACACTGATTTTTCTATAGTTAGACCAACTTTAACATACTACAGAAAACCAATAACTATACAAGTTGCCGGGTGTATAAATCCACAAGATGGATCAGATAGCACCGTTGATGTAGAGTGTGAGTTTAGAGATGATATAGTTGAACTAATTATAGATGAAGCAGCTAGCTTGATTGCAGGTGACATTGAAAACATGTTACAGATGCAAAGAGGCATGCAATCTGCTGAGCGTTCTAACTAAATATTTGTTTGTTATTAGAAAATTATTTTGTATATTATTTATGTATCTATGTGATACGTATATTTAATTTATTTATAAACTTTAAAAATTAGTAATTATGGCTTATTTTAATCACGCTTTTTGTAAAAGCTTTGTAGTGTCAGACGTAGTAACCACAGATGGTAATGCTACTTCTGCATTTGCGGCTGGACACATAGGATTAGTAGACAGTAGTGACTGGAAGTCTATTGCAACTGCAAATGGAACTTTAGGTGACAACGGTTTATTATACTTAGTTCAGGGCAATTATCTGACTAATGATTCACTAGGTAACAATCCAGGTCATGGAGGTTATTCAGAATCAAACAAGTCAAAAGGGATTAACCCAAAGTATATAACAGGTCTTTGGAAATCCGCTTGTGTTGACCCAGTAAAAGCAACTGCTTCTGTTAGTATAGGAAAAGATTGTTCTCCATGTGGTGAAACACAATATGTTAGAGTAGATATCAAAGGATCACCAGCTCTAAGATTCTTAAATAAAAACATATATGCTATTGGAGACAGTGGCTCAGTATGTTGTGTAGACGGACAGACTCATGTTGATCCAGGTGTAGCTCTTGCTACAATTGGAAAAATGTTATTAGCTGATCCAGTTGTAAAACCTTTTATTCAAGAAGCTACAGGTGGTGGTATTGTAATAACAACTGGCGGTTCTGCTGCAACGTATACTATTGCTCAGGCATTAGGTGAAGCAGGTTCTGGAAACTATACTGCAAGTACAGATCCAGTAGGTGATAACGTTAGTGCAGAGTTAAAAGTTGAAGCAGCATATGTAGAAACTAAATTTGGAAATCCATCATTTGATACTAGAGATTTCTATGGTAAAGAGCCTTTATCAGTAGAGTTATCTTTTGTTGATATGAAAGGAGATCCTTGTGACTCATGTGGAACTTCATCTAAGACTCCAGGTAAAATGCAGCAAACAAGTGGAGAATCAGTACTTAGAAAAGTATTGTTATCAGAAGCTTACGCTCAAAACCCATTTAGTCAAGGTGCAATTGACAGTGCAAGAATTAGAGAGATTGAAGGATCTGACAAAATTTTAGCAGCTGTTGACAGAAATGCATTATATAGAGGATTCTATATTCAGCACAGTGTACCAAGATTTAACAATCCAACAGGAACGTTTGATAATGATCAGTATTTATATGAGATTTATGTAAAATGTTCTGATGATGCGTTGATTGCTAAAATGGAAGCATTACTCAATAGAGTTGAAGCTTTAGCAAATGATGTGAAGAATATGGTTAAAGCATCTTCACCAGACGCTTAAGATAAAAATTAACTACATAGTGGTAATTTTAAGAAAGGCAGGACCTAAAAGTCCTGTCTTTTTTATTTTATATTGTATGATTAATTTTGTATATTATTACTGTAGTGTAGTTATTCCGGACTAAATACATATATATAATGGCAGAAAAACATATTTTAAGCTTAGAGATACCTACGGTTAGTAATTGTGAGGTTTTATGTGTCAAAGACACAAGTCAATATACTACAAAGTTAGAAGTAGATTGTTCAGAATTATTAATTACAATGCCAGGTTTTACTGCACCAGTACTTATCAAAGTAGATGAAAAATTTGATCTTTGTTTAAATGCTTGTGTATTAGCACTACAAAAAGTAGATTGTGGTAAAAAACGTACAAAACTTCCTGATGGTGTATATGTAGTTAGATACAGTGTGTCACCAAATGATAAAGTTTATGTAGAGTATAATCATTTAAGAATTACTAATCTCCTTACAACTTACTATCAAAAACTATGTGACATAGATGTAAAACCTTGTGAGCCAAGCAGTGAACGTGAAGACTTACTAAGGGAAATGAATTATATAAAAACTTTAATTGACGCAGCAGTTGCAGAAGTAGAGTATTGTTCTAATCCTAATAAAGGTATGGAACTATATAATTATGCAGAAAAACTATTAAATAAAATAATATGTTAGAAAGATGAACTGTAAAAATTGCAATAAACCAATATCTTGCGGATGTCAAAAGGCAGTAGCAAAAGACGGAAGCACAGTATGCAAAATGTGTTTAACAGAATATAATAACAAACTACAAAAACAAAATGTACTCTGAAGTTGAGATAATAGAAAAACAACAAAAGTTTGCACAACAGACTTATAAAAATTTCATGTCAAGAAGATTTGGAATCACACCTTGTTGTTTAACAGATTTAGAGTCAACTATAATTAAAAAAGAAATATGTGATTGGAATAGTAAATACAGGTCTCAAGAAGTATATCCTACTAATAAAGATGGTGAGTTTATCACACCTTTTGAAGTGGTATCAGTAAAAGATGAACCTTGTACAGATCCATTACCAACAGAAACCAACTGTATAGTTAATTTACAAACTATAGTTAATGCAGCTAATGATGCTGATACATTTGTCTTTAGCCAGAATACTCCATCCAATACTTGGGTGATAGTACATGGACTTGGAAAGTTTCCTTCTGTAACGGTTGTTGATTCAGCCAATAGTGTTGTAGTAGGTAACGTTGCTTATGATAGTCCTAATCAGGTAACTGTAACATTTGAAGCGTCATTTAGCGGTAAAGCTTATTTAAATTAAAATAAACAGTTATGGCAATAAAACACTTATCAAATATTAGTTTAGAACAAAATGAGTTACAAAATGCAGTAATTCATTCATTAGGTACCGCACCTACTTCTCCAGTAGAAGGACAGATATTCTATAACTCAGGTGCATCCAAAACAGTATTTGTATATACAAAAGCATCTGGTGCATATGACTCTACATTTTGGAAACCTTTAGCACCTGGTGATATTACAAGTATTACTACTTCTACACCTAACCAACTACAAATAACAAATGGTGGTGAGGGTGATACTGTGCTAGATATTATTACAGAAGCTGTTTCAACTAATAGTACAGGTTTAGCTACAACAGCACAAATTAAATCTTACGTAGATTCACAAGTAGACACAGTTGACACATTATCAGAAGTTTTAGCTAATGGTAATACAACGGGAGCAACTAACATAGTTGTACAGAAAAGTATACAATTACCAACGACAACTACAAATACTGGCACACCTACAGACCAAGGTGTGATATCATTCGGAGGAACTCATACAAATGGTAACAGAATTTTTAATGATAGTTCTGGAGGAACTTTAAGAATTCAAGGTAGTAGTAATCTAAATCTAGAAGCTTCCAACATAAGGATGCTTAATTCTAATGGAAACTTACTTAAGTTAGGAGACACTGGTGCTTTCTTATATTATCAAAATTCAGAAAAATTAGCAACTACAACTAGTGGTGTTACTATTACAGGTAGTTTAACATTAGACAGTGTAGCTATATCAGCAGTACAAACATCTGGTGAATCATTTGCAGACAATGATACAAGCTTAATGACATCAGCTGCTATTGATGATAGAATTAATGCAGCTATTACAGCAGAGGATTTAGATTTTGCTGGTGATAGTGGTTCAAGTTCTGTTGATTTAGATTCACAAGAATTGACTATTAGTGGTGATACAGGAATTACAACTACAGCAAGTGGTCAAACTTTAACTATTGATCTTGATGATACAGCTGTAACACCTAATTCATATGGTAGTTCTACTGCTATTCCTACATTTACTGTAGATCAGCAAGGTAGATTAACTGCTGCAGGAGAGCAATCAGTATCTACAACATTAGATATTGCAGCTGACTCAGGAACAGATAATGGTGTAGTTTTAGGGACGGATACACTTACAATATCTGGTACAGCAAATGAGATTGAGACAAGTGTATCAGGTGATACTATAACAGTAGGTATTCCAACTAATCCTATATTTACAGGTAACACTAAAGTAAATGCAGGACACTTTACAATTCAAGCTTCTAGTGGTAACAGTACACTTAGATTAGGTAATCAAACATCTGATACAGGTCAAATTTCTGCAGGTGAGAGTTTACAAATATTTATTGACGGTGATAATAATTCTACGTCAGAGCTATTTGAAATTAAAACAACACAATCAGGATCACCATCTACAGTATTTAGTGTTGATCAAGAAGGTGATACTTCTATAAGTGGTAATGTTGTTATAACAGGTGGTTTAACAGTAAATGGAGCAACAACTACAGTAAGCACTCAAAACTTAAATGTAGAAGACGCATTAATAGGTTTACAAAGTGAACTTACAGGAGCCAATAGTAATGATATAGGATTTATATTTGAAAGAGGCTCAACTGGCAACAATGGTGTATTTGTTTGGGATGAAAGTGAAGACAAGTTCCATTTAGGTACAACAACTGCTACGCCTGCTTCTACAGGCAGTTTAAGTATTACTAAAGGTAATCTAATAGCAGACCTTACTGGGAACGCAGATACGGCCTCTAAATGGGCTACAGCAAGAACTGTAACTTTTTCAGGTGGTGATGTATCCGGTAGTTTTAGTATTGACGGCAGTGCTAACGTTAGTAGTGTAGCACTTACTGTTTCTGGATTTGACAACTATCAAGGTTGGAATTTAAAAGTAAATGGATCTAGTACTACAGGCGGTGCATCTATAACATCTGGTGAGGCAGTTGATTTTAAAAATACAACAGGAGACGGTGGTATAACCGTAAGTAATCCTGCAACTAATGAAATACAGTTTACTGCGCTTGGTGCTACTACCACCAGAAAAGGTGCTATAGAAATAGCTACGCAAGCAGAAACAGAAACTGGTACAGATAATACAAGAGCAGTTACCCCTAAAACTTTAAAAGATGGTATATTATCAAAAAGATTTTTTAAAGATACTGTAGGTAATGGCTCAGATACAACTATTACGGTAACGCATAACTTTGATACTAAGTTTGTGTTGGTGCAATGTGCAGAAAATGAAGATAATGGTACAGACCCAGGTGAGACAGTATTGGTAGATACAGAAAGAGATACTGCTGACACTGTTAAATTACATTTTGCTACAGCACCAGCAACCAATTCCATTGACGTCATGATTGTTAATTGTAATATATAATTGTACATTTGTTTAATTTAAAAAGTAAGTAGGCATGAGTCTAAAATCCTTATCAGGACTAAAAATAGGAGACTACACGCTGCCAACTTCTGATGGAACTAATGGACAAGTTTTACAAACTGACGGTAGTGGTAATGTAACTTTCCAATCAGTATCTATAAGTGACAAGTTCACAAGCGGACTTTCTTTTGATACATCCACAGGAGTTTTAACAGCAACAGTTACTAATGGATCTAATGTAACAGAAGATCTAGATGGGAGATATGTGCTCCTAGGTGGAGATACTATGTCCGGTGATCTTACTATAACACATGCTGGTTCACCTAGCTTACACCTTATTGATACTACTAATGATGTAGATTTTAGGCTTAGAGCTGCTAATACTTATGTTACTTTTGAGGCTGATAGAGACGATGATGCTGCTAGTACTAGAATGCAGTTCAAAGTAGATAATATTGTACAATATGAAATATTACAAACTAGCACGCAAACATTTGTTAATACTACTAGTTTTATTAGAAAAGATGTAACTGGTAGTGGAGGATTTGGATTTAATATAACTACAAGAAAAGCAACTGGTAATACATACTCAGCTGGTGATGATGTAGGTAGAATAAACTTTAGAGGTAGAGATGATGTTGTAACTAGTGATATTTCAATGGTTTCTGTTATAGCAGAAGCTGATAGTACATTTACGTCTACAGATCAAAAAGCAAGACTTAAGTTTCAAGTATTTACTGGTACACAACTAGAAAATGTTTTAGAGTTAAAGTCTAATAGAAATGTTGAGATTAGTGGTGGAACTTTAATGCTAGGTGATGATGTAACTATATTTAGAGATGGTGCTAATATATTAAGAACAGATGACGCTTTACATGCTAACGGACATATACATGTTGGTGGTGTATCTGGAGGTGGATCTATATATAACAGAGCAGACACTACTAACAATATTACTTTTTCTTCATCAGGTGTTGCTATTTCTAAAGATACAGATATTACAGGTGACCTAACTGTAAATACATCATCAACAAATAGTGTAGGTAATGGTATTGTTTTAAATAGACCTGCAGCGGGAACTCACTATCATGCACTACACCTTTCTACAAATGGTACATGTAATTGGTCTGTTGGTCAGAATAGTAATGATAGCTTCCAAATATATGAAGAGGGTCTAAATTCAAAAACCAGATTTACAATAGCACAAGGCGGTAATGCAACTTTTTCAGGAACAATAACAGCTTCAAACTTTTCAGGTTCATCTTCTGGTACAAATACAGGTGATCAAGATTTAAGTGCTTACATAACACAAACAGATGCAGACGCTAGATATGTTTTAGAAACTGGAGGCTCTAGTAGTGCTATGACTGGTGACCTTCATTTAATATCAGGAGGACCTAAAATTATTCTACAAGACAACACAGATGATGATGATCAACAAATTATATTTAGAGATAACGGTGGATCTAATGAATATATAATAGGAACTTCAGACTTTACTAGCGGTGGAGGACAAGATGGATTTTATATAGGATCAACTACAAGTGATGGTGAAATAGGTCTTGTAACTGCTAATACAACTGCACTAACACTTGATACATCACAAAATGCAACATTTGCAGGTACTTTAACAGTTAATGGTGCTGATGCAATTACAATACCAGATTATATTCTTCATGCTGGTGATGATAGTAAGTTTGGTTTTCCTAGTAATGACAATTTCAAAGTAAGATTAGCTGGTAGTGATGTGTTTACTATGAATACCACTACAGCAACTTTTGATGGTGATCTAATTCTCAACGGAACAGCCCCAACATTAAGAATACAAGACTCAAGAAATTTAAACAATAATGATTGGGATAATGTTAGTTTAGGTAATATTGAATTTTATACTTCAGATACAACTAGTCCTGGTGCCAGAGTTTTAGCAGAAGTAGAAGCTTTTAGTAACGCAGCAGCAGCTTCAGGCCCTAATGCAGAACTTAGATTTAAAACTTCTCAAAACACTGATTCTTCACCACAAACTAGATTAACAATATCTCATGATGGTGCTGCAACGTTTGCAGGTGATGTAAGTACAGGTGGAGTAATGAATGTTGTGGGTGGTGATTTAAAATTAGATCTAGGCCGTAACATAAGATTTGGAAATCAATTAGCTATTATAAAAGAAAGTAATGGAGAGTTAAAATTTTATGGTGGTACAAACTCTACAGATGGTGGTTTTGAATTTTTTACCTGGGATGGTTCTGCTTATAATTCTTCTCTTACTTTAAAAAATGACAATAACGCAACTTTTGTAGGGTCAATTACAGCTGGTGGTGCTAGATCAATCTTTGCGGCTGATACAGTTGTTAATTCATATAGTGGTACTGCTGGAGTTGAGGTATATAAAAATGCTGGAGACTCAGTACTTTTAATTCATCAAGATGATGGTAACCATCAATCTAAATTACATTTTAGAACTGGTGGAAATGATACTATAATTAAAGTTCCAGATAGCACTTATGCTTTAAGAGTAGATAGTGAAACAACCACTGATGCATTTACATTATCTCTTGCTGGTAATGCAGGTTTTGCAGGATCAGTTACAGGAACTTCACTTGTTGCTCCTAATGTTTATGCTCAGAATCTTTATATAACATCTTCTGGTACTAGTGCTGTAAACAGAATTGATAATGATACATCAAGTCTTTACATAACATATGGTGGTACAAGCAACCGTGCTTTAGAAATTTCTAATAGTAATGGTAATGCAACTTTTGTAAATGATATAGAAACACCTGGTACAATAAATTTACCTGGAAACGGTAATACTGCTACAAGAGAAATATTAATTAATGCTCATGGAACAAGAGCTAAATTAATGAAAGAAGGTAATGCTGCTTATTGGCAGGTTGCTCAAGGTAGTAATCAATTTGAAATAACTGACGCTGCAAACGGTAACAGCACAAAAGGGAATGTTCTACTTAGAACAAACGGTCATGATGATTATGATAATAAATTAATACTAGTTCCTAATGGAGGTACTGTAGGTATAAATACACCTGTTCCATTTACAGCAAACGCAAATGCTAATGAGTTAGTTGTAGGTAGTGGTAGTGGTAATCAAGGTATAACAATATATTCTGGTGATAGTAATAGCGGTTCTATATATTTTGCTGATGATTTAGATGAAGAAGGAGCAGGAGATGGTCCAGCTGGAAATAGAGATGGTATAATTAGATATGAACATGCTTATGCTAGATTTAATATTAGAACAGGCGGTAATCAAGATTCTTTAATCTTAACTAATACCTCTGCAACTTTTAATGGTAATGTAGTTGTAGGTAATGCTTTATATGTTCCTAATGAAATTTATCATGCTGGTGATACTAATACTTCTATACGGTTTTCTGCTGAGGATCAATTTAGAATTGTTACAGGAGGTGGCAACAGACTACAAGTTCAAAATGATAAAATATTAGTTGGTGATGATGTCAACATGCAATATGATGGTATTAGTACTGGTAATAGTGGTACTGTTGTTTATGGTGGATTTTTAAATCCTGCATCTGAAGCTAACATGGTTCACATACCACATATTATAAATGACTTAGCTGGATTTAATAAATGGAGTAATGCTACAATAACTACAAGTGGTTTTTATCAAACAAGAAGTGGTAGTGCAGGTAGTTATACTTATAGTAATGAAGTTTCAAGCAGTACAGCCGGTTGGGCAAATGCTTTTGATGCACACTCAAGTACAGCAGGTAGTTGGTATTCAGACAATGGTTCTGATGGTGTATATACTCATGGTACAGATACACCAGGTGTAGTAGAACTACAATGGACTAATGAAGCTACATATTCATTATGGGCTGGTATTGTGTTTGGTTCAGGTAGTTTTACAGCAACATATGTAAAAATAGAAGCTTATAGAGGCGGTGCATGGCAAACACTATGTGAGATAACTAATAACACAGACCAAGTTATATTAAGACAAGTTGGTAGTAATTCTGGTACTGGTGCAGCAACTACTAGATTAAAATATACATTAGGTGGTTCTGTAAATAACAGTTACTTTAGAATTCATTCTCTGTATATGGCAAACTACAGAGCCGGTGATAATAACCTAAACAATACAAGTATAGATAGTACAAGAGGTGTTAACTTCCTAGAGAGATATAAAAATAACTATGCACATGGACATTTTTATCCTGGAGCTCACAACACTTATGATATAGGATCTTCTTCATACAAGTGGAAAAATATTATTGGTGTTAATCTTCATGGTGATTTAGTTGGTACTATACATTCATCTACTACAGCAAATACACAATCACAAGGTAATAACTCAACTAAAGTAGCTACAACAGCTTATGTAGATACAGCTGTATCAAACCTAGTTGACTCAGCACCTTCAACTTTAGACACATTAAATGAGTTAGCAGCAGCACTAGGTGATGATGCAAACTTTAGTACAACAGTTACAAACAGTATAGCAGGAAAAGTATCTAAGTCAGGTGATACTATGACTGGTAGTTTAACTATTGGTTCAGATGCATCTGGTCATGACTTTTTAGTATATGGTAGTGCTACTGGTGAAAAAATGCTTTGGGATACAAGTGAAAGTAGATTAGTAATTAATCATGATACTGATGATTTTGGTGTTGGGATATTTACAGTAGGTTCAGCACAAATGACTCAACCTCAACTTAAAGTTGGTAGAGATGCAAGTCAATACTGGGGAGTATACACTGATGATAGAAATGCACACTTAGTACATAGACAAGATGAGACTAGTGGTATTATGACTACTAGGTTTGATCAATGGGATAGCAACACATCTGATAATACTGGGCAATGGCAATGGAGATCTGGTGATGGCACTGGTGCTAGTATGACTAGTGCAGCTGTTTTATATCAAGATGGTGATTTTACTGTAAAAGGTGATTTGATGCCAATGACAGATGGTGGTGGATCTTTAGGTAAAGGTTCTGGTACTAACTTAAGATGGGGCGGTTTAGAATTACAAAGCGGAGCGGGTATACAGTGGCAAAATGGAGATGCTAGAATTATAGAAGGTTTAGTTAATAACTACAGTTTATCTTTCCAAACATATGATGGCTCTTCAATGTCTACAGCATTAAGACTAGATGGTGATAATACTGCAACTTTTGCAGGTAATGCAAGACTACCTAATTCTGGTAAGTTATTCTTATGGAATGATCATGACTCAAATTTTTTAAGGTATAATTTATGGCAAGCTTCTGCATCAGGAGGTATGACTATAAGAAATATAGCATCTGGTGGTGATATAATTTTCCAAACTAATAATTCTAACACAGCATTAACCATAGATTCTTCTCAAAACTCAACTTTTGCAGGTCACGCAATATTAAATAGTGGTAAATACTTAGAGTTTTCTGGTCAGGGTAAACTGATCAATATGGATGTTACTGCTTGGAGTAATGCATCAGAACATAACTTATTATATGCAGGTTGGGAAAGCAGTTTAGGAGATTATTTATCATTGAAAGTTCCAGGTAATGGTACAACTAATCATGGTAATTTAATTATAGGTGATAATGGCTTGTGGTTTGGTAGAATGAATACTACTGATAGTGCACAAGCAACTGATAGTAATACTAACCCACATAGTGGTAGTGGCTCAAATTATTTTAGAGTTAATACAGCTGGTCAATTACAAGTATCAGGTTCAGTAGTATCACCTATCTATTATGATACATCAGGAACAACATATTATTTAGATTTAGCTAACACTGGTACATCACTAAAAGTTGCAGGGGATGTGCGAGCTGGAAATATTGGTTTAGGATCAGACCCAACATCATTTGGTACTGGTGTACCAACTTTATTATTTAAAGGAACAAATTCAACAAATGGCCGTGCGGGTGCATTATATTTTAAAGAAAATGATGGAACTGATACGGCTGCATTATATGTAACAGATGGTGCTGATGGATATGGAACGGTTTTAACTGCTTATCAGGGTAGTATAAAATTAACAACAGGTAGTTTAACAGGCACAGTATTAACGCTTGATCAAAGTAACAATGCAACTTTTGCTGGTGCACTTTTACCAGCAAATAATGGAACACAAGCTTTTGGTGGTAGTAGTAATCGTTGGGATGTAGGTTATTTTAACAAAGTTAGAATTACAAATGTAGTTACAAATAAAATATTAAAGTTTGATGGAACAGATATAGATGATTCTATAATGACTGATGATGGGTCTAGTGTAACTGTTGCAGGTTCTGTAACCGCTACTTCATTTGTAAAATCAGGGGGTACATCATCACAGTTCTTAATGGCAGATGGATCTGTTAGTACAGGTGGTGGTACTGCTACAACTATAAATAATAATGCTGACAACAGGGTTATAACCGGTAGTGGAACAGCTGATACATTAGAAGCTGAAAGTGGTTTAACATTTGACGGTGATATATTAGAAATAACTGGATCAGGTACTACGACAAAAAGGATGAAAGTTTCACCAGGTACTGATTATGGTAGAGCTCATATTGGTAGAGCAACGTTAGGTAAATTAGGTTTTGATGATCATGCTGGTTTTTCACATGAAGATCATAACGGTCAAAATAGTTATGCTTTACTTCAAGACAATAACGGTAACACATATGTCAACACCCCTAATAACAAAACAGGTTATTTAAGAACAAACAATACAACAAGAGCTTATTGGAACGGTAACGGTTTTTATAGTAACAGATATTATGATAGTAATGACACAACTTATTACTTAGACCCAGCTTCAAATAGTATATTAAATCAAGTTTCATTTGGAGTGCCAGCACTAGGTAGTAATACTAAAGCTAGATTTTTTGCAATAGAAGGTAATGCAGATGCATCTGGCGAGGGTTCAAGTAGAATATTCTTTACAGAACATAATTCTACAGATGCTGCTAAATCTAAATATGGTATGTCTCTTGGTTATAGAGGTGGTAACACTAGTATAACTGGAACAGATGGTAATTCATGGACAGGTTTACAACTTATTAGTAATGGACAATGGGGTATGTGGGGTCATAATAATAGTGCTCAAGGTGCTCTTATTATGTACGGAGATAGAGCAGGTACTTTTATAAACTTTGATGCTAACGCTTTAAACAACACTGGTGATATTACTGGTAAATCTGTAGATGGGGATCATTCTAAATTATATAAATTTGGTGGCTTATTCTTGACTTGGGATAGTGATAGTTATGGAACTAACTTTAACCACAGTATTACATCTACAGACAACGGATCATACAGTGATAGTATTACTATTAACTCATATGATAAAGTTAGAATTAATATTGATAGTAATAACAATGATTCTGGTTCTACATTTAGTGTTGGTCAACATGGGACTGGAACTAGTGGAACTTTATTAACACTTGATGGTGATGGTCATCATACTGTAACAGGCTCTTCTAGAGCTCCAATATTTTATGATTCAAATGATACTAATTATTTTATAAATCCAGGCTCAGCAGACTCTGTTGTACACACAGGTTTTAAAATAAACGCACCTGATGAAGGTGGCGCACCAGCTATGACAGCAATACTAGACATGCATGGTTATGAAGGCCGTGGTGTTGGTATTAAAATGAAAGATAATGTTAATAGTGCTAGTGGATCAACTGATAGAGAGTGGTTTGTTGGTACTGGATATAATACTTCTGGTTTTAATATTGGTTACGCTTCTGATGGTTCTCAATCATCTTATGCTGCTCAAGCTAAACTTGCAATAACAACAGGTGGTGACA